AACCAAACTTCTCTGGGCATGGGCGCTGTTCATGCAGTTCCTGACCTTCATGATCGTGGACGACGTATGAACCAGCGGATGATCGAATTGTTTTTCGCACTCGCTCCCGATTCTGTTACCTTGTCGGTGACGGGATTGTTCCATGAGCGGTGACAACATCGTGCGAATCATATGTCCGAATTGTGGCGAACAACAAAAGGACATGGGGCGCAACGTATCATGTGTTAACTGTGGTGAGCAGATGCCGGAAATCGACCTTCCAGTGTCCCTTAGCAAGACCGTGGATCAGATCACGGTAGAGCAAGCACGGGAAAACTGTGGAACGTGGGGTGTTGAAGCTATCGAACTGTTGTTGGCCCGCATCAAAGAGTTGGAGTCGGCAGAATATGAGCGTGACCAACGGGTGAGACAGTTTGAACAAGATGCGCTCAAGTGGGCACGTCTATCGGATATCGAACGGGTGGCACGTCAGGCAGCAGAACATAAGCTGGCAGACGTAGAAACTCGTATAGTAGCGCCGATGTCCCGTGATGATGCATTGTCACTGGTGAACGAATTTCTAAAACATCATCTTGAAATCGTAGAACGTGCGTCGGTATTTTCTGATGGTCCGTATTTACGTTCTGATCGTCTGCGTGGTGCTGCATTGACGAAAATTCTAGACGCCATGACTGGTAAGAAACGGGAGCAATAATGGGCACGTTGACGGAACGGACCCCAAAAGAGTTTTATCGTGAGATTTGTGAACTGCGTGCGTGGTTCGGTAAGCGGCAGTTCTGGCAACTCAAACCAGAACAGCGGGAAGGTGCGATCCGAGCAATCACGTTGTCCTATCTCAACACGTCGCCTGATGATGAACATTCACAGGACGATCTGATGACCGCACTGGATTCGACGTTGCTGGAATATCAACGGCGTGAATTGTGGTCGCTCAAACTGAAGATTACTTCTCCGGAGCAATAATATGAGTGATGACACTCCGACCATCGAATTACAGGATCGCTATCAACTAGAGGCATCCGTCAAGCGTGATTCGGTGGTGCGGGAATTTTCAACCCCGATGCCAGATAACGTGCGACGGATACCGGATGTTGAAGAGATGGTGCAAGAAATCATCCGGCTGCGTAAAAAGAATATTCGTCTAGAACAGTTGCATGAACGGGCGATGGCATTTTATGACCATTTTGCCAAGCCGCCCATGTTACCACCGGCATGTTTTATGTGTGGCCTACAACTCCCGGTCGCCATTTCCCACGAAGCCCTGCCGTCTATCGTTATCTGCTATCAGTGCGTATCATTTCGCGGTAGTGAACAGTTGGTGGATAAACTTGGAGAACGACTCTATGAATTCGATTCCAAGCGTACAGTCGCTGGTCGGCAACTTCCCGATGTCCGCAGGATGGAATCCGATCAGTGGTATCGGGCGGTGGCACAGTTAATTCTCACTATCAGATAATCCTATCATGTTTAAACGGTTTGTAGTTCTCTGTTGTTTGCCGGTATTGGCGTCGGCACAGCAAGTCGAATTGGTTGTGCGGGATCGTCAGGATGCCCCACAGAACGATATCGCGGCACGGGTGGTCATTCCCCATGCCATGTTGGAAATTGGGACCGTACGCACGACCTCACGGGATCAGTGGGCCTATTTCACAACGGACACTCGTCTCGGCAAAGCATTTATTGGGGCAGAAGCATTTATTGCCCCGTCATCTAAGTATGTATCCCGACATTCATTAGGTGGTACGGTTGGATATGTGCCGTCTGATCAGTGGTCGGTAATGCAACGGGTGGTCTATTATTACAACCCCGATGCGTCCAAGCAGTGGCTATACACAACGACGGCAGAATATACGAGATCCTATGCCGTGCTGTCGGGAAGTGTGGGTGGCTTGACCGGAAGTGGTGTGGTCGGACAGGTGAAGGCATCGCTACTGGCCGGTAATTCCCACAAGATGATTCTCTACTGGTCAAACGACATGGAAGTACCGAATATGCCATGGTCGGTTTGGGTGGTCAGAGAGGCCGGTGCGATGGTGGAATTAAAACTCGCCCCATCATATACCTTGGTGTTGGGCCGTGCATTTTACGGAAAAGTCGGCACCACGGAATATACCTCGTTCACAATCGGCAATAAGATCCAGTTCTAATCGATCCGTTATATAAGAAAGCCCCTATATTGCTATAGGGGCTTTTTCTGTTTTTACCATCCGTACGGGTCGCCCTCGTTGGTAAGTGCCGCTTTCATATCGTGTACATTGGGATATTCCTTTGCCAACTCGGCCATCATCAAGCAGAAGATGATACGTGGCTCTGGTTTACCATGTTTGAAATAATATGACGTATCACCCCGTCGATCTTGCGCGATATGTTCCATGCGGTCTTCCATCTCACTTCGTACGTATCCATTGACGCCATACAATACGGTGACATCCGATGGAAGATACCGATATTGTAGTATGTCTAGTAAATCATAGCGTTGCAGATCATCTACCAACTCATGCAAATGATCCAGTTCGTTGCATAGACCGGTACGACCCCACTTACCCAATTCAATTTGTTGGGCAAGATGGAGCCATGCGTCCACTTCGGACATCTCTTCAACTCGCAGTGAGTTTGTCATATTCCGTATTGATGAAGGTGGTAATGAGATCGATGGAATCTACATCGGCGTGATCTGAAAAACAATCACAGACGCTGGTCGGACACACGGTCATCCCATTGACGCATGTGCGGGACTGCAACAAGATCGCATGTACCTTGGGATTGATTGCGTCAAGTTGTGCCGAGAGGGTGAGATACAAATGTTTGTAGTCGGGTTCGATTTCGGCGTCATCACTCCACACAAAGGTGACGGGGTTGAGCAGGAAATCCGGAATTTCGGCATCCATGGACATCAGCAGACTTTATACTTTGGTGGAAGGGTGATGGTGATCGGCGGCGTACTTGTTGTTGGTGCGTTGAGTAAAAAATAGATCAGTAAATCAGACATGGTTTTGGGTGATGTGGATGATAACGGCACTATGTAACGACCACACAAATTGTAGCGGTACAGCCACCGAAAAATTCAAGTTTCGTAAAGGTATTTGAACGTTTAGGGGGAGCGTCCCATATCTCACCGGGACTGATAAACTAGTTTTATATCGTATAAATACAACGAACTGGCGTCTCATCTACGGAAGTACTGGCATGGGGATCGCTTGATATAGTATTACTTTATTCGAAGATCGGTGTACACGCTCTATACGTGTATGGTTCTTTTGTAGTGCTACCCGCAATTTAAAATATGCGGGGTTGCTTTGTAATGCACAGTGGAAATCTGTGATACGGTGATGGCGTCTAATACTACCGATCCATTCTACGGTGTGTTGGTGTTTCATCTGATAAGGCTTTGATATACAAATGTTATCAAGGGTCGAAGTACTGGATCGTATATATCAACAAAATAATTCCATCCCCATCCGGGTGTGTATGCTAAGACGCATGTTTGATAGTGTCGATTAATTCTGAATACCAGTTCTTTAAACATAGAAACCGGCATCCCGAGATGTTTGAGGTCTACGCTGTGTTGTTTACGCATCTTTGACGATTGATGTCCAACATGCACCGGTTATCTGCCACAGTAACAACCCCCGTAAACTTCCCATACCGGTGTACAGATATCCGCCACGTTTATTTTTCGCGTCTAAGATGATTGCTACCGCTTTTGAATTCTGTACCGATGATCGTATAGGTACAAAGAGGATGCTGTAATTAGTTGATGTTTGTCTACGCATATCGATATTGCGTTTCAACAAATACTTGAATGGTTGACAGCCACATCGCCATACACGGACCACGAAAATACCGAGGGAACTTACGACCCCCATCAAACATCGGTATATTTCGTAGTGTGCGATCAGTACGTTTATCAAATCGGAGATCTTTTCCAAACACCGAGATGCCGGGAAGTCGATGTTGTCTACGCACGGGTCACCTAGATCTGTTGATATATTGCGTGTTTGATGCTGGTGTGACGGCTCCATGCATTGACCAACCGGATATCTGTAAATGGAAAGGTCCGATCATCAGATACGGATCGATACGATCTATTGAACGCAAACGGCACAACCAACCGATGTAGATTTTCGTGCGGTTTGACGATCTTCGTGAATAACGATTGGTTACGCATAGTTGGCACAGAAGGCCCGTGTGATCACCAGATGGTTTGCGGTGCTGTATGGAGATGAACGATATCCATGACTAAATAGTTCAGTGTCGTCCCCATACAACTGCACGACCAGCGGATCAAGAACGGAATACACGTCGATGAGTAGCGGGCGATAACTGTATGAATACGCACTACCACCATGCAATCGATTGGGTAGGACGATGGGTAGTACCGCCGATACGTTTGATCGTGCCCGCCATAATCCGGCACTGCGTTGTTTCCTCATTACTGAAACCTAACCGGCAGAAACATCATGTCAACAGACCCCTTGACATCTATTTTGAACCGTGTTACCTTGATTATGTTGATGTTCGCACAAGGCAATACGTGACCGAGACAACCCGTCCTATGGGGAACAAGGTACACTTATTCGCTTGCGGTGGTCTAAGTAGGCACTGGAAGGTAAGGCACAGGAGTGTATGGGAGACAAGCGGTCCCTATACATGACTGATATGGGTCGGTAAAAACTCGCTAGTAGGCGACCCATTTTAGGTAAAATCCTAATATAACGATGACGGACGGTAGGCCACCTTCCTGAGTTATATGGCCGAATAACTGAGCTAGTGTTGAAAGGCATGAGGCATAGCACCCTCATCGGATTGCCTTGTGCGGACATCTCTCCTTTTTGTAGATCGATGTGCATACAGAACTAATCGGGACACATGCCGAAAGGTAATCCGAGTCGATCTATGTTGGCGGTTGACGGTGACGGCAAAACAGTCGAGGAACCGTAGATGGATTTTCAAAGAGCAGGTTATCGTCGGATAGCAGGAATGTTGACAGGAGCGTAACGAACTCCCTTTGAAACTTTGTCGATGTTTTTGTCGTATCGTACCACTTGACAGTCGGTCGAAACGAGATTACGTTGCGGATGTGAGTTTCTTGCTCATCGTTCGTAACTCACACACCCATGAGCGATCTGGTGGTACGATTAGACATCGTTATCCTGTAAAATAACCGGTGTCACCCCCGATTTGACCATCATTTCGTCGCTTTTTTCGCAGTTCACACTACTTATACGCATAGCCCTTTCAGGAACTACCCATGTCGTCCACGTATCGTTACCCGCAACCACAACAGAATATTAGCTTTGCATGGTCACCGGCAAAGCATATTGTGTCGCGTGCGGATCGGTTTCATGGAGTGACGGGGGGAGGAATCGTTTAACAGATTCTTCCAAGGTGGTTGAAGGTTCCCCGTATATCGTAGGTCAGATGTACGGGTTTTTTGTTTTCGGAGTGTGGGCTAAAGGTTGGCCACTTCATTTGGGATGAAGGCATCAGGTGGGTTCGATTCCCACCACTCCGACTGTAGTTGATTTTCCGCGTATGGCCAAGTCCGGTTAAGGCATTCGGCTGATATCCGAAAAATTCGTAGGTTCAACTCCTACTGCGCGGACTGTAGTAAAGCTTTTTGACAATTTGCGAGGAAGGAATCAGCGGTGGGATTAACGAGGCGTCATATACACGCCTACAACCATATATCTTAATATATGGAGAGCCACCGTAGGTATCGGTTTGGGACGGCAAATAACATGTGTCCCTACTGACCTGTGGCCGTTCGGCGGTGTAGGGGTTAGAATCCCCGCCACGGGATGCTAATATATGATGTATGTAACCATAACCGTGTTGTGGTTACATGAAGGTAACATACGGTGAGTTCGTCTATCGGTAAGGATATTTCCCTGTCACGGAAAAGAGACGGGTTCGATTCCCGTACCCACCGCTTGAAAATATGACGATGATGCTAGCCAGAGGAGCTTATTGGAGGCGCATCCGAACACATCCATTTCATAGACTATCAGGTATGCATGTGCACGTGTATATACGTCTATGGCTATCGTCGTCAATTTTATTGCCATGAGCGACCGTCTAAAAGTATGATGTAAGTTTTCGCGACTTATATCTAGGTGGGCTACCGACTGTAACGCGTGCAGTTCGGGATGTAGGTTCGATCCCTACCATGGCAGCTTTTTACATGAAATGTGGTACGCTGATTATCGTTACCATCCCCGTTTGTAGGAAAACCAAGCAACTTGTCTATGGGGATGTGGTGTAGTGGTGCACACCTGATAACCTTGTTATTAGGAGGGGTGGGTTCGACTCCCGTCTCAAAGTTGCGATGGTTCATAAATTTGATCATCTTTCATGTAGTAAATCGGTGTAGGCTGGACGAGAACGCTCTTGTGGCGAAAGTCGGATCAGACGCGCCGGTAAACGATGCCGGTCGAATATCTGAATTTGCGGATGCACCGAAACATCTCACGATGCGTAGGGAAGCGCGTTTACAGGATATTCAAATTGTGGGTTCAAGTCCCACCAAGAGCATTGTTTGAAAAAGTTTCTCCATATGTATAGTAGGTTCGAAACATATGGAGAAAAATATGATACCTAGTTGGGTTGATGAATTACCAAATGCGGTAGCGCAAAGTATGTGTCGGAGTGATGTACTTAGGTATATCGGTCTACCGACACAGGGAAGTGGAAATCATCGGGTGGTTCAGCGATGGATAGATAAGTTGGGGTTGGATACCTCTCATTTTGATTATCGACGGGTATTGTCAATGCGGCAAACAGGAAAGGCATGTTCTACACTTACTATGGATATGGTATGTACGAAAAATAGCACATATTCAGGTAGAACCGTGAGACGATTGGTACGACATATAATTCCATATATATGTAGCAATTGTAATGTTGGAGATATCTACAACGAACTACCGTTATCACTGCAACTGGATCATATTAATGGGCAACACAATGATCACAGACTATGTAACTTACGGTGGTTGTGCCCAAATTGTCATTCGCAAACAGCTACATATGGATCTAGAAATCGTAAGTTAAAATCAGATTCTAAAAAAAGTAGATCGATTGGTGTTAAGCGTTCTATCCGTCACAAGGTTAATTGGCCGACCGATATAGAATCTTTACGTATCAGAGTGATTGAATTTGGATACGAACAAGTAGGAAGAACATTGGGTGTAAGTGGTGCAGCAGTAAAAAAACATCTTCGTGTTAGAGGTATTGTTTTATCTAAGTATAACAAAACTATAACATGAGTTTATATGCGGGTGAGGTACTATAGGTATGTACACGGCACTCCAAACGCCGCTAACTTGCAGGTTCGAACCCTGTCACCCGTGCTTTAAAACTAATATGGTCCGAACGACGGTTTGTTCTCTCTCTTGAAAAGAACCCAAACGGACTGTCACTCAATTTGACCATATTAGTTGTCTTTTATGCTACAAAATAGATCCGACAGACATCGTTATCTTGCCAAGAAAAATCTCGGTGTCAACCTCTTTGGTCATTTGTAGTAGTTACGGAAAGTTTGGGCATTGGCAAGCCCCGCAGTCTTGAAAACTGTCAACGTTCGAAAGGGCGTTTAGGAGTTCGACTCTCCTACTTTCCTCTGTATCGGGTACGGCGAAAGGAGTGCTGATTCATTCTTGCTTAGATGGGTTCGATTCCCTTCGTAGAATAAGCTTAATCAGAGGTGATGTCTCAATCCGGAAGGATGTCTGGTGACAAGAGCTAGCCGTACCCGTATATTTTGTTATTATGCTTCTCTGGTGTAGGCGGGTCTGCACGAAACCTTGAAACCGTTTAGGAATCCGTTCGACTCGGATGGGGAGCATTTTGCGGTACGTTCGAATTCCGTTATCTATTGGAAGAAAAATCGGAATTCACTTATTTGACCGCATTATGCGTATATCGGCAACGGATAGTCATACTCGCTTCGAACGAGTCTTAGTGTAGGTTCGACTCCTACTATGCGCACTGTTTATACGCCCATATCGGCAACTGAATAGTCACGCTCGCTTCTAACGAGACTTAGTGCAGGTTTGAATCCTGCTATGGGCACTTGAATGTTTATACACCGCCATAGCTCAACTGGATAGAGCGTCACACTACGGATGTGAAGGTTTTGGGGGTTCGAATCCCTCTGGCGGTATGAGCGAGGCGGCGCACGATTGGTTAGTCACCATGTGTTGCGCTGGAATGGATATGTAGACTGCATATCCTAGTGAGACGAGTGCTTGACCCACTACGATCTCCCTCGCGAATTGTTGGTTCATATTGTCTCGTAAAAAGGTGATCGTATAGGCGTACGAGTCGAGTCAACACCCAATATGAACCATGTATTATGGGAATGAGGCAGATACGGTTGGCTGCTCCGGTCTGTAAAACCGCGATGGATGAAAGAGGCCATGCAAGTTCGAATCTTGCCATTCCCACTTTATCTTTTTCGAACACTTTTATGGATTCTTTATTTACTAACGAGCGGTGCGCCAAGTGTCAAACATGGTGCGCACCCGAACAAGAGGAAATCAGTATTGATCGTGGTCCAAAACCAGTCGGGGATGGTCGTAAACTCTTAACGTTTATAGAGTGGCGATTTGTCTGTGAGCATTGTGGCTGGACATGGACCAACGAACATCATCGGCTGGCAAATCGCAAACAGTTTCACATGGCGATTCAACGAGTAGGATGGTAGGGTTGACAGGGTGAGATATTAGGTTAATATTCAGTATACCTTTCACCCAACGGACCATGGCCAAGCGCGTGTATACCAGAGTTGCGACCCATCTTGGTGAAGACGAGGCAGATATTATCGAATGCCAGTATCAACCGTGATGGGTGGTATCGAAGTTAAACCGGTGCACTTATGACAAAACCAAACAAAAAATACATCAACGAAGAAACGTCGTTGGATTATTATACTGATCTCAACGGCAGTTTGGAAATGATGCAGAAGCGAATAGCCGAGTGGATTGCACGATATGGACCGGATGCAATACTGGCTGTGGACATGAAATGGGATACACTGGTGACGAGCATTAAATATACGCGTCTGGAAACGGATGACGAGTATACGAAGCGGATCGACAGAGCGAAGAAAGCGAAATTGTCGAAAGAGGCATCACGCAAACGTTCACAGGCGCAACAACAGGCCGAAGAATTGAAGTTGTACAAGAAGTTGAAAAAGAAGTATGGATAAGATGTTAGCCTCTCAAGCATTTGGGTGATGCAGTAGCCTTTTAAGCTATTGAACGGATATCATGATTCCGGAGGGGCATATGTTGGACATACCATTTAACAAGGAGACATCCATGACGAGGTAAATACTCTAACATGGAGGGTGCAGGAATGGCCCATGGCGACAAGAAGTGGATCACGGATTATCGTGGTAAGATCAAGCGTTCGAATAACCGGACGAAATTGGACTACTGCGGCGATTTGAAGTGGTGGCATGAAAACGATAGCCTTGAAAAACCGACCGATAAGAATAAGGTGAAGTTGCGTCGGTGGCAGTCGTTGCAGAAGTATTGCCCGCAGTGTCAGCACGTCAAGAAACCGATTCGTGATGAAGTGCGGGAACGGACGGCACGATATGAACAGATCAAGGCTGATTATATTCGTCTGCATGCCGAACCGCAGGGTGAGTTTTTGTGGCATAAACCGTATGGATGGGACGGCTACAAATATGATTACGTCTACATCGATACGGCCACCGGTACGATTGTCAAAGAGCAGAAGACCAAAGTAAATTCGGTGTTCTTCTCGGACTTTCAGAAGACACATCCGTTGTATGATGGAACTCGCAGACCGTGGAATTATGACGTGCGGTCATATCTCTGCTACAAATGCGAGCGGAAGTATGAAATCAAGCGTGACATGATGTGGACGCGTCGGAATCATGGTGATAAGGCGCATTATCAGTGGTCGATTCGTCAGGATTATCGTGAATATCGTACGGAAGTGAAGCAGATTATGCGCCGTGCGAGACATGATGACGAGTTGTATGACCACATTCCGCGTCACAAGCGTGGGTGGTACGACTAAAGGTAGTATGGGTGGCTTGGATAGCACCCCAAACAGGTGCGTAGCTCAATGGTAGAGCATCTGGTTGTGGACCAGAGGACGACGGATCGTTACCGTCCCACCTGATGCAGTGAAGGACGGTTGTAGGTATACGGCACATCAGTCGAGGAACCTTCGTTTAGGGATGTAGCATAACCGGCAATGCAGCGGATTGTTGCTCCGTGTCGAAAGACTATGTAGGTTCGATCCCTACCGTCCCTGTTGGTGTGTGAAATCGGCCCGTAGTTAGACGGTACATTTGCATACGCGCTTATCCCTTGATGGCAAGTAACGAGCGTGGTAGATTGTAGTTGTCCACAAGAGGTTATCTCCATGTCTCGTACTCGCGGAGTTGAACGATGAAACAGCGCAAGAGTCCTGCGAAGTTGAAGGTGCATAAGCGCACCGCAGGGAAAGGTCTTTATGACGTTGCCGTACCTGCTGGCTGCCTCCGTCGTCTCGTGTCCGCTCCGGATGGGCGCGAGATTCAGTGCGGCACGTGCGACCCGTTTGGTGTCGTGCAGTTTTGCCACACCTGCAATGTTGGGCTGCATCAAGGGACGCTCGTCCGATGAGCGATCTATCGAACCTAGAGTGCGATCTGGTCGCGGCGACGATCAAGGAGATGCTGCGGCACCGGCCCATTGAGCGCACCGACGACGCGATCTGGCGTTCGGCCATTCGGTTTGGGCTCGTGAAAGCCTCCATTGCCAACGAAACCATGCTAGCCGGAGGCGAAGCGACCGCGTGGTGCGACGGCGCGCATGTGGCCGCATTCGGATGCCCGCCTAACGGTGGAGTAGGTACGCAAATGCCCTACGGAGGTTCGATTCCTTCTCCAAACATTTTCTTAGATGCGTGATGTAGCACGGGTGCGGTTTACCGATCTTCTCCACTCTCACGCAGCACATTCGGATATGGTGTTGCATCTTGGTATGAACAAGTGCTCCGTGGGCGGCTATCAGGGAGCATCGGATGTGCGTAGAGGGGATAGCGTCTTCTGCGTTACGGCCAAAGAGATCGAGTCCGAAAAATGGTGCAGTGGGCGCAACCCATTAATCCATTCAATACCATATCCACCTTTAATATTGTTGGGAAGTTGGCTTAGAAGCAGCCATCTTTTAAAGAGTACTGGATAACCCTGTCGGCAAGGCAGTCTAACGTTACCGGTTTTGGCGTAGCAGCACACCAACATATTACTACTAACATTATGCTCTGGATCGTACAAACCAATCTACTCAACGACGATGCTTATTGGCGGTTAACGGTAAGCATGGATGAGTTAGGAATATCATGGAAACCGATTAAAGTGATTCCATTCAGCGACGATTTAGAGTTGCCGAGTGGGGTCACGAATCCATGCCTATTCTACGGGTCGACGACGTTACAGCGATTGGTAAAGGCGCGACCGGAGTTAGTACCGGGAGTCTGGACAAGTGAGAATTTCGACTATCAGACGCAGATTCAGAAATATGGGAAACATATGCTGAATCATGATGCCGAAATTTATCCGTTTAAAGATGTACCCGAGTTTGAAGGTGTCAAATTTATGCGACCGGTGCATGATACCAAGGCATTTACGGGCGCATTGGTCGGTGGTGATGAACTTCGGACGTGGCAGAATAACGTGTTGGGTGTGGCGGGATGGAATAACAATCCTGCCTATGATGGGTTTATGGAAACGTGGAAATCGTCTGTTATGACCCCACTGACTCCAACCCTTGTGGCGTCTCCCAAAAACGTTAGATTTGAATATCGGATCTTTGTCGTCAATGGAGCGGTTATTACGGCATCACTCTATCATGTGAATGATCGATTGGTGAAGCGGAATGCCGATACGGATGACAATACCTTAGATCCGTTGGTCCGCGAGTATGCCCAAGAACAGGTAGATCGATGGCAACCGGCTGAGGCATTTGTCATGGATATCGGTGTTCTAGAAGATGACCGTGGACACTATGATTTCCGCATCGTCGAAATCAACTCGTTCAATTGCAGTGGATTTTACGAGTGCGACGTGAAGAAGATTGTGGAAGCGATGGAATTACTAACGTAGGAGTATTATGCGTAGGGATCATAAGACGGAACGTGATAAAAAGCTGATATCCATGCTGCGACGGTATAATGATCTGTCTTCTGCACGGCGGCAGAGCGGGACGTGGCAGGACGTGGAACCCTATCAGCGGGGGTGGATGCGATATTTTGTGCTACGTGATGATGCGAACAACCGTAACGACACTCATGAACTGCGTCAGGTGTTGGATCGTATAAACGTGGTGAAGTATTGCAACCGGGAAGATTTTTTGGTCAAGAACTGGAAGACCAATCAGTTCGAACCTATGCCGCATAAACTGAAATCGTTGATGAAGTTTGAATATGACGCGTTGTCAGAAAAGCAGCAGTCATATTTCACACTGCAAACGTGGGTGGAAGCAACACGGCATCGGAAGTTCTTAGAAAAAATGATCATCTCGGGATATGTCTTTCGATATCAGCATCTAGTACAGTTTCGCGTGGTACCGAATATCATCACCCAACATTGGATTCCGGATAGTGAAGTGGAATCACAATACGGAGAGTTGCGTCGAACGATTGAAGCACAACATCTCTGGCCCAAGATGTATAAGGCGATTGGTGAGGGAATGAATTGGCATGATTGGCGAGATGGTGATAAGGCAAAATATCGTAACTTAGACGGCGTGGAATTCTTCGACACCGAGTGAGATTTGTGATGAAACCCCTATGTATTGACAACATGTCACATATGGGGTATAATGCCATCATCACCGGACAAGCGAAAAATTCAAAATGCCGAACGGTCGAAGCAACTACGGTATAATTTGTGGATGTACTATAAAGCACATCCTTGTGTAGACTGTGGTGAGAGTAGACCAGAAGTGTTAGAGTTGGATCATGTGCGGGGAGAGAAGTTCAACGATATTTCCACGATGATCACGAGACGGTATGCGTGGACTACGATACTGTCAGAGATTGCGAAGTGTGAAGTCCGCTGTGCTAATTGTCATCGATTACGCACTGCACGAACGTTTGGATGGTATGAGGGGTTGTTATGAAACGAGTTTCTGAGATGGCCGAGGAAGAACGTGCCGCATATCACTTTGATCTCAACGTAGAGATAGATAGATATAGACGGTCAGAATTAACGTTGGACGAGTTGTGGCAAGCGATTGAGTTGGTGCATGAAAAACATGTGGGTCCATCTATACAACCACCAGTAACGGCAATAGTGTCTATTTCTGGACTAGTGGGATATAAGACAGTATCATTTCCGGTGTTCAGTGATGATACACCGGTTATAACAGCAACATATGAACGACATAAATCTGTAACACAGTAGTACCTGATGGCTTCTAGGGGAATGGTTAACCCATCTGACTTTGGATCAGATTTGTACAGGTTCGAATCCTGTGGAGCCAACTTATCACGATGGCCCTTCGTATAACGGTAATTACGTCTGCCTCTGGAGCAGAACATGGTGGTTCAATTCCATCAGGGCCAATGTAGTAATATCTTTTACAAATGGACGGTTATAATGGCATCAAAAAAAGTGGCTCCGGTCAAACATACGTTGAAATCGCGTCAAAAACAAATTCGTGCGTTAGAAGCAGAACATCGTCGTATAAACGCAGAATTAAACGCGCTACGAACCGATCAACAAACGGCTCTATCGGATATGAATGTTGGTCGCATGCGGAAAGCGTCAGGAGAGTTGACCGATGATCGACTATTGGTCACATTCTTGTATATGTTACTCCGTGATGAGCTACCAGCGGGACGTGTCGAACGGATTATGTTACAACTATCCAACGCACACGATTTCGCAACAAATAAAATTGAAGCATCAGACTTGACAAACGGGTGGATTGGGCGTTATGCTCAAGATATCGCAGAACGGCTGCTCAACAATCCGGTTACGTGGAAGAAGCCGTTATAAGATGTATGACAGGGGTCTTGGGGCTGCTAGGGGTGGCCGTCTCTCTTGCACAGAGAATTTCAGCAGGATTCGAATTCCTGAAGATCCATTTTGATAAGTTCGAAAAACATATTCTCCATACTAGTTATAGGTATACTGGTATGGAGATTGTGTATGCATATATGTGCGGCAGTAAACTGTAATATAGAGATAGCGATCACTAGGAAATATTGTTCTGCGTCATGTAGAACAAAAACCACTAATGCGCTATATAAAAATTATAAGGCTCAATCTGAAGGGTTCAAGAATAAACGAAACCGTAGACCCATCAAATACTGCAAAAATTGTTCTGTTATATTAACGTTTGAACAGCGTTGGAATGTTTTTTGTAGTCATTCATGCAGCGCAGCGTATACAAACAAATATAGAACTCCCAAAAAATACACAATGTCAGAGCAGGGTCGTAGTAATATACGGGCTGCACTGGAACGTAGAATACACAAACCTGTCGTAGAGTTAGCTGAAAAAGTTTGTCCAAAATGTAATGCAAGTTTTAAAAAATATACTAGGTATTGTAGTAAAACTTGTGCCAACCGATCTCGAAAATCTTCTAATGAATTTCGACAATATAGATTGGATTGCAATTTTAAATTCGCTCTGAATTCATATCCTGATAGATTTGATTTTTCGTTAATTGAGCAATTTGGCTGGTATTCTCCGTCCAATAAACGTAATAATATTGGCGGGGTGAGTCGAGATCACATGTTATCTATTAAAGATGGATACTTGTTAGGAGTTCCGCCTGATATAATGTCACATCCGGCCAATTGTCAGTTGATGATTCATTCCATGAACATTTCAAAGAACAAAAAGTCTAGTATCACATACAACGAGTTGTTACAGAGGATTGCGTGGTGGGATGCTCTTGACAGTGAGATTGACTGATGGTAGTATTAGCTTCTAAAGCATTGCGATGGTGCAATTCCCTTATAATTCAAAGGCAGAATATCTGATTTGTAATCAGGCTATTCCGGTTCAAGTCCGGATGAGGGAATCTTCTGATCGCTCTTGACTATTGTTGAGAGCGGTGTATAGTTAGAACTATGCGCACCCAACATACGTTAGTACGATCCGCAGATAATTGGACGGGGGATATGGTGGGTGGAGATGGCATATATAGGAGACTGATCATCCTGCACACGCATACTGCATTGGATCGTATATGGGCTGCGATATACGATCCATACACAACGAGTATGTTTCATGTATTCGCACCGCGATTCATGCAGATGATTGAGCGGGGCTGATGCGCAAACAACAGAGTATACCGTCCAAGTATCCATATGACACGCGTCCGTATATGAGTGGTGTTATCGTGAGTATACGACTCCCAATATACGTTAAACTCATGAAAGACCATTATATTCATCCGTTATGGGATCGCATTGACCTTCGTGTACCATCACTGATGCATATATTTAGACCGACCGTAACCACCATACGATTTAAGGCATTCGACCTATATGACAGCGTCTAACTCAACAACTGTATCCGGTGGCGTCTCTGTGTTTGGTTTGCTCGGGGTACTCTTCATCGGTCTGAAACTTGCCCATGTCATCGATTGGTCATGGTGGTGGGTGTTGCTGCCGTTCTATTGGGTGTTTGCGGTCTTTATGATAGTTCTATTGGTATATCTCGTCGCATTGGTGGTGGCGGGTATAACGATATTCATATTAGATCTATGGAACGGTAAGCCGATGTACAAACGTCGCCGCAGATAGTATGTGGATAACTTGGGTATTGACAATATACCCAATAATGTTAGACTCCATGTATCACCTTTCACTAGGACACGTACATGGGTCTGTTGGATTCATTGAAAAAGGCAGCAGTCGACGGTGGGTTCATGGAAGAAACCGCAACACATCCGGTACCCGTGACGCCCGCTCCTGTGATGCCATCCGCTGTACCGACATATAAGCCGATTTCATCATCGCAATCGGGCGTGGTGGATCAAGAAGATGTCAAGGTGTTGCAAGCATCGTTGGCAGCATCGGCCACGAAAAGGGGATATGCGGAATATCTCACGATGGTCGGTGCAATGCAGGGTATTCCTGAACCCATGCGATTCACCGCTGCACTTCAGGCCATTCAAGCGGCACATAGTATTACGCCCAAAATGGTCTTGGAATCGCTGCAGGAACGACTGGCCCTGCTAGCCAAGGAAGAACAGGAGTCCAACGAACAGTTGCGTCAACATCTATCGTCGGTAACCGATCAGTTGACCGCACAGGTGAAATCGTTGACGGATAAGATCGCAGCGCATCGGGCCGAAATTGTTCAGATGGAATCCGAACATGCCCGTGTATCATCTGAATTGTCTGTAAAACAGGCACAGGTTGACGCGGCTCGGTTGGATTTTACCGCGACCGTCAATACGATTCGTTCGGAACTCACGACCCACCAAGCCACCATTACTCCATTTTCCGTCTAATTCATGTCTACCACATCACCGACTGACAATTTTTGGCAGCGTCCTGAAGGTACTACTGGCAAGGTAATCGTTGCCTTGTTGAGTGGCGTTGGGTTGTTCGCGTTGTATAAAGTATTGCCATTTCTGATCACACTGGCTGAGAATATGCTGTATCTCGGCGTGTTGGGTGTGGGTCTGGCACTCTTTTACATGATCGTCACATCCGAACGAGTGCGCACGTTGGTCTTCTATGCATTCGCGATGATCTCTCGCGCCATCACGTCCAATTTCGTCGATATCGATCCGGTGGCTATTCTGAATAGCTTCACGGAACAGATGAAGAAACGACGGGAACAGGTGGTGGAAAGCCTGAATTCTATTCTCGGGGTGATGCGCACGTTGTCAGGGGAAATCGAACGGGCACAAAAGGAACTGGATCAGGCGTTGAAGGTTGCTGATGCTGCGAGTAACCGGAACGATGAAGACGCGATGAATGCACAGACGGAAATCGCGGGTCGTCGGGCAGAAACTATGTCTCGGTATAAACAGGCGTTGTCCGATGTCACGGAAGTACGGGATGCGTTGCAGAAGGTCAAGAGTCGGGCAGATTATCATATCCTGACATCGGAAGATGAAGTGCGCGAGTTGACACGGCAGAATCAGATCGCCAAGGAAACGCGCAAGGCCACCAAGGCAGCGTCAGCCATCTTCGGGGATACGGATCTCTTCGCAGTACGGAATATGGCGGCAGATCGCATTCGGGAGCGGTATTCATCGGCGCTTGGGGAGTTGGACGGGTATATCGAATCGGCTAAGGGGATCGATGCCGAGATTGATTTGAACCGCGCAGTATTCCAGTCGGAGGGAAAAAAGCGGCTGGCAGAACTACGAGCAAAATTGTCGGGTGCTGAACCGGTGCAACAGTTGACAAGTGGGGCTGCGCCGGTATTAATTCCATTATCCACGTCCGCACCGGAATCTGTGGTTCTCCGGAAACTCAACAAGAAAAACTAACCTTTACGTACAGGAACATGGCTCTCACAGCGAAGGGCAAGAAAACAATCTCTCGTTTTATCGGACTGTTGGTGATCATCGGCGGTGTATTCGGATTGAAGTATGCCGCAGGAACCGGATTGGGACAGAAATATCTCCCGGCGTTCATGGTCCCCAAGGTGAAGCTGGATGATCAGGTCACGGATTCCCGATTCAATACGTCGGGTGAAACCAACGTCGCATTCGCAGGGTTGCCGACGACCAAGGTAGCGAATCTGTCCGGTGCTCCCGAAGTGCGTGTGAAGTTCTGGGCATGGAACGCACAGATGGGGTGTCTGCTTTCCAACGGTGGTCCTGTGACGACGCAGGGCAGTCTGATGGAAAAGCAGGGCATCAAGATGTACATCGAACGTCAGGACGACAATAACCAGTTGATGGCGGAACTGACGGCACTGGCCAAGGCGATGAAAGGTGGAAATACTGATCCCACGGAAGGCTCGCATTTCATCGCCATCATGGGTGACGGATCGGGTGCGTTTCTGTCGGCTCTGAATACCACACTGGTCGACGCGTATGGTGAGGACTATCGCGCCGAGATTATCGGATCATGTGGATATTCGCGTGGTGAAGACAAACTGATGGGACCGGAAAAGTGGGCGACCAATCCGAAAACGCTCAAGGGCGCGCTGGTGGCTGGTGTGATTCGTGACGGTGACTGGAATATTGCGGTGCGATATGCCGGTGATAATGATGTGGGCATCAATCCGGATGAAAAGACGTATGATCCGAATCTGCTCAACTTCATGAACACAAAGGATTACATCGATGCCGCACAGAAATTCGTGGCCGGTGCGTGTGAAGATCGTAAGGTCGTGAATAACGGTAAGCCCACGGGTGAAACGAAGAATGTGTGTGTTGAAGGCGCGGTGACATGGACTCCCGGTGACGTGATCATGGCGAAGGAACGGGGTGGTGTGGTGACGGTGATTTCTACCAAGGAATACGCCAACCAGATGCCTAACGTGATCATCGGCATTCGGAAGTGGAACCAGACGCACAAGGATGTCGTGGTGAAGATGTTGGATGCCTTCACACAGGGTGGGGATCAGGTACTCAATCATCCACAGGCGTTGGATCGGGCCGCAGAAATTTCGGCACAGATCTATAACGAGAAAGGTGCTGATGCTGCGTATTGGAAGCGGTATTACATCGGGGTGACGGAAGAGGATAAGACGGGGATGAAGGTCGAGTTGGGTGGATCGAAGGCGAATAACTTGGCGGATAATCTGGTGCTATTCGGATTGGCCCCCAACACGAAACCTGAAGCGTCACGATTCACGGCGACTTACACCGTCTTTGCCAACTTGGTGCACGAGATGTATCCGGATTTGGTACCGGCAGTTGATGGGGCAGAGGAAGTGGTGGATCTGTCATATCTTCGGACGTTGGCAGCGAAGACCAAGGATGCTGGTGTGGCAGAAAAGATCGAATATTCCGGTGGTACGCGGATGTCACGAGTGGTCGGTACGCGAAATGTGCAGATTACATTCGCGACCGGTAAGTCCACGTTGACACAACAGGGTGAGTTTCAGATGGAAGAGTTGTATCGCACCTTGTCGATCAACAACCTGACCATTGAAGTGCATGGGCACACGGATAATGTGGGTGATCCGTTGACGAACAAGCAGTTGTCGGAAGAGCGAGCGTTGGCAATCAAGGCATGGTTGCAGAACAAGAATCCCACAGACTTTCCGTCCGGTCGTATTCGGGTGACGGGTCATGGATCAGATTCTCCGATTGCGACGAATGCTACCGCAGATGGACGTGCCAAGAACCGTCGTGTCGAAATCATCATCGGGCAATAAGGTTCGGATCTGACCCGTAAACGCGGATCATAGCTAAACGGGTCGAATCTGACCAGTAAATGGGGGATGATATCATGTCATCCCCATTATCCCTTCTCACTTCATATTATTATGCGCATCCTCTTAATACTCACCGTGATGGTGCTACTCACGGGATGCCGTACCGAGGCGGAAGTCAACGGAAAAATGTATCCGTGTGTAGGCACTAACAGCACGCGTAATCCGAAGTTGGTGTATAAAACATCTACTCGGAATGTGGTGGTTGGTATTATTTTCTTCGAAACCATTGTGGTACCGGTGGTCACGGTGTTAGAATATCTAGAGTGTCCGGTTGGTACGACAACTTCTACTACACCCGTCTAACATGTGGCGTCAGCTATTTCGACCTAACTCTATCGTGACCAGCAGCGTATATACGGCGCTGATGGTTGGACAGATTGTTGTAGGGTTACTGTTGTGGACGCTACTACCATCGATTATTCCGTCACCCTTGGTTGTGTGGCGAGAATTGGTTAATCTGGTGATGCATGGTGGGTTGCTCGGTGAGTTGTGGGTAAGCTTGGTGCTCAATGTGGAGGCTATCGTATTGAGCACGGTGTTGGCGTTGATCATTTCCTATGCATCTGCGATTCCGTTTTTCAAGCCGATCACCAACGCTATCGGAAAGGGACGGTTTATCTCACTGGTTGGTATCGGATTTATTATCACCGTGTTATTGGGCGGTGGTCATATGCTGAAACTCACCATGTTGACGTTTGGTATGACGGTATTCTTCGTCACGTCCATGATCGATGTAGTGGATCAAGTACCATCATCGGATCTGGACTATGCACGAACGCTCCGGATGACCGAATGGGAAGTGTGGTGGGAGATGCGCGTGTTGGCCACCATCGGATCGGCTATGGATATTCTTCGTCAGAATGCCGCGATGGGCTGGTTGATGCTGGTGATGGTGGAAGGGGTGTCTCGTAGTGAAGGGGGCATTGGTAAGATGCTGTTGGATCAGGAAAAACATTTCAGTCTCGCGGCTATCATCGCCATTCAGTCGGTATTCTTGATGGTCGGTGTCGCACAAGATGTGATATTCCGATGGATCAAACCGATGGTTGCGCCACACGCTGAACTTTCACAGGCCAAGAAATGACAAAGAAACGGACACGCAGAGAACCCATTCTGAAAAGTCATCGAATAGTTTTCCAAAGAATACATCATCGGTCTGTATCGATGGTACATGGTTGACGTTCGATGATATTCGGGCACTCCTACATCCCACAACACCTTCGTCTGATGTTTGAATACGAGCGGAAAGAAATTCTACTCAAGATTGATAACGTCTCGGTTGCATATGATGGCGTCCCGATCTTGCGTAATATGTCTGCCGAGATTCGCAACGTCGTCCGTCCGAATATGCTACAAGGACAGGTGGTTGGATTGTTGGGACCATCGGGTATTGGGAAGACGACGCTATTCCGTGTGTTGGCCGGTCTAAAGAAACCGGACACTGGAGCGGTCTACGTGGGTGCTGACGCCAAATTAACGGCTCCGGGCATGGTAGGGGTCGTGGCGCAGCATTATCCCCTTATGCCGCATCGTACGGTCTTGGGCAACCTGATTAAAGCGGCAACCCAATCCAACCAATCTGATGTGGTGGAACGGAGTAAGGCGATGTTGGCAGAATTCGATCTGACCCAACATGCTGACAAGTATCCGATTCAACTATCCGGTGGGCAGAAACAGCGAGTCGCTATTGCACAGCAGTTGTTGTGTAGTGAGCATTATATCGTCATGGATGAACCGTTCTCTGGGCTGGACGTGAATTCGTTGAATAAGGTGATCGCACTTATTCAACGTGTCACCACTACCCATGAAGAAACCACGGTCGTCGTTGTGACACATGATGTCTCAGCCGCTGTTTCCGCCGCTGATACGATCTGGTTGATGGGACGGGAACGGAATCCGGATGGGTCGGTTATTCCCGGTGCGCGGATTATGGATTCCATAGATTTAATCGAACGGGGCTTGTGCTGGCAGCCAGATGTGTTAGCTTTACCAGAGGCAGTCTCGTTGGTCCGCGATATCAAACATCGATTCCCTATTCTATAACACCTATGTTGCGACGGACATTTCTCTCATCAATTATGGCGGCGTTTGGCATTGCGGCAGTAAGCGATGTGATGCCGTCGTCCACCACCGATGTTGTAGTTACTCCACCGGTCGAAGATCCGATTCTGGATAAGATCTGGACAACGGCAGATGGTCGTCAGATCAAGGTGCGCGATTTGGAAGATGGACATTTGGTCAACATCATCAAGCACCTTTCTAACCGGCAAGCGTGGTACAATTCCGAATCAGTTGCACAACATGATAAAAAACTCATGTTGGATCTGTATCGGGTAGCGCAATCACGTCGGTTGGAACTACCATCAATAAACCTGTTGTTGCAACCGTTTGAATGGACGGCCCACATTTCATGAGCTATGATGTCGATTTGAGAGACGCTGATGGAAACGTACTGACCACGGAAGAATCTTTCCAAGAGGGTGGTACGTACGCGATGGGTGGGACAACAGAATGTACGTTGAATATTACGTACAACTACAGCGAAGTGTATGGGACGCTGGTGAAGGATTTGCACGGACAGTACGGAATCGACTCACTAAAGTCGTTGAAGGAATTCGTGGATCGTTGGCCGCACGCAAAGCCGTATGATGATTATTGGGCACCTACTCCCGGTAATGCGGTCAAAGCCATTAAGCGGTTGGTGTCGTTTGCAGAAAAGCATCCTAACGGCGTTTGGCACGTTAGTTAGGATTATGGATATACTTCTCGGGTGTGTTGGGTATGCATAACTCCTTTACACGGAGACGGGCACGGTTCGATTCCGTGGAGAAGTATTATATCTAGACGATTAGAGGTATAAAATAAGTTGATATACACACTATTTATGGGAGCGTTATGAAAAGATTATTCATATCGTGTCTGTTGGCAGTAGTGGCGATTATGTCACTTGTTTCTTCGAAGGTTGATGTCGAACCGATTCCGAAACATATTCCAGCGGTCACACCAAAAAAGGTTACACCAAAAAAGAAAGCTCTACCCAAAAAGGATCTACGAGCGTTCTTACACAAGATGGCGATGCGGGAAAGTGATAATACACCAACCGCTGTGAATAAGTTTGGTATGATGGGGAAATATCAATTTCATCCATCAACGGTCAAAGTACTCGGATATAATGTGACCAAAAGTCAGTTCTTATCCGATCCGGCGTTACAAGATAAGGTGATGGTGACATACCTTAAAGCGAATCGACAGGAACTACAACCGGTCATTCGACAGTTTGCGGGAAAGGTGGTCAACGGCGTACGTATCACAGAATCAGGAATCTTGGCAGGAGCGCACTTTTCTGGTTCAACGGGGGTACTTGCATTCTTCTACCCAGATCGCTATATTGGGAAGATGTCCGATGCCAACGGTACACACATCACAGAGTACATGAAGCTGTTTGCAGGATATACGTTGTTTTGAAGTCGAATGCACGGTCAGGAGAGACGACTTCCAAAAAAACTCGGACTGACGGAGTTTGACGGACTTACTTATAAAACCGTCATTTTGCCCTGTTCGTCTATTCGGAATTGAGGATCGCTGATTTTCACTCAGCAGAGAGGGGTTCGAATCCCCTACGGGGTACTGTGGTTGTAGAGTTGCGTGGAAGCTTTACGGGATGCGATGGAAGTAGCTACCGTCAATACGTTCGTAAAAGACTTCAGACGCTTGAGTGTGAGGAATAGAACAGGAACTGATCAGCCTTGCGTGCTACCTCAGCGCACTCTACAACTATCTTCATCAACGTTTAAACAGGTACCAATTATGCAAACGCTCTTAGTAGAAATCCGTGCTGCCGAAGGTGGGGCGGATGCCAAGCGACTCGTTAGTGAACAGGCCAACTTGTACGTGCGTCGGGGGAACCGGAACGGTCTTTGAGGTTTCCGTAATCGATGAACGTGCAGGGCTGACCGTGTTGCAGGTAACCGGTAAGTCTGCACGTATTTTATTTATGGGAGAAAGTGGTGGTCATCGCTGGCAGACTATTCCCCCACATGAAAAACGTGGTCGCGTCCATACTTCCACTATCACGGTTGCGGTCTTACCCGTTCCAGAGCGTGTACAGGTAAATATAAAGCCTGAAGATCTAGAGTTTATGACAACCCGAGGATCTGGGGCCGGTGGTCAACATCGCAATAAGACCGATAGTGCGGTGATTGTCCGTCATATTCCGACAAAGATGATGGTACGCTGTGAAACAAGTCGATCCCAACATCAGAACAAATATTCTGCGCTAGAGTTATTAGCAACCCGATTATTAGCACAACAGCAAACCGGGGTACATGCAGGATATAACAATATTCGACGGGATCAAATTGGGTCAGGGGAACGTGGAGATAAAATTCGGACCATTCGGTTTCAGGATAATATCGTCATCGATCATGCCTCTGGACAAAAATGGGATCTTTCGACATATTTGAAAGGCGACTGGCCCCCTTCAACGAAATAATATCGTGGATAAAGATAATCCGGTTCCATGCATCATCTGTGGTAAAGAGTTATCTCATGCATTCGGTCGATTTCATGATGAACCCGAAATCACCAATCAGCCGAACGATGGGGTGGCGTGTGTGAGCTATGGGAATTATGGATCGACGGTGTTTGATTCGTTTGATGGACAACGGATTGAATTTGCGATCTGTGATATCTGCTTAGTGGAACGGTGGGAGCGGTTGCGTATTACCCATTGGCACCGGCAGCGTCCAACGATGGAAGTGGTGGTCAATCGGGTAGATCATAATACCTATTTACAAGCTAGACGTGACAAATATCTCTCCAGACATCCTAACCCAGAGACGGTTGATCCAAAGGAATATGCACTGGAATTGACTGTGGAGTTAGACCAATTGGCAAAACAGCGGCATGATTCTGTGATACAAAAACGTGAACCGTTGATGGCCGAGGACGATCAGTTTAATCTGATTCATGGTACGGAATACTAATATTCGTTGATACTAATATCACGAGGTTATAATGAAACGTAAAGAATTTTCGTTGCGGTTTGGACAAAAGAAGAATATTACGCAGAAGAAAGAAATTGAATCGGTAGTAACACCATATCCAGTTCGATTTCGTTCGCTCGGAAAGAGTACTGGAAGTAAACAAGGAGTGGCAGGATGGCGGCAACAATATCATCGGCCCTTTGAAAAGTTGGATTTAGCTCCCGCGAAGGTGACGACGATAGTATATCCGGATGATGAATAAGTAACATGGTACGTTGGGTGAACGGTAAACCAGCACACTGCTAATGTGCCATAGTATGGAAACATGCTATTACAGGTTCGAATCCTGTACGTACCGCTTGACAGACCCGCGCAAACTGGAGTATTTTAATGTCGCGGGTCCACAATATTCCTTTATTTAATGGGAGAGTTTTATGAGCAACAAGGATCAGGTAGTATCGGGTGCAACGACCTATCTACGTCGTGTAGGTGGCCGTCGAACCAACAAGCAGGTAACCGCTGATGACGTGCATACGTATTTGGACCGTGAAGGATATACGGCCAATTCGAATGACCGGATTAGCGTTGTTCGTTCTGTCCTTCAGGAGCCACTGTTCAAGCCGGTTGGGTTTGTGCAGTCGGAACGGGAAGCGGCACGAGGACGAATGATCCGTCGTTGGAAGGTTGCGAAGTCGTCCTAAGAGTGTTAACTTTTAGATTCTTGTCTTGAGGGATAGACCCCTTGGGAAGAGAGTCTGAGATCTTGCCGGTTCACTCAGAAAAGAACCGGTATTTGCTCTCGTGGGGGAAAGGCAGACCCATCGCATTTAGGCTGCGACGTTTAACGACATTGTCGGTTCGACTCCGACCGAGAGTATAGCAGACGCATTAGTGCACGGATTCATTCAGTACTCCATATGTATAGGTAACATCATATGGAGTATTTAATGACAACATTCTCCGTTAACATTACATATGGATCATATTAACGGTGATAACATAGATCATCGGTTGGAGAATTTACGTTGGTTGTGTCCAAACTGTCATAGTCAGACCAAAACATATTCTTGTTCGAAGAGGTGACCGTGGCAAAAGTATCGAAGGCGAAAAAGGTCGATGTAAATAATCTCATTCGACCGACCGGAAAAACAACGGTGATTGTTGATCTAGAAGCATCGCCAAGCCCGATGGTATTTCGGTTTGATAACAAAGAGTTGACGTTGGATGTTATTGCAACGATCATCGCAAAGGGTGCACCGCTAGATGTGGCGTCCCATACCGAGATGGAAGGCAAGATCGCCAAGGCACTGTTATAATGGGTATACATCCTAGTCATAAGACACGATTTTCGGATGCGTCCACGTTCGATGAAATCTGTACGCTCTGTGGCGCAACAGATGAAATCGGCGGATTTGGTAATTTGCAATATCCCTGTAACCCACGCGTCAAACCTACCGATGTCAAACAAACTGAGATGGCTGACAAACAAAATGAGATGGCTTGATTTATATCCATATTTACAAGAAATTTCCCGTATATCCTCTCAACGAGATAGCCAAAAAAAGAATTATCAATCTACCAAGAACTGGTCTATTGATAATTCTACTCATTTCGTAGGATGTTGTGCAGAAATGTGCGTTTCTATTTACACCGGATTACCCATGAATACTACGTTAAGTGAAATGGGTGATGATGGATATGATTTTATTCATAACGGTGTGACGTATGATGTTAAAGGTGTTACGTGGTGGACATCACCAGATATTAAAGAATTTCCTGATAAAATTATATCCGTTGATTATTACATTTTAGTTGCAATTCGCGATAATAGATATGCGCGAGTATCTGGATGGGCAACCAATCAACAGATAAAAACCGCACCGTCTAGAAATTATAGATATGGAAAGATGCTGTCTATTCCACGAGATGTATTGCGCAGTTGGAATCAACTAGGACTTCCAAACACTTTACCGTTAGTGTCATGGACAACGGTAGCTAATAAACATGTTAATTTGGTGCCTTGACAGATCGGCTGGTAGATACTAAGTTACAACACCGCTCCGATGGTGTAATTGGCAGCCACGCAAAACTTAAAATTTTGTCCTCGTAAGGGGGTGCCGGTTCGATTCCGGCTCGGAGCACTATGAAAAAGCAAAAGATGTACACCGAACACGATTTCTATCATCGGGTGTGGAAATCGAAAAATCTATACGCTATCTATCGCAATTTATCTACGTTTGATCGATATAGTTTTGTTAATCCACTTAACATAGCAAAGCGCAACCTGATGAATGCTTTGAACGCACAGAACGTACCGACATCGACTGCCATCCGTATCTTCTAACCGATCTCGACCGTGAACTACCTTCTAGCCGCCGCATTAGTTGTGTTGATCTTCGGATGTATTATGATCGCAGTTCAACATATCATAGAGATCCGAGATGCTGAACGGGAACGACGGGCAGAATTACGTCGTCGGGAAGATTATGAGAAGCGGATGGCCGAGATGAATCGTTCGTTCACGGCCCCGGTTCGTACCGTACGTCCTGCGGCACCGACGAAAACATCTACTCCAACGGTATCGCGTCCAACAAAACCACAGGATGATGATATTGTGAGCGATCTACCGTCATCTAAGAAGAATGATGACGATGATATCACACGACGGTCACCTTTAACGGATATCAACACCGTTATTCCGTTTATTGATTTCAGTGCACCGTCATCCCCATCAGATTCGTCGTCATCCTCTACGGATTTTGGTGGATCAGATAGTGGATTCAGCGGTGGCGGGGGAGGATCGGACTGGTGAAACTCGCAGCCGGGGTTTTAGCGTATTTAGTATGTGCGATGACGTTTTTTGTGATATGGTGGAAGCGTATGCCGGTTGTAGAAATAGATGGTGAACGTCGTGTGTTAGGATGGTCTGATCATGGAGATTATGTACCGAACATGACATATACCGTTGAAGGATCGGTGTTAACGGTAATACTGTTCTGGTGGTTTGTAATCATAGCTATATTAATACGTACCGGTGCTGCGTGGATAGTAGATGTTATCACGTTTATTCCATTTAAACTGATCAGCCATCCAACGTGGTATTTTACTACTGGATGGAATGTCTATAGTCAGAGTCGGAAAGAGGTGATATACGAGTATGTGGACAAGCAGAACGCTGATGAGATCGCTCACTTGACACTGTATAGTGAGGCTGATAAGTTACAGATGGAACGGGATAAGTTACGGTTAGGCTTTCCCAAAAGTACGCGTGAGTGACGGGAACTGGAAATACCTCGCTGACTCAAAATCAGTGGTTTGTGGGTTCGACTCCCACCTTACGCATAGATACGAGACAACAACAGATATAGTGCCCGAATCCCTTGATGGTTAAGACACTATATCGATGGTCTGTGGCTACCTGACTGGCAACAGTGCGGCGACTACTACGCAGTGTAGGCAAACCAGCGTGTGGGTGGAAAGCTCACAACTCGTATCTAACACTTTATCGGAAGTCAAGGTTGATAAAATAGCAGATCGTCGCTATATATTAAGTGAACGGTAGAGTCGCCAGAACCCTATGGAATTTTTGATGGGGATGAGCCTAGAGGTTAGACAAGCCGTTTGATTGGGCCGCTAATGGAAAAGCGGGATATAAAAGAACAATGTACAGCTAGGCTCAATGTGGATGAAGCTTATACGGTAAAGCGTCAGTTTTCCAAACTGAATTCTTGCGGGTTCGACTCCCGTCATCCACTTAATTAGTACCTTTTACATCAAATCTCGTTTTTCGCTCCATACCTCCCTACTTATTTGTAACGGGGGTATTTTTATGCAAATATGTAAACATTGTGATGGTGAGTTTGAATTTGATGTTAAACGTGCGTTTGGTGCACATGTTACTAATTGTGTCAAAAATCCAAAAAGAAACGCAACTATTGAAAAACATAGACAAACGAAAACTAAGCCGTTAATTCACGTAGTTTTAAATTGCATACGATGTGGCGTTTCGTTTGATCAATATGTTAAAGAACATATATTTCGTAATAATAAACATAAAAAGTGCTGCTCATTGAAATGTGGTAAAGCTAATAATCGTACCGGTGATGCTAGTCGTGATCCCGTTAGATGTTTAGAGTGTGGGAATAGCTGTAGTCGTTATATGCGGTATTGTTCTAAAAAGTGTCGTGGTGCAAATAATAGACGTGTTAGAATTGAACGATTTTTAGCAGGAACTCTTAATCCAAATTCTCTGTCTGTGTTGAAGGCGGCGTTGATAGATTGTCGTGGAAACGCATGTGCATGGTGTTCTCAGGGATCTGTGCACAATCACAAACCTTTGACTTTACAGTTAGATCACGTAGATGGCAACTCTGACAACAACCATCCTGATAATTTGAGATTGTTGTGTCCGAACTGTCATTCTCAAACGGATACATATAAGAGTCGAAACAAGAATTCCACTCGTGCGAAACAGCGTCGGCTCTATTATGATACGGGTAAGTGGCCGAGTGTAAAAGACGTTGTGTCAAACTAACACATATCTAAGTCTGCACTTTCTCGTCTCCGGTACTTGCGCTGTAACCAAAGTTGTTGTAGATTGTTGTTCTGCGGTACGAACAACTGAGGGTTATCCTTTTAAGATAAAACCCCCTTGGTTATCTCTTTGACCGCACTGATGGTCGGTGGTGAAATGGTAAACACACCTGTCTCCAATGGTGATCGATCCTTTGCTCGGGGTAACCTGAGACGTAGATTATCGTTAACTCAAACAGGCCCGTTGTAGGTTCGACTCCTACCCGACCAACTTATGTCAGACGAACAGAAAGATGTAGAGGACGATTATCCGTATGAGATCGGCGTCCATGTGACCCATTGTTGCGTATGGCATGGGTGCAAATATCGCGATGATGATTGTCCGGTCGAAACAAAACAGGTGAAGCAAGCCTACGACTGTGAAGCGTGCTGATGAAGGAAAGTTTGTCCCATGCGAACGTCCATCCGAACATGACAATATATGTGGATGGGGAGTAGGGTGATCGTTTGGGAAAGATGGTCGCTATATATGTAGTTCAACGCCAGTGTAGCTCAGTGGTAGAGCACCTAAAAACCGAATTTCTACAACCTTGACCGGCAACGGTACGCCCTGAGATTCGTTATCCTATCAAACAGGGGTGGTCGGGGGTTCAATTCCCTCCGCTGGCACTATGTTAGAATCTGGAAGTGTATATCGGGTAGAACATCGTATGATTCAGTTACGGCATACGTGTGTGAAAGTGGGTCCGTATGCATGGGCAACGAATTGTACGTTTGCATCGACGATAGATTCAGATGATGCTCGGAAATTCATGGATATTACAATAACCCATGAACCGTTCAATCAGTTGCCGTCTAAACATAACAAAAGGGTACATGCTGGATTTAAGTGGAAACGACCGGGAATAGCGGCAGATCCATTGCTCAGAGAATGGGTATATAACCATCCGATGGCATGGCAAACGACGGTATTTGGGTTTGATTCACTTTCCCAATTATATGCATGGTGGAGCGACGACCAAGAGTTGAATGTACTTCGTCGGGCGGATTTCCTCATTCGAAAGTATAGAGTAAAACGGGGGCTTGTGCGAGGCTATAAACAAGCTATCTTTTATCCTGATACTGCAACACCGGTCGCATCGATCCAACTATGATGATATCAAAATTTCAAATCTGGGTGTTGCGTTATATCTTTAAGCGGATAGTTCGCCAAGGATGGTTCCATACCACAAACATAGAAAAAGTGTTTAAGCTGGTGATGGAAGCGACAAAGGAAGAGTTCACGGAAGACTCGGGTAGATCGTTGTATGCATTTCTACGAGAGCAGTTTGATTATGCCGCGTTTGAGGTGTTAGTGGGTGATATGACGGTGGAAGAGTTTTCGAATTTAAAGTCGTGGTAAAAAACGGGCATAGGTTCGAACTAACTTGTCGTTTGAATTTGAATCGTACTATTTATTCTCACTATTTTAAGGAGAGAATAAATGCGAGGTTCAAAGAGAAAGTGGTCAGACGAACAACTGATTAGTGCAGTCGACGGACAGAAAACCGTCAGAGACGTGTTGTATGCACTCGGTCTTTCTGATGGTACAAGTAATTACCGGCGAGTAAAAGAGCGCATCGCTATATTGGGGATAGATACGAGCCATTTTTTGACACGTGGGCAAAGACGGCAGAGGCTATCCGATGAGGATGTGTTTACAGATTCGAAGCGTGTAGCACAGGCTACTTTGCGCATTTTTGCAAAACGTGCGATTCCGTACTGTTGTGCATGGTGTGAAAACAAAGGTGAACATCGCGGGATGGAATTGAAGCTACAGCTTGATCATATAAACGGTAATTATCGCGATAACCGAAAAGAAAATCTGCGATGGCTTTGTCCTAATTGTCACACGCAGACCTTGACATGGTGCAATCCGAACAATTATCGTGCAGGATCGGCGGAGTAGTATCGTAGGAAAATCAAGGGGATGTAGGTTACGCGGTAAAACCGTTCTAATATAACTTGACCGGCAACGGTACGACTTTTGGAGCGTTATCTTTCTGAACAAAAGACTGCTTTGGGTTCGATTCCCATCATCTCCACTTGACAGATTACATAATAGTGTGTAGGTTGCAGTATCAACGTAGTACAAACCCTTTACCCCCTTGATTGGGAGGTACGTAACAATGGCAAAGACGTATTCGAAGACGGCACAGACGCGAGTTCGTGCCAATGCAGTAACCCCGCAGACTCAGGCAATCAAGGGTCGTGAGAAGGATATGGTGAAGAACTCGGCTGGTGGCGTGGTCTTCTCGGTGTCGGATTTTTCACGACTGGATCGATTCCTGATTCTTGGTTCAGAAGGTGGATCGTATTACGCTTCTGAACAGAAGTTGACCAAGGAAAACGCAGCGGCAGTGATGCGTGCAATCGCGGCAGATGGCGTGCGTGTGGTAAACCGCATCGTTGAACTGTCGGAAGCCGGTCGTGCGCCGAAGAACGATCCTGCATTGTTTGCGTTGGCGATGGTGATGGCGCATGGTACGGACGAGGCCAAGCGAGCGGCATATATTGCGCTTCCGAAGGTCGCTCGTATCGGAACGCATGTGCTCCACCTTGCCGACTACATCAACGGCATGGCGACGTGGGGACGTGGTATCCGTCGTGCCTTTGCGGCTTGGTACAACGAGAAGACGCCGATGCAGTTGGCTCATCAGTTGGTGAAGTATGCCAACCGTGATGGCTGGACGCACAAGGACGTATTGCGGTTGGCGCACGTCAAGCCCGCAACGGATACGCACGATGCGCTGTTTGCAGACGTGACGGGTAAGGGTGCCAAGGAATTGGTCATCGATACCGACGTGGCAGATTTCATTGCGGCAGTGGATGAAATCAAGAAGTTGACGGAAAAGGATGTGACGGCTGCGGTGAAGTTGATCGAAGCCCACAAGTTGCCACGTGAAGTGATTCCTACGGAGTTGCTGAACACGAAGGCAGTTTGGGAATCGTTGCTGCCACACATGGGCACGACGGCACTGGTTCGTAACTTGGCGACGATGACTCGGGTTGGTTTGATCGGGCCGATGTCGTCAGGTGCGAAGGATGTCATCGCGAAGTTGGGCGATGTGGAGAAGGTGAAGAAGGATCGTATTCACCCAATTCAGGTGTTGACGGCGCTCTTGACGTATCGTGCCGGTCGTGGTCAGCGTGGTAACAACGTGTGGACCCCAACCCCGTCCATCATCGATGCATTGGACGAACTGTTCTATGTGGCATTCCAGAACGTGATTCCTACGGGAAAGCGTATCGGCCTGTTCCTAGACGTGTCCGGTTCAATGACGGGTGGTGAGGTGGGTGGCGTGATCGGGTTGTCTCCGCGCATGGCGTCGGCGGCGATGGCAATGATGACGATGCGCACGGAAAAGGATTATGTGATCGCAGGTTTCACGAGTGGTGGATATTCGTTTAACCGTGGCGGTAAGCGGTCTGGGTTCACGTCAGCACGGTCAGGTGATGGTATTACCGAATTGCCGTTCTCACACCGTCAGCGGTTGGACGATGTGGTGAACTTGACCGAAGGGTTGGATTTCGGTGGTACGGATTGCTCACTGCCGTTCCTGTGGGCATTGAAGAACAAGGTTGAGCTTGACGCGTTTGTGGTGTATACTGACAACGAGACGTATGCGGGTCGGATGCAGCCAGTACAGGCGTTGAACAAGTATCGGAAGGAAATGGGCATTCCAGCAAAGTCGGTAGTTGTTGGTTTAGTTTCTAACGGTTTTACTATCGCAGATCCTAACGACTTTGGAATGATGGATGTGGTCGGGTTCGATTCGGCTGCACCATCCATTATGTCCGATTTCATCCGTGGAGATTTCTAAAACTGGGTAGGGTGGATGTGGGGGCGTAGCTGTGGTACGTTGGCGTATTATTCGCAGTAATACGCACGGGTAGCAATATCTTGTGCCGCGTCCACCCTACACAGTTTTTGCTTTTTGACAATTTAGGGGATCATAGATACGCCGTTATGCGTTATCTAAGTCTAATTAGCGATGAACAGGGGTGGCAATGCAACACCAAGTCGAAAGACGTTGCCGTATAAACAGGATGGTCGGTGGTTAGACTCCACCCATTTGCATGTGTATACCAACACCGTGAGTACGGATTATTGCAGAGGGCAGGGTATGGATTCGTAAGAAATAATATTCGCGGTATTATAAGCTTACTACCATACAAATCGTCGCGAGACGTTGCGATGCAGTACGTCACAATATACTGCATACAAAAATCCGCATGACACCTTTTTATCATGATCCCCTATATTTATATTAGCTACGAGACGAACGTGTATCGTTAACGGATATAATTGGTTCGACCCCAATCACAGAATGTAACAATTCTGTGAACGTAATCATCTAGAAGGATGGTGGTTACATTCGGTGCGCATTTAAATTTGCTCGTAGTTTTCGCACGTGTAACATAACGGTTAATGTGCCACCTTGCCAAGGTGGAGACTGCGAGTTCGAATCTCGCCACGTGCTTATGAAATATTATGTATATGTTTATTTAGATCCCCGACATTCCGGTACCTAGGGGTTGACAGTAAAGAATCAGACGATTAAACTCATATTATGTCTACTTCTACCGTAACTTCGCCGGTCCGTCTCATTATGGTGACGACGGAAAACAATAATAAGGTGTATTCAATGACGCCTTCCGGTAACGGGGAGTTTCTAGCAGAATGGGGACGAGTGGGTGGTCCTTTGGCTACGAAATCATATCCGATGTCAAAGTGGGACAGCATTTATCGGGAAAAAGTTAAGAAGGGGTATAAAGATGTCACTCATCTGGTGAAGGCGACGACCAAAAAGTCCGGATATCAGCCTATCCCAGAGCCAGCGGTCGACAAACTGTTCAATACGCTGTTGACCTATGCGCGACGGTCAGTAACGGAAAACTATACGATTTCCTCTGATGCCGTTACCGCTGCACAGGTCAACGAGGCGCAGGGGTTTGTCGATCAGCTTACCGCGTTGGCTGCACTCGGCACGGACAAAGATCCGATCAATAAGTTGTTGGTCGAACTGTATATGGTGATTCCACGTCGGATGGCCAAGGTACAGGATCATTTGTTGAAGAATTCCGTGGTCAGCGATGCGGTGCTGCAAGAATTCCGTACGATTATCGATGGGGAACAGAAGACGTTGGACGTTATGGCCGGTCAGGTAAAACTGGCTGGTGCTGATGTAGACGAAGATGATGACGCACCGATCAAAACGATCTTGGATGCGCTTGGTCTTCTCGTCACGTTGGCGTCTCCGCAAGATATCGATATCGTGCGCAAGCATATGGCCGGTGATGCGCGAGAGTTGAGATCGGTCTATGTGGTGACACATCCGATGACGCGTAATAAGTATGAAGGCCATGTGGCGACGGCAGCAGTGCCAAAGACGGAACTGTTCTGGCACGGGTCACGAAACGAAAACTGGATTTCTATTCTGGAATCTGGACTCAAGATCCGTCCGTCCAATGCGGTGTTGTCTGGATCGATGTTTGGACACGGGATCTACTTCGCGGATAAGTATCGGAAGTCGGCAGGGTATACGTCTCTACGTGGGGCGCGATGGACCGGTGGTGGATCGTCAACGGCGTTTCTTGCCATGATGGATGTGCATGTCGGGAAGCAGTTTTCTATCCTGCATCATAGTTCAGAGTGTTATTCCTACTCGGAACAGGTTTTGCGGAAGAAAGGCAACTACGATTCGGTCTTCGCCAAGGGTGGTGCGGACTTGATTAACAACGAATACATCGTATATTCAGATAAGCAGTCCACCATCAAATATCTTGTCGAGGTAGGAACCTGATGCAACAGATCGCTACGAAACGGGAAGTGCGTGAGATTGCTCGTGCACTGATGACGCTCAACGGAACCACGACCAATCTGGACATCAAGAATGTACTGCGGTCGAAAGGATTCTGGGCCAAGCAGAGTCAGGTCCGCGATTTCATGCAGGAAGTGGTGACAGAGGACGCGGATATCACGACGAACGATAATGGCACCTACCGGTCATATTCACTACTCGCTCCGATTCAGGCTGTCGATACAGACGACGATGATGTGACTGATGACGTGGCGACACTGGATGATAATCTGGTGGATACGATGATTAAAATGATCATCGATCACGACAACGTCTGCGCAGATTACGAAGTGCGTGGGGCTGGTGGTATTGGTCCGACGTTGCAGTATTCGAACGTCACGCGGGGTCAGGCGAAGGCAAGTTGGGCATCGGCATCCGGTCATCCGTATGCATTCGCCCGTACGCGTAAACTGACGACTGCGTGAAGTCATGTGGATGTTGACGTTCATCCACACGACTATTATGTGGATGAACGTCAACATCGCTCTTGTGGCTCAGATGGCAACAGCACTACACTCGTAATGTAGCATTCGTAGGTTCGACTCCTATCAAGAGCATATGTTTCTCTACTTGGTGTTCATCATCCCGTTGTTGGTCATGGGGTTTCTGGTTGATTATACCCTAGACGAATATGACTATACTACGAAAAACGGGGGATATAAAGCGACTGCCGTATTTCTCGTAACGTTGGCAGCGTGGTATTTCGTCATCGAACCGGATGTCGCATCGATCTTGGCATGGGTCCGATCCAATGTGGTCACGCTTCTGGTTGCAGTGGCGGCGTATTTCGTGATCGGGGCGGTGTGGGGAGTGACCAAGTGGCGTTTATACCTTGGTGATCTGACGGAGTATATTCGCACTCGACTGGAAAACTACAAGACGAGTTATAGCATCGCTGTTAAATCGATGGATAAACTTCAGTTTCGTAGTAACATTCTATCGAAGGTATGGAGATCGGTAGAAGTAGCTGTGGAAGATGGTAACCCTGACTATGTGATCACATTTACTCCGCCACGTGTAAATGGTAACATGGATCTGGTGTTGCGATGGATGACGTTCTGGCCGGTGTCGATCACGTGGACGCTGTTGAATAATCCGGTGCGAAAGATCTTTATTTGGATTTTCCGATCCATGTCTGGTGTGATGCAGCGGATGGCAAACGATCAGTTTTCAAAGATCTAGATAGTTATATGCATGGAGCGGGAGGGTAGCGACGGATAGCTAGCCAGTCTCATAAGCTGTGAATTTGTGGGTTCAATTCCCACCCCCGCCATACGTAGTTTTTACCTGAGGATATACTATGGCATTTGTTGAAGTTATCGGAACGTTGACTATCCTAGCGGGTCAGAACGTCGCGACACAGAGTTTAAGTCAATCGGTATATGCCAAGTATGCAGCACTGTCGTTTATACCGTCTGGTAATTTGACTGGTACCGCAACACTGCGTGGCATTGCAGTTGATGCGGTATCATCGTCAGCGAACTGGGCAACGGTAAAGAGTCCTGCAGGAAATGTGGTAACGGTCACTGCGGGCAATAGTGCATATATTACTCATGCACCATATGATGCTCTGCAGTTTAGCTCGTCAGTGGTTCAGGCAGCACGGACATCGATTACCGTAGTTGGGCAGATTGGCGTCGTAGCAGCAGGGTCCGCAGCGTTCGCATAACGTATGAAATCGAAGTATTCTAAAGAATTACTAGCTCAGTTAGCGGCAGAGTCTAGATCCATAAACGAGGTATGTAAAAAATTAGGAGCGATACGATCTGGTGGAAGTTCGCATCGATGGGTACGTAAAAAGTTACAGGATTATGGTATAGATACGGCCCATTTTCTTGGTCAGAAATGGGCCAAAGGTCTATGTAGAGTAGAACTGCGACGTAACTCTGATGACGATATATTTTGCGTTAAAAGCAGATTAACCGGAACAAAACTTAGAAAAAGATACATACTAATTAATCCGGTGTATAGATGTGATATTTGTTTGGTAGATAGTTGGTTGGGACAATCTCTTAAGCTACACATAGATCATATAAATGGGATATGTGATGATAACCGGCTAGAGAATTTGAGATGGATATGTCCTAACTGCCATCAACAAACCGAAACTTGGGGATGGACGTTACTTAAGAGTAAGAATCAACGAACGGGTGGCTGAATGGTCAAGGCACGAGATTGCAACCCTCGCTTTTGCAGGTTCGATTCCTGTCCCGTTCTTTACAATTGGTCGCCATGATTTAGAAATGTGTATAACTTAATAGTAATGTTGACAAAACGGGAACGGTGAGCGATCTTACATTCAGATCTCGCTCACCTTTTTCTTTGTGACATATGGCAACCGACACACACGTTATCAAACGTACTGCCGAATATGCAATATTAATGGCAGAAGCCCGCACAGAATATTTAATCTGGGAACGGACGCAGAATTTTCCAGATACTGATGTGACCGACGAATTACAACCGCATTATTGTGGGTGTGGTACGGAAATTTTCAAAGCTGGAAAATGTATGCCGTGTCGATTGGCGGAACGTGAAAAGAAATATCCACCCTGTGCATGTGGCAACCCATATTTTTCACGTAATATGTGTAAGACGTGCTATTATCGAAATTATAGTAAGATGCGAGCGATGAAACGGTGACATAGAGTACAAATTAAATATAGGGTGATACGATACTTATAGTTGTACATCCACCCAATATTGAGTTTGAATTCATGCGCCCTAAAATCTTATTTATTTTGAAAAAAAGATTCATCCCATATGGTGATCCGGCAAATGATCTACCATATGCGTATCAGATGTCATCTGGGTTATTGAATTCTGCTATGTTTGTATGTAATATGTTGATTCGCTCCAACTTAGATGCAAAGCTCGTTGAAGTACGCGACAATAATGACATCGATAGAGAAGTTACCGCATATCGTCCGACGCATGTGATCATTGAAGCATATTGGGTTGTACCAGAGAAGTTTGAAGTATTAACTGCGCGCCATCCGAATGTGAAATGGATTGTGCGGGGTCATAGTGAAATTCCATTTCTTGCAAACGAAGGTATTGCGATGGATTGGACGCAGCGATACATTGAATATCCGAATGTGATCGTGGCATCTAATTCTACACAAGTCGTAGATGATTTTCGTAAGTGGTTGGCAATTCGGTTTCCTGAGAGAAATAAACGTGACATCGAAAAGTCTATCATCTATTTACCGAATTATTATCCTATCACGTTACATAAAACCCCATTTCGGTTGGATGGCAAGGATACCATCGATGTCGGATGTTTTGGTGCCGTACGCCCGATGAAAAATCATTTGATCCAAGCGTTCGCTGCCGTACAATTGGCGCAATCATTGGATAAGAAGTTACGATTCCACATTAATGCGTCACGTCGTGAAGGTGGTGGGGATAAACCGTTAAAGAATGTACGAGCGTATTTTCGTGATCTAGGCGATGATTATCAGTTAGTTGAACATGAGTGGATGTCACACACGGATTTCAAAAAGCTGGTCGCCACGATGGATATTGGGATGCAGGTCAGTTTTTCTGAAACGTTTAATATCGTCACGGCTGACTTTGTAGATATGGATGTGCCGGTGGTAGTATCGGATGAAATCAAGTGGATGCCGCATTGGTTTAAAGCTGATATGACAGAGACACAGCAAATCGTCAATAAGATGTTGTTTGCGTTGGCGTGGAAGAAATATCTACCATGGTTAAATGTGAATAAAAAAGCGTTGCATAAGTATGTAGAGAAGAGTGCAGATGTATGGATACGATATTTCACACCTCGGCATCACTTCCACGCATGGGCTGAGTAAGTAGATCTCTGAGCTATGCGATGTGATCCGTATAGCTCAGTGGTTAGAGCACTACCTTGACATGGTAGGGGCCATAGGTTCAAATCCTATTACGGATATCCAATGAAGCGATTGATATGGTGGGTATTGATGCTGTCAATTCCCTTGTGGATGCATCATTAGACCCTTGACAGATGAGCGGGATGGATGTACTATAGTATTATGCCAGTAGGGACCGGTTTGGCATCGGGGATTGTCTCATAAACAATATAAAGTGGGTTCGATGCCCACTGCTGGTACTATGCATATCATTCTAGCGGATCGAAACATCAAGATGGTGGACGCGTGGAAATCTGTATTTACAGCAGAAACCATGCCGTCCAAATCGGATGATCGGGTGACAATTTTTCATGGATCGGTGTTGGAAGATCCTACCTTCAGTGCGGAAGCCATCGTTAGTCCTGCTAATAGTTTTGGGTTTATGCGGGGTGGCATCGATGCGGCATTGTTGGAATATTTTGGAGAATCGGTCGAACAGAAGGTACGGGGTCGGATCGTGTCACAGTATGGCGGCGAACTTCTGATTGGTCAGGCGTTTGATGTTACGACCGATCATCCGAATATTCCTCGCTTGATCTGTGCACCAACCATGCGGGTACCGATGGAATTGCCGTCTGATACCGTCAATCCGTTTCTTGCTACACGTGCTGCGATGCGATGGGCGCGTATGCATGGAATCGAATCGGTCGTGTTCTCTGGAATGGGTACCGGGGCGGGTAGAGTACCCCATGAGACGTGTGCCAAACAGATGTTTCATGGAATTTTTGGAGTGTCGATCTTTCCACGTGTGCAGTTGGAGATGATGGAAGATCACTATACGTTGGTCAATCCAGCCCCTATCGTTTAACGGCTAGGACGCTACTTTGGTATAGTAGTAATATGGGTTCAATTCCCTTTGGGGGCGTTTTTCATTTTTTACGAGGGTAACATGAGTCGTCGCAGTGTACGCTGGAAAAAGGCAATCGCACAGGCCAACGGAGATGTCAACAAAATCATTCCACAGGGTGCAAAAGGACAGGGTAAGTGGTTGACCGATGCGCCGTCTGAATTGTTGACACAGAAGCCAAAGCCGGGGCAGGGACGTGGTAATACGTGCACCCTTCCGATGAAGCCTGAAAAAGAATCTCTCGTGAGGAAACTCAAATGAGCCGGTTGAAGGAAACGATCACAGATTGGATCGAAGAGGGTGCGGATATCATTGCACCCTTCATCATCGTGCTTGTACTCGGACTGGTCATCAAACTATATTCATACGTCGTGTGAATATAGTTATACCTCTGTATCACCATCGTTTCCTAAACGATTTCAGTGTAATTGGATTATGCGGGTTCGACTCCCGTCAGAGGTGCTTATGAGATTAAAAACATGTAGTCGTCATGAAGCTGAAACGCAGTACCCACTATCAAACTGGGGTATGATCAGTATAAACGATCCCGGTTCCGACTTTCCTAACCATAAAGACGGGTGGAAATCTATCGCCCTATTTTATGTTCCGGATGATAATTCCGGTTTCGATGAAGATGATCTGGTACGGGTAGTCAAGACTATCCAGCGATTCATGGAAGAAAAATATGATGGTATTTTGATACACTGTCATATGGGTGTAAGTCGATCCGTGGGCGTAGCTAAGGCAATATCAGATGTCTATAATATTCCATACCGAGCGAAGTTTTCTGGTAATACGACTATCTATAGACAGGTATATAATGGTCTACAAAACATCACCGACCCCACCGACTATAACTTGATTTTCAAGGGTTGACAGCAGGTTCATGATATGATAGGTTGTATGTGGAACAACGATCATGTAGCTCAACGGTAGAGCAGCGGGCCTCTAATCCCGACCGGTTGCGGGTTCAATTCCCGTCGTGATCTTAGGTGAGAGTAGTAAACTCGTGAGATTTACTGAATGGGGTCATTCCAGTCACACTTAGGTGGCTGCTTCCATTTTTCGCCCTCTCGCCTTGTTGGGTAGTACGCAGGTTCATCTTTTCATGGAGCATACCGATGTTGTAGATGTGACAAAAACGATCCGACACTACGTTTATACGCAATCTTACGTGGTGATCTGGAAATGTCTTCGGGCAAGTTAGCAGCACAAGCAGGACATGCATTCCTTGACGCGTTTTTACAGTGTCATGAGCGTGACCCTCCCATAGCTAACGCATATTTGGGAGATGGTCATGGAACCAAAATCGCACTGGTGGCTCCAACACTGGATAAGTTGTTGTGGGCGTATGAACAAGCACAGTTTCACAATATTCCGTGTGCACTGATCACAGATAGTGGTCACATTCACCCACCTCACTTCGATGGTTCTCCTGTTATAACTGCGCTTGGTATCGGTCCCATTACACGAGATCGTATCAAGTTTCTAACTAAACACTTCGCCTTAGTGCGATAACTCGGAGCATTATCATGTCGTTTTTTATCGATTCTATTACGTCGCAGCACGCCCGTCAGTTCCGTTTTCTGGGTAAAGCCATTGTAGGTGGTGGTGCAGTCGTCATGTTGGAAGACGTACTTGCCGCAAATCTCAACTTTACCACACGGGATGAGTATCTGGCATGGAAAGAAGTGTGGAAGGCTGCATACGCTGAAATCTCACAGGATGTGCGAGATCAGAAGCAGTTGAATAAGATGCCAAAAAACCGTACTCGCAAGATTGTCAACGAAAATCCACGTTCTGCCGCCTCACGAATTGCATGGGTCATGTTGGAACTGCGAGCGGCATCCAAGAAAAAGGCAGCACAGCAACGAGAAGAGGCTAGGCAACCGGAATATTTTTCTGCCTGATAACACCGTCTGATAATTGTGGAGTGGGCCTATGTATATGTGCATAGGCCCACTTCCCATATTACCATAAACTTTGGTATATTGATGGGAAGGACGCTGTATTACACATCAATATATACGAGGTTATAATGTCTGTAGAAGCGCATAATGTGGTGGCAGTAGATGACAAACATTTGTTGGCGGCATTAGAAGTTATTACATCACATGTTGGATCGAAGATTGAAAAACATGGACGCCGCGCATATGTGAGTCGACACGAAGGCTTTGGAATTATTATGGAAGAGGTATTCGAAATGACTACCGCGATCCGTGATAATGGTTCAAACGCCTTTTCTGATGAAGTCAAGGATGTGGCAGTTGGCTGTATCTGGTTGTTGGCTAGTATGATTGCCACAACGGAAGCGTTCGAAACATTGAAGGCAGAAGCCGAAGTCGGAAAGTAAACGTTTAAACCTTGGGTGGCTAATAACAAACCGAGCGTGTGTGCAGAAGACAGCCCACTTAGGACCGTGTTACGAACCGTTATTAGAAATCTTCTCGTTGAAGATGGCGTCAGGTCCACCCGTTTAGGTACTTTGGCTGAGTTCGGCTTAAGGCATTCGCTTGGAAAGCGAACGGGCGAGCAATCGTCCCACAGGTTCGAATCCTGTAGGTACCGCTTGCGATACTTGTAGTATCACATTACGTTATAGTATGATCAAAATTATCGGAGATATCCACGGCAACTATCGTGTCCTGATTGCAGCGGCTGATGTGGCGGCTAGTGAAGGCGCGGTGGCATTGATTCAAGTTGGTGATATGGGATGGAACCCGAATAACATCAGCTTTTTCAAAAAGTTTAAACCGCCAATCCCTGTCCTCGCCATAGACGGTAATCACGAGTATCACGATTACCTTGCCCAGTTTGCCACGGATACGTTGACGGAAGTCTATCCCAATCTGTTCTTTGTCCCTCGGGGATTTGTGACGGAGTTGGATGGTCGGAAGATCGCGTTTATGGGTGGTGCTGCATCCATCGATAAGGCACTGCGACTTCAGATGGGGTGGCACTGGTCGGAAGGCGAAAACATCACGGACGAAGAGATGCGTCGGCTTGACCATGTAGAGTCGGTTGATTTGTTGGTGACGCACGTACCACCCAAATCCATCATCGATGCCACGTCAAATCCGATGAATAAACTGCGGTTTGGCGTTCCCATTGATTGGGTTGATCCGAATTCGGTGTTGATCGAAACGCTGTGGAATCGACTAGGGAATCCGCTCACGGTGGCCGGTCACATGCACTACCCCGCGAGAGGATATAACTATCGAATTCTCAACATCGACGAAACGATGGACTTCTAAGAATCTACCCTGCGAATAGCGGGGTATTTTCTTATGTACTATGTATTTATAGCAATGATGGTATTGTCTATAAAGGAGTTATGTGATGGCAGAAACTACTAATGCGGTTATTGTAACAGATACAACAGGGTCGGTTCCTCCACCAAAACCCCCTGCACCAAAACCGGCACCGGTACCAGAGAAGCCAGTGGTATCGGAGAAGCCAGCGGTTCCTACTCCAAAGACGTTTACGGCAGAAGAAGTAAAGGTGGCGGAACGAATTGTCACACAACCGTATTATCGATTAAACTTTCGAACGCCCAATGGTCATATTCGGGCAGATATTACGAAGGAATTGGTACGACGATTGTCGATTGATTGGGGCGATTTATTACGCACGATTCCTAACTATCGATGGTCGACGGCTGAAGAAATTTTGGAAGCCATCTGGGCAGCAGAGCGAAAAAACATTCGGAATTCATATACTCGTACGCGGAAGCAGGTTGAGGATGGAATTCGGGCATTGTTAGAATGTGGAGTATTAGAAGAAAAACCCCATTGACAGATAGTTGAGGCTGGTATATACTTCTAGGTAACTACTCACTAGGAGACGATATGAAACTCGCCACCACACTTGTCTACAACGATGCCCTTCTACAGCGTGCGAAAGCATTTGCCATCAAGGCGCATGGGACACAAACGTATGGTGATGAATTTCCATATGCGATTCATCTTCAGGCAGTAGATAGCGTGATCCTTCGATTTTTCTCATATCGAAGTGAGTTGGTGACGGCACTGCGGATCTGTGCGTGGTTACATGATGTGCGGGAAGATACCACCGCAACATATGAAGAACTTGTTTCGTTCTTTGGTGAGGGTGTTGCCAACTGTGTTGAAGCCGTCACCGAGCCGAAAGGTGGGAATCGGAAGTGGCGACATGAACAGACGTATCCTCGGATTGTGGCATATGGGGATAACGCCATTATCTTGAAGTTGGCAGATCGTATTGCCAACGTAGAGAGTGGTGGGAAGATGGTGCAGATGTATCGAAAAGAACATGCAGAGTTCAAATCGATGTTGTATCGTACGGATATACCCGATACTGAAGATCCCGATTCGTTTTACGGGGCGATGATTCGGATGCAGAACCACCTTGACGACTTGCTCGTCAAGGTGTAAGTTGGTCCTTCGGGGGTGCCTTGGCTTCGATCAGGTTGCGAAGTGACGTTTGGCGTGTCGAGTTGATGGAAACTCGTAAAAATCTATCAAAAAACTTAACTGGCACTAACACTCGCCTTGCTCTCGCTGCGTAATTTGCAGTAAAGCACGTTCCGATGCCTCCGCTTGAGGGATAAGGAATGTATGACATCAAGACGCCTACACAGGATATGTTGCAGAATGTGTAGTAAGACCAAGCAACATACTCTCGGCTCCATTTGTCGATTTGGATAAGTCGAGAAAATTGAAAATCGACTACACACGTAGAAGGATGTTGTTGTAGTATATCTGAGACTTGGGTTCGACTCCCAACACCTCCATTGTTCATTTTCGGCAGTCTCCACGTGGTGAGTGTGTGTACACTGGCGTTAAACTATACCACCCAAATCATAAAAAAGGAACGACCGATCCGTTATATACAGCATCGTTGGATCGGATAGATTCGTCACGCGGATACGAGTTGGATAACATTCAGTTTGTTAGCATCGCTGCAAACCATGCTAAAAACAAGATGACGCATGACCAGATGGTATCGTTCTGCAACATACTTCGTTCCAGTTCTCTTTAACCGGAATTTATCGTGGCAACACCGCTTTTAAATCTTCGAAAAACATCGGTCGTTGATGCTGACGTAGCTGAAGATGGTCCTGTGATGGGATCATCTGTTCAATCAACTCAAAATAACGTGCGAGTTGGTATGAATATTTTGCGAGGAGCGCACGACCACGGTCAAAATCAGATTAACAGTATCGATGAAGATATTGCGAATCTTCTCAAGAAACTACATGAACTACAGCGTGACAAAGCGTTTACACAAATCATCGTTGATGTGGCCGCAGAATACTATGGTGGGGCAGATCGTCCCTCTGGAACGTATTCAGTGTCAACTTCCTTTCCTACGCTAACGGAATAATCCCGCATAGACGTAGTAACTGAAAGCCACCTCAATATGGGGTGGCTTTTTATTTGGAGAATAACTATGTCTATCCAGACTATTTATGGGAAGGTTATAAAGGTTATTTGTAGCACGCATACGGTGGGGCAGTTGATTTCGGCGCAAAAATACGCTATTCTGTTTACACGATCCTTATCGTCTGAGCAGCGTGAAATTATTGTACCGAAACTCAATATGGTAATTGCACGGCAGCTAAAGCGGATGAATCCATGAAACGTAGCGTTCACAAACTCACAGCAAAAGAAGCTGAATCTGCATCAGGACGAATCGATCTGGCGTGTTCGGAATGCCGTCGAATGGTATATGATGTGGCGGGGTATGTGAAAGCGGTGACATGTTGGATATGCGTTGCACAGATGATAGATCCACCCGCTGTTGTAGAAAAGAAACCGTTGGAAAAACGTCCTAGAGGATGGCAGAAGAAAAAGGAGTACATTTCTCCATCAGGACTGGTATATCATAGTGGTGTGCTGGTTGATGCATCACATCCGGTGACTACAAAGGTGTCGGCTAAAATAACCTCAGCAGGAATGAAACAATGCAAGTGACACAACCTATCGTTTATCCTTTCTCATTAGAGAGTTTACCGAGCTTTATGCAGACTCACGTCGAAGTCCTTGATGTGTTTATACTAAAGCGGTTGATGGTAGCGATCCGATCTGACTGGGATGAAACTATATTATTTGTGATTAAGAATACAGATAATGTAGCAAAGATTGTTCGCGCTGACTATGCAATGAAACTTTCGTATTTGAAAGAGTCGTTCATAAGCAGAGAGCAGTACGAGTATGCACAGTTGGCTGATAAATACTTACGTAAACACTTAGCACAAGTCCTCATAGAAGAGACGAAATATAGGGAGTAGTTATGTGGGAGAGACACAGGTGTGAAGTTCTAAACTTAACATACGAGCGATTAAAGCCGGTTTCATTTCGACGGGCACTGCAGTTGGTTATCAAGGGCAAGGCAACGCTGCTAGAAGAGCATCCTACGCTGTGTTTCCGCTCGTTTGATGATATCTATCCAGTGCCGGTTCGGATCGTGCTGAAGAAGATGGTGAAGGCCGGAAATCAGCACGTGCCCGCTATGGTGAACAATCGTAACCTGTTTCTCCGCGATAACTACACCTGTCAGTACTGCGGTCGTCACAAAACCGAACTGTCAAATAAGGAATCGTTGACCAGAGATCATATTCATCCACAAGACAAGGGTGGTCAGGACGTGTGGATGAACTTGGTTACGGCATGTAATCGATGTAACAACAAGAAGGGTAATTCCCTGTTGGAAGATACCAATATGAAGTTGTTGACGCCACCTCGGGTTCCAACGACATATGAAATTCAACATCGAATGCACATGGAACGTAAATAAGTAAACGGGGACATCAACACGGTGTCCCCGTTTTACTTGCGTAGGGGTGCAAAATTTTGTATGTTTTGTGCATCACCTTCAAGGAGTATTATGTCAATTGTCGCATTTGCAACTGCCTGTATGACCCAACTGGAAGATCCCGCACAGGCCGAAGCGGACTTCACAGAATTGTTGGAGTTGGTCAAAACTACGTTTGGTACGTCCGATCCAGACCGAGCGGATAAACTAACGCTGCTATATACGGATCTGAAAGATCGGATCGTGCAATCACCCGCCTCTACCCGCTCATATTTTCACAGTGCCTATGCCGGTGGATATGTTTCGCATATTCTGCGCGTGACAAAGTTGGCGGTGTCCATGGCATCGATGTATAAAAAGAATGGTGGACATGTCACGTTTACCAAGGAAGAACTGGTATTTGCGGCGTTGAATCATGATTTGGGTAAGCTTGGAAACGATGAAGCTCCCTATTATGTCAAGCAGACAAGTGATTGGCATAAAAAGACGTTAGGCGAAATGTTCAAGAAGAATGATGAAGCGCCATTCTTCTCCGTCTATGATAATACCATGATGTGGCTAAATCAGTATGGGATCTCATATACGACTAACGAGATGTTGGGTATCAAGTTGGCAGATGGTAATTATGATGATGCCAACAAGAAATACTTGATGAACAACGACCCATTTCCGATTCGTACCGCGTTACCGTATATTTTGCATTGGGCGGATCATATGGCGACCATTATTGAAAAACATCAGGTATTACAGCTTTTGGGCGATGATGAGTAAAAAAAATACCCCAACCTATTTATTTGGGTAGGGATTTACTTTAACCGGAGCGTACAATGGCGTGTTGTGCATTTTGTAATCTGTTAATCTGTTCTCAATGTGACGAACCAACGTCTTCTAATAGTCAACCAGAACCTTTTGCTGCCTAACCGGGGGTGATCCTTCAAAGGTTTCTTCTTGACTTATAAACAAACAGGGGATGAAAATCCCCTGTTTCTTTTAGGATAACACATGTTTGTATATATTGTATTGTTCACTGCGTTACTAATTGCATCATGCGCTGGTTATTTTTCAATAACTGGAATAGGTCAGTTATTTACGGGTGCGACTATATCGGCAATGATTATGGCGACGGCTTTAGAAGTTGGAAAGCTCGTCGTTGTTTCGTTTTTATATAGACGGTGGCAACATATTAGCAAACTGTTACGTATATACTATGTCATAGCATCGATTGTGCTGATGAGCATTACGAGCGTGGGCGTATATGGGTATCTGTCATCTGCATATGCCGCATCTGCATCAGGAATAACCTCGACTGAAGCGCAGATTGCAGCTATTTCCTCGCAACAACAATCATTGCTGTCATCGAAAGATCGTTTGAGCACTCAGTTAGTCCAATCAACCGCATTGCTCCGTCAACAGGAAAATCGATTGGATGGGATGGTGGGAAAGTCTGGATTCATTACACAGCAGAAAACTGTGCAGCAACAAAATACGCAAGTAGATAAGCTACAATCTCAGCTTATGGCAGTGTCTACTACGTATGATAGTTTGCAGTTTGAAGCAACTCGCCTGAAATCCTCCATTTCCACGTCATCCAAAATCGGTACATTTTATTATGTAGCAGACATGTTAGGCGTACCGTTAGATACTATTGTGCGATGGTTTATCCTGTCTATCGTATTAGTATTTGATCCGCTATCGATAACACTATTGATTGCATATAATTCATTACGCGACACCTCTATCAATACCCCTATAAATCGGGATATATTACCAGAAGCGCCATTACCGGAAGATCTGATCCTACCTGTTGTAGAAGCGATTGATACTCCAACAGACGTAGTTCAGCCACCACCAGAAGAACCTCAATTGACAGAGGACGAACTGAACTTTCGTAAACGGTATGGTATTAATATCGGAGAGTAACTATGCAGGTATCGGTTATTGTAGGCACTCACAATGAAGTAGAATATATTCCTTCATTGCTGGATAATTTGGTTGCCATCACAGAGGCGGCACCATTTGAATCTGAAATTATTGTAGTAGATGATCACTCGGATCATCCTAGTATATTAGACGCATTTAACAAGCATCGTGATAAAATACATGTATTTTCCCATGCCGTAAATGGGAATTTTGGTGCACATAAAACGTATATGTCATCACTGGCGTCGGCCCCATGGATTTTGAATTTAGATGCTGACGAGGCGATTTCATTGGATCTGTTTTGTTATTTCAAAGATTTGATCGATGCTAATCCTGACTACGACGCATATGCCATTCCTCGCGTCAATCTGATTGATGAACTACCGCTATGGTATGTGAAGGAATGGGGCTGTAGCGTTACGTCATTTCCAGAAATTTCGTCCGTGCATCATAAACCGGTGCCGATGGATCAAGTTGCCTTGTGGGTAAATTATGGGTTGATACAATCGGAAACAGATTCTGAGATAGTCATTCGTGATCCGGTCGTAGCGTGGCCAGATTATCAGGTGCGTTTATATAAAGCAGATCCGGCCATCGTGTGGTCAAAAGCTGTGCATGAACAATTGACAGGATACAAAAATTTAGGCGTGTTGCCACCAGAACTTGAATATGCATTGTGGCATCAGAAGACCTTCGTCCGTCAGCGAGCACAGAATCAATCCTATTCATCTATGAGTACATTATGATAATACTACTATCTGTTATTCTAATTCTATCGTATCTATTATTTGGGTTCATCATTTTCAATCTATTGCGTAAAAACGAAATAATGGAAAAGATGATATATGATCGTGACAACATGTTATCTGCTATTAATGAAAAGATTGTTGTTGCGGTTGCGAGTATGCGGGCAATCGATTTACGTGGTGCATTTGAAGCTACTGATGAAGTAGGAGGAGTGTTTAAGACGATGTTGGCGATAGTAGATTCGTTAAATGCATTTTTTACTGAGGAAGATAATGACAACAACTGAACCGAACAACAAAGTATATTTTACTGAGCAGACCCAGAAAGCAATTATCGCATATAATGAGTCGTTTGATTCCGTAGAACGTGAGAAGATCTACATTGATCATATCCAATATCCGCTGAATAAGCTGGCTGAGAACGTCATCAATCGTTTTAAGTTTCCATATTTACAGCAGACCCAATCCTTTGAAGAGACAAAGCGACAAGTTATTTCGTACTTAGCTATCAATTTATCAAAATACACACAGGATAAAGGTAAAGCATTTTCATATTTTTCTGTCATCGCCAAAAATTATCTCATCCTACACAATAACAACGCATATACGCAACAGAAGCGATCTATTTCGCTATATGATTGTGATTCGTCTAACGTGTCGATAGAAGAGATGTTGTCATTGGAAGCTCCGGATGAACGACGTGGTGATGATGTGGTTGAATTCGTGGCGCTGTTAATCGATTATTGGCAGAAAAATGTCAACCGTATCTTTAAAAAACAGCGGGATGCCGAGATTGCCATGGCGGTAGTAGAGCTAATGAAGAATGCCAATGGGATCGAAAACTTCAATAAAAAGGCATTATATATCATGATCCGAGAGATAACGAATTGCAAAACGTCGTATATCACGAGGGTGGTGAATAAGATGCGAGATATCACTGCATACCAATATGAAGAATTTATGGAATATGGTACGGTAGGACATCGTACAAAATAGGGTATAGTCCTATTTATTAGAATGGGGTATATTCTATGAAAGACACTAAAATATTTGACGATAAAGATCTATCCGGTCTATTGAAGGATGTGTATTCACATTCACAGAGCAGACGGGCAATTTTAACCGATGTCATTGATCAAATCCGTAAAATGATTTGTGATCTAGACACCGCAGTCATGCTTGCGCCAGTGCTTAAAGAATATCTGGATGTACTTGGTAGAAATGACGAACACTTGCTTAAAATTGCGACGGTGGTTCAGCGAATTATTGCAGCGGAATCTGCCGGTGGTTCTGGGGATGTGAGCGAGATTCTTAGTGCTGCAGAACGTCAGGCACTGCTAAAGGCGGCTATGGTTGACTTAGAATCTGGGTTGGTGGAGATTGAATCCGTGCAACCGGCTAGATTAGTGGAGAAGACCGATGGGAAATAATGGGCGACGGATCATTAATCCATTGAGTGCCCATAATCCATTCAGCCCTACCGATGTACTTGGTCCTAGAGTTGAGACGGACCAGATTATAGAAGCGGTGGTACTGGATGTCATTGTTAATGATTCCCACCCAGAATATAGCGTCGATGGTTATAATATCGGTGTGATTAAATACCGAGCATTGAAACATCAGTCATACCGGAATGATGCCCAATTACACTGGGCGTTCCCATTGGAAACAAATTATTCTGAATATCCGATGATCAATGAGATTGTGCATATCATACCGTCGTTAAACAGAACGTATTATACTCACAAAATAAATACCTCTAATCGGGTAACGTCCCATCCGATGGTTGGAATTGAGGCGGAATTACAGTCGCCCGTGGATGATTCTACACGGGCGCAGTCGTTTAAACAGTCTGTGTCCAATCCGACAAAGGTAGGTGCGTCCGATCCGGCCAATCGATTGGGATCGTATTTCGTCGATCAAGAAAGTGTATATCGGTTACGGCACGATGAGGGGGATGTCATTTTTGAAGGTCGTTCCGGCTCATCAATACGACTAGGGGCGGCATGGACCAATGAACCTAAATCTACCTTCAAATCGTCTGTAAAGGACCAAGCGGCCAATTTACTACTACGAGTGGGGCCATGGGCGTCGGCTCCTAGATCGTGTCCGTCTAGATATGGGTTGGTTAAAGAGGATATCAATGAAGACAAGTCATCGATCTATCTAACTGAAGACCAAATCGTCCCATTAACCTATGCGACGAAAGGAAATTCGGTCCATGGCGCGTCAATTGATGAATTTCCTGCCAAACTTGATAAAAACCAGATAATTATAAACACGGATCGGTTCGTAGTAAATACTAAGACCGATAAGATTTTTGGATTTTCTAAGAAAGGTATTCACTGGACAACGGTAGTAGATTTCACGGTAGACGCCGGTCGAGACTACGTATCTAAGATCGAACGAGATACTAAGGTAACTATTGGGCGTGATATGTTGTATAAGGTCGGTCGTAATACCATTTTTGATACAAAGGGGTTTGTAGAATCGACGGCTGGAAGTCGGCATTCGTTTATTTCACCGAAAGTATATGTAGGTATGCGGTCAGATGAAACTGAGCCAATTCCGGCAGGAGCTACGTTGGCAAAGTTTCTAGAAGCGTTTATCGATGCACATTTAACGAATGCGGCGTCCCACGTAATTACATCGATGGGACCGGGGGTATTATCTCCAAAAGTTATTCAGGCATTGACTAAGTTAAAGGTTGATGTGGCGACTGGTAAATTTGCATCGTTTAATAGTTCAGTGGGATACATTAAAAAATGAGGACTGTTCATGTCTAATAAAAATGATCAACTAGTACGTTTAGTTGAAGCAATTGTACGAAAAGAAATGAAGCGAGTATTGCCAACTATTCTACCAAAACTCATTAAAGAGTCTTTGGCGGGTATTATCATGGAATCCCATGTAACCATGGAACCGGATGACATCGATGTTGTAGACAATTCTCATAAGCGTAGAACATTGATGGAAAGTACGTCTGGGTATGAACCGTATCCTACCATGCCAATAACGCGTAACGAGATTGCACAAAACTTCCGTGCTAGTCATGGTGCAGCGGGTCGGGAGAACCTTAATATTCCAACCAAGGCATTGACGGAAAGCGGTAATCAAATTCCTATTCCACCTGAAGCGGTGCCGGATTTCATCATTAGAGCAATGAACAAGAATTACTCTCAAGATTTAAAGACGGTGAACTCGTTGGCACCGAATTTCCGCAACAATGGCTACTAAAACTCTTGGATTAGTTCTCCCATTAGAAAAAGGATATGGTGGGTATTTTAACTCAACTACGCAGGTTATGGAGCAAATGCGATCTAACCTGACGAATCTATTGTTAACGAAAAAGGGTGAACGGATGATGCAACCGACGTTTGGATGCGACGTTCACTCTTTATTGTTTGAGGCACAAACTGACAATACTCAGGCAGATGTGCGTGCTGCAATTGCATCTGCAGTGCGTGAATGGATGCCGTTCATTATTGTTGATTCAGTTACGACGACATTGCAGCAAGATGTCAATAAAGTATTTGTAAAGATTGTATTTCGGCTATCGACAAATGAAGGCATAACAGACTCTATTGTTTTGGTATACTAATGGCTATTCGTAGATTAGATCGTTCATTCATTCCTGTGAATCGCGATATCAAATATCTCAATAAAATCTTCCCGCAATGGAAGCAAAGTTTTATTGATTACGCAAAAGTGTATTTCCCAAATTCATATACCGATTTTAATGAAGCATCGCCGGGAATGATGTTCATTGAAATGGCGGCATATTTGGGAGACGTACTGGGATATTACATTGATACGCAATTCAAAGAAAATTTAATGATTTATGCGCAAGAAGAAGATAACATTCTTGCGATTTCTCAAGCGTTTGGATACAAGCCTAAGCCGAGTACGGCGGCATCTACCATTTGTGACATTTATCAGTTATGTCCCGCAAAAAGTCTGATTGGTAATTTTGCACCAGACGAACAATATTTTATCAAAGTATCGCCCAATGCAATAGTCACGGCACCAAATTACGGTGGAATTGCATTTCGAACGGCAGATCTGGTAGATTTTGCCGATCCGACGAACCGAGAGATTACGGTATATGCAGTGGATGGTAATAGTAAGCCATTGATGTATTTGATTAAGAAAGAAGTACAGGTCATCGCAGGAGAGATCAAAACCTATACGATTACATTTGGCGACCCACAGAAATTTTCAAAGGTTCGGTTGCCGGATGACAATGTGCTAGGTGTGCTATCGGTAACGGATACTAGTGGAAATACATGGTATGAAGTAGATTATTTGGCACAGGATGTGGTGTTTGATGCTCGTGAGAATACGTCTGCGACAGTCGTAGCTGGTGAAGGTGTTCCACCCGCATATACGATCCGTATCAAACGTACACCCCGTCGTTTTGTCACTCGATATAATGATGCATTTTTACTAGAATTGCATTTCGGATCGGGTTTATTGGACGATACAGATTCGACGGTAAATCTTGATCCCTCCAAAATTGCCAACTCTGAATACTATTCAAATTCAGCATCAACTACATTAGATCCCTCCGATTTCTTGTCATCTCGTTCATATGGACTGTCTCCATCGAATACTGAATTGACCATAACCTACGTAGTGGGTGGTGGTATAGAATCAAATGTGCCGTCCAACAGCATCACCAAAATTGATACGATTGAACCCTTAAATTCTAGAGATGCGTTTGCCGCGACAGAACGTGCGTTGTATGACGACGTTGTAGCATCGTTAGCCGTGAATAATCCTGCACCCGCTACCGGTGGTCAGGGGCGAGATTCTATTGAAGAAATACGTCAAAATGCATTGGCATACTTCAATTCACAAAATCGTGCGGTGAATGTACAGGATTACATTGTGCGTGCATATTCCATGCCGCCTAAGTTTGGTGGAGTGGCTAAGGCATTTGTGACGCTGGATGACCAGATTAATGGCATCCTACGTAACACCAATGCTCAAGCTCCCATCAATGGTGAATTTGTCATTGATAACGTTGGATCTAACGTAGTTAATTTGTATGTACTAGGATTTGATCAGCGTAAAAAATTGACGCGTCTCAACTCTGAAGTAAAGAAAAACTTACGAACGTATATAGATCAGTATAGATTGTTAACTGATGAAGTGCGTATTTTAGACGCCTTCCCGGTAAATATTGGTGTAGAATTTACCGTGATCTGCTTCAAAAATGTGAATATGAATGAAGTGTTGGCGCGTTGTATTGATTCCATCAAGCAATTTTTTGACATTGATAGATGGCAAATTAACCAGCCGATCATTCTAAATGATGTGTATCTAGAATTGGCGTCTGTTGATGGAGTGCAATCTGTTACGTCGTTAAAAATTGTTAACAAATACAGACATTTGCACGGATTGGATTATGAAGAATATCTATATGACATCGATTCCGCCACTGAAAATGGCGTAGTATATCCGTCATTAGATCCTTGTATTTTCTTCTTGAAATATCCAGAGCGTGATATTGTGGGGAATGCAAAACAATGATTCGTCAATTTCTTCCAACAAAAGATGCATCCGTATACAGTGAATTTCCAACGCGAAATACGGGCATCGATGAAATATTAGAAATCGGAAAGGCTGAAGATGGCGCAGATTCAATTCGTAGTATAATTGCGTTTGATTTTGCAACTGTCCGATCATTGATAGCGAGCGGGGGTGAGTGCATCCTTCGTTTACAAACCGCATTGGCACAGCGCATCCAATTAGATCAGCAGATAGAGGTGTGTGCGTATACCGGCTCGTGGACTGAAGGTACGGGGTATTTCTATCAGGACTTGTATCAACTCCCTAATGGAGTAGTGTGGACGGATTTATCGGCCTCATTTAGCCCAACGTCGTCATTCACGACACCTGAACCATGGACAGATCTGCAGCTTGATGTGACTAGTTTAGTTATGACCGGTTCAGCGTCTGGGCTACTATTACAATTCCCATCGGCCAGTGAGTCGGATATCAACAACAAGGGCATCATTAAGGTGTTCTCTAAGAATACCCATACCATCTATGCGCCGATATTAGAAGTGCGATGGACCGATCAAGTCTATGCGACGGGATCACTGTCATCCAGCTTGAATAAAACGTTGCATGTGTTTCCACATTCATTACAAACGACGTATAGTCAAAATGAATTGGTCACGGTAGATTTAACGGTACGAGAAAAATATCCGTTAAAAACATTTGCAAATTACCTAAATCCATTTGCCAATAACCTATATCTACCATCATCGTCATATTTCAGTGTTATCGATGATGCTACTGGATTTGCCGTTATTCCGTTCAGTCCATATACAGCGATTCATCAAGGACCGTCTGGGTCATATTGCCAATTCAGACTTGATAATATGAGTCCTCGTAGATTTTATCGGTTAGCATTTAAAATTGTTGAGTCGGGTAATGAACGAGTTATTGACAACAACTTCATTTTCTCGGTGAAGTAATATGGCTAATTTTGAAGGTCTACCGTTAGATGCCGTTTCACAAATCCGTCATCCAACGGAAGTATTTACAGATGCGTATTTAGAAGATTCTATCAAATTTGATCCGGATGATCGATTTGATCCAATGTCTGCTACTCCACAGGTATATTCAGTTCCTGTCGTCACGCGAGATTTGGGAGACTATTTGTTGGTAGATTTGAACGCCAAAAGTGAATTGGTGTTTCCGATTGCCACCACGGCTCGGGTCATTAATCGATCAGATTTTTTGCGTGTGATTGACACGGAATTTCGATCCTTTGGGGTGAGTGATAATGCCGAACCAGCTTAATTTTCCAGACAAACTGATCAGTACGCATTTTCAACGTCCAGAGCGATTATCGAAACTGGACTTGAATATTATGCAAGTTGGTACCAAGCAAGTATTATTTGGTACCACGGGTAATGATATTGTAGAAATCTGGATATACAACGGTGATGGTACTATTTCTGGGCATATGAATTTAGCTCCTACCGATCCCGCACTCAGTCTAACTACCTACATTGATCAACCGGGACCACAGGAACTGTTGAATTTGGACATGGTAGACATCTTAAATCGGATGGCTATTCAACCGGGGCGATATGCCATTGTTGCAAACTTCTTCAGAGATGAGGTTGGGTCTGAAGATGGGTACAAGCTGTATATTTCGGATATTTCTACGGATCGGCTGGAAGTTAGAATTCGACCGGTTAAGGCAACTGGTCAGGTTATCAAAGATATCTATGAATTTGTAACCCCGTCTGTACCCAAATTTTATGCCAATGCATTACTGTCTCAGACCTTCAATAAATCGCTGGATGCTGAGCCGGATGAAATTTTAACGTGGTCGGCATTTCGTACACAATTAGATCGTCACATCGAACCTACCATGTCTAAAGTGCGATATGCCGATAGAGAAGTAGAATTGCAATCTATTTATAATATACTGGTTGATCGGGCATATGCTAGAGCTTTGGATAAAATGGCAGATGATACGTTGAATTTGTATGTTCAGCAACCGGAAATAGAGAATTATGTCATTGCCGCATTGACAGAAATTATTGCTGAGATGACAACGGCTGGTGAAATTGACCCTCATTTTGAACTAATATAATGGCATACACTGACGCATATTTACAACAAGTCGCCCAACAAAATAACATACCACCAGATTATGTGCTGATTCGTACGACTTCTGGTGGGGCAGTTTGGGTATCTTCAACTCGACCGGATGTTATTGCTCTGTATCAGAGCGGTCAGTTAACGGGTGAAGAGGCAGCACCGGGAGGTGTGTTTCTTCGTCTATTGCCGGATAATCCGCAAGCTAATTTAATTTTGCTACCGGATGTGCCGTTTATACCACGTGCACCGAATGCATACGTATATTCTGATGATGAGTTGCGTCAAATTGCCACACAAAGTAATGTACCACCAAATGCGGTGTTGATTCGTACAACCTCTGGCGGCGCGGTGTGGGTATTGCCACAGTGGCCCGACGTTATTGCAAAATACATTAGCGGTGAATATACCGGTGGATTGTCCGAATCGGCTCCTGCAGGGGTGTTTCTACGACAATTGCCGAACGACGTATACCAACAGGATGTGCCGGTGGTAGTGAATATGCCTACACCATCTACACCTCCCGGTAATACTGGTGGGTCGACTAATGGGGCAACTACTCCACTACCAGTACAAACCAATCCTCGCATTAAAGTTCCATCCGTACAGTATTTGCCTAGATTGTCGAATTCGTATGTGTTTACGGATGCTGAAATTCTGCAGAATACCGACAATCCTAATGGTACCGTGGCACAGTGGCAAAAATTGACGGGTATCACTCCTACAATTATTCGTACCACGTCGGGTGGAGTAGTATGGGTAGATGGCGTGAACTATCCAAACGTAGTGGCGCAATATATCAATGGTACGTTGACTGGTGGATTGAACGAATTTTCACCATCTGGCGTAGTATTGCGCGATTTACCAGTAGACGTGTTTCAGATGCCACCAGCGGCTCCAACACCGACACAGCCACAGCCGCCCCAGATCCCCCGTCCACCCGATCCAACGACGCCGACAGTACCAACGACACCAACGGTACCAACGACGCCTACAACTCCGACTACGCCTACAACTCCGACGACGCCGACGCAACCACTGCCACCGGTCAACCTCAATAATGTTGTTCAAGTATCGTCGCGATTGATTGAGCGTGAGTATTACAAGTCTACTATGATGCAAATTCAACCGGAAACGCTGTTGTTCAAAAATGTATCATCAACAGTAGACGCTACGGTTGCCATTAAAACTGTTGCGGGTGTGGTATTTACTCCGCAGACATTTGCACTGAAGGCGGGTACTACTAAATCGGTGGTGGTAAGTTTTGATGTGGTGGAAGTTGATAAATTTCAAGAAGGACTCAACTCTATTACGGCAGTAGTAACATTAAATTCTCCATCGGTTAGCGTATAATCATGGCACTTGAACCGTCACGAGCCGTATTGATTCCATGGCGAGATCCAGAACGATCCTTTCGCGCATCAAAATTTACCGATGTATATACGATGACTACGAGCGCACAACGGTTTGATATTACGTATGTCATTGGCACTCCATATACTGCTACCTATGGCATCGCTATCAAGAATAATGCTATTCAACATAGTATTGAATTGGTGCCGAGTATTCCATCGTATTTACAGACAAACATGCCATCAAAAATTGTCATTGCTCCACAACAAACCGTACAGTATACCTGTTCAGTGAACAATGGTGGCATTAAGAACCTCATCATTGCACGAAAATTACAAGTGCAGGATGTGATATTCTTTACTGGGAAGGTGCTTGGGGTGAATGGTCCGGTGTATGTATCTACTCAAAATGAACGTCCTACCGTACCACCCACAGAGCGCCCACCTACCGAATCTCATACTCACTGGTCGTTTGTGCCTGATAACATTGTGATAAAAATTCGCGTTAAAAACATTTCTGAAGAAACCGAATGGCCACGCTAGTTCCTTCTCAAGTTTCCGGATATCCCGATTACGTAAATTTACCGCAGTCTACTCGCGATCTGTTGTTTAATTTCGCGAAAAGTGATCCTGCGTTAGCGGCACGTTTTATTCAATTGACACCAGAACGGGTGGCATTGATGCAATCGTTGGCGTTAGATTCTGCATATGGTAATATTGGTAGCAGTGGTGATCCAAAAAATGGTGTGCCATTCTTGGGCGGAAACGGGTTTATTTATCTAGTCGATCCGGCTGCAAAGGATACGATGACGTTGTTATTACAGCCAAGTATTCGTGATTTTGATATCACAGACGGTCCAGAATTTGTTGGGGTGTTTTTGGCTACCGAGTGGGGTGTATATACGCCGAACGGGATGTATCCATTTGGTGATGGGGTAGACGGACGTGGATTTAAATGTATTCCATTCGGTCATAGAACAAATGAACCGGTTGTGTTGGTACATCCGCCAATTGATCCAACTGCGCCGATTCCACCAACCCCTACAACTCCTCCGGTCACCAATTCTAACATCACGATCAATATTCGTGTGCGGGCATTACCGGCAAATCAAGATGCGACTATCAATGTTCGTGTAAATGTATTTCCTGCTAAAACATTACTAGAAGGTCGCACCGAATCAATTCCAACGTCGTTATTTTGCGTACCCATTCCTATTCCAGCAAAGAATAGCATCATTGCAGATTTGCGAAATAAAATTGGGTCAAAGGTTGCATCGTTCTATGACGAAGATCGTGCGTTAAAAACGATGTTGAATTTTGGTAATGACTATCAGGCAGTGATTACCAATTGGAAATATGATCCGGCTGATGCAACGAATGCTACTGTGTTAGCAAAATTGTATCGTCCGCTACCAGAAGATGTAGTTGAAAAGAAAACATTGTGGATATCCAGAGAAATAACACCGACTGTTATTGATCGGGTACATACTGTATTTATTCCAGATGCACCCACGTTATTGTATTTGCGTCCACCAAATAAAAACATTGATGTAACAGGTCGATCCGGCCATAGCATATCCAATGTAACTAGTGAAAACCTATTTTCATCTAGTTTGTTTGATATTATAATGCCGTCTGATCCTGTATTGGAAGAATGGTTTACCTTTGATGTAAATTCATCAGAGTTGAATGTTGACTATTCAGATTATCGCAACTTTGTGTTCTTCAGTTCTGCAGAAGAGCGATTGAATGCGTTCCGTCAAAAGATGTCAACTATTGAGAATCTAACTGATATTCTCGTATTACATTCCGCATCATTAGCAGGAACGGGATCTGCCCATATCACGGGATCGAACGTATATACTGCGCTAGAAAATATTGCAGCGCAGCGATTAGATACCTTACGATCATTTGATGGGTATGAACGATTCCTGTATTATTCGTCCGATACCCCGTATTCATCGTCGTTGACCACCAACGATTATCAAGATTTGTTGTACTATAATGCCGATGCGACGTGGCCGAAGACTGGTACTACAAATGTAACGGTTGCATCTGCCGCATCATGGTTTGCCGATCAGGTGGCCATTGCACGGGAATATGATCGATATAATCAGGATCGATTGGCGAATAATCTCCCTGAATACTTGCGTGAAGACAGCAATTCAACCGAGTTCTTGAAATTCATGGACATGGTTGGACATCAAGTAGATTTAGTTAAGCAATACATTAAGCAGATGAGTTTGATGTATGATCGATCCAATAGTGCTACAGAGGGTATGTCACAAGATGTGGTATGGAATGTGGCAGATTCTTTTGGTGTGGATCTTCCAAATCAGTATGCAATCAAGAATCTGGTAGACTACACGATTGGTGAAGTGGGTGTAGTAAGTCCTACCGTATATAGAGAAGCGGCAACGGAAACTTGGAAGCGATTTTTACATAATCACATCTTCTTAATGAAGGCTAAGGGTACGAAAGCTGCGTTACGAGGATTGAGTAATGTATATGGCATTTTACCGACTACGCTACAGATTCGTGAAGCCACTACTCCCGGTTTTTCATATCTAACCGGCTCATATGAAATTTTTGAAGAACAGACCAATTCATTAGTATTCAATACCGGATCATATGTAGCGGTACCGTGGTATACTGGCTCTATGACACCGCAAACATTAGAGGTACGATTTGCTACAACGCAAACGTCGTCTAGTGTATTGTTGAACGCCCATAATAATAGATGGGCGGTGGTAATGACTCCATTAACCGGATCATTTGCGCGTATAGAACTTAAGAATTCGTCAAACGCTACGGTCGTATCCAGTTCATACTTAGAGATGTTCAGCGGTGATTTTTACACGGCAATGCTTCGTAATGATGCAACTGGTGTCACATTAGCCGTTAAGAAGGCATACCAAGACGATTTGATCGATGAATCGGTTACGATGGCGGCATCCGGTGCTATTCAGTGGTCTACCCCGTCTACTGTATATCTTGGTGGCAGTGGATCATTTTTTGGATACACTGATTGGTCCGGTCAGATTGATGAGGTGCGAGCGTGGGGTGAATTGATTACCTCTGCTACATTCGATCTACACGTTAGATATGCGGGTATGTATAATGGAAATACGTCGACATCTGCGCGAGATTATTTGTATACGCGATTATCGTTCAATACTCCGTCAAATTTAGCGGTTACATCGTCACTACCAAATGAAACTCCTTATATTACAACGAATCCAATAGCTATCGTACAAACAATTCCGGTAGTTGGATTCGCAGCAGTATCGGCATTCCCGTATAATATGACGGTTAATACTAGAGAAGTGCAGCGATTTGCACCTAATGCCGGTGGTTCGCAGTTTACAACTAACAAGGTGGTGATTGCTGATCCGCCTGTATTGAAGTACATGACGTTTGCAAGTTCGTCTGCGCAAGTACCGGTGTTAAGTCGTAAGCAAAGTATTGTCAGCTTACGAGATAAAGATAATCGTCCGAAGGCAATCAATACGGTAGGGTTTTATTTCTCACTAACCGATGCGATTAATGATAATATCATTCGATCCATTGGTAATATCGATTTACAAAATCTCATTGGTGATCCGGCTGATCAATTCACGTCCCAGTATGCCGATTTGTTTGCGCTGTCTGATATCTACTGGACATCGTATGCATACTCGTATAACACTACGAGCTTCATTGACTTTGTTAAGAATCTATTAGATCCACTGTTTAAACAAGCACGTAAATTGTTACCTGTTCGGGCTAAACTGTTGGGTGGCATTGTACATGAACCGCATATTTTAGAACGGTCGAAGGCACCATTACGTCCAATGAAGATGTACGCTGGACGATATGGAAAGTATATAAATCAGAGTGTGAACTTAGATTCTGCCGTAATTCGGGATATGGTAGAGCCGTTGGGGTCATTTAATCAGCAGACCGGCATCTTAGATACATCTGAGATTATTGCGCCCGTGGCAACATATGCTGATAAGACGACTATCATTGATACCTCTGATGTATTATTACCAATAGCGTCGTATACTAATTACCGATCTACGTTAGATACGAGTGATGTATTACAACCGGTTATGACGTATAATCAATATGCATCTCCTGCGTTGGAGCTACAGGATGTAGTGTTACCGTCATCTAATATTGCAATATTCAATGATTTCACCAATAAAATTGCAATCCGCCAAGCGTTATTAGAACGGTTCAATGTCACGGCTACGAGTCAGCTTACTGGTAATCAATATACTCAGTATAAAAACGCATTACTAGCAAGCCAGAATTTAAATGCAGTGAGCATTGGTGATATTCTAGATCATGCGAAAGAATTAGCACTACAGGCATTACCAACCGGTACTGCATTGACGAATATGATTTACCCCTCAACTAATTTTGATAACATTGAGGCGTATACGTATTTTACGCATCCAAGAGGACATATTGCGCAAACGGCATATGTACAAGTACGACGTAAAGAATCTAGTCTTACTGATAGAGGGACGTGGGCAACTGGATCGGCATATTCACGCGATGATTATGTGCTGGCGGCTAATACGAATGGTAACATTATCGAATGGGTGTGCACTACAAACGCGTCGGTATTTACCAGTTTGATTTCTCCTGCATATGACACCGATAATTGGAAGAGTATGCAATATGTAACAGAAGAGCGGCAGGTAATTAAGAAGGTAGTAACCATTGGTGGCACGGTATCAATAGTGTCGACGGGATCTGCGTATACAGGTGTGGTCGGGTATCTTCCCACGCACTATAAATTTACACGCGATTATCGACTTGGCATTATTCGTCACCAGTGGCTAGGCTGTAAACAAACTGATGATACTACTCCGGATGGCAATCCCGTGGTTGAGATATTACCGTCTGCGGGTGATATTTTGGTGGTAAATGATCCCGGTGCTCCAATTCAACCGGTCAACAACAATTCAGGTCCAATTCTCTCGGTAGAATAATAGTATGGCAAAATTGATGGGAATATATGTTATAGAAAATGTGCATAATAATAAATTTTATATAGGATCGTCGGTCGATATAAATCGTAGATGGGCTGTGCATAAATCTAGATTGAACAGAAATATACATCATACACCACATTTACAGTCTGCGTGGAATTTATATGGTCCATCGGCATTTGTATTTACTATTATAAAGGAATGTGTAAATCGAGTAGATATGCTTAATATAGAACATGAAATTTTAATTTCATGGGTTGGATCTTCTGAATGTTATAATGTTTCTGTGAATGTTAAATCTCCTACATTTGGGTTGAAATTTTCAGACACTACCAAAAAACGTATGTCTGAAACCCATGCCGGGAGTAATAACCATTTTTATGGAAAAACTCACACCGAATCCGCTAAACTGAAAATACAATGTGCTAGAAAACTACAGAGAATTAAGTGTGGAGACGCCGCATCAAATTCCAAATTGACCGTAGATTTGGTTAAACGTATTAAAGATATGCGATTGAGAGGGGTGGCGGTAAAGTGTATAGCCGATGAGGTTTCTAAAACTGGTGTAAAGATCTGTATTTCGACGATTTCTGCTATATTAAATGGACGATCATGGAAGCATGTTCAATAATAACAAAGCAAGCTATTTATGGTTATGCTGACACTATGCAATAGGTAAACACACATGGGATATCTTTCAAACAGTACAATCACAGTCGATGCGATCTTGACCAAAAAGGGTCGAGAGCTATTGGCTAAAGGTGCCGGTCTAAACATTACACAGTTTGCGGTCGGTGACGACGAAATTGATTACACGTTGTGGCGCACCGATCATCCATTGGGCAGTGCATTCTACGGCAGTATTATTGAAAATATGCCATTAGTAGAAGCCTCACCAGATGAAACTCAAGTTTTGCGATACAAGCTAGTCACACTGCCACGTGGTACCAAGGAAATTCCTATTATCTCAATCGGATTTCCGTCGATCATTCTTACGGCAGGACAAACCAATTCATTCCCCGTTCGCCCAACTACCACCCTTGGATTTAATGGGGCGGGTCAAGGATATACCGCTATATTGTACGATTCATCGGCGGCAGTTCTGGTGGGTACGGGTTTAGCGGCAAATTCATCTGCGACTACCCCATCGTTTATTGGCGATGCACAATCTGCAAATGCCGTAGTGTCCAGAGGAATGGAATTTTCACTAACTCCAAAAGATGTTCCGGCCACTGTAACAACTACCCTTGCAATTATCGGAAACCAGACGGGTGCTGTTATTACAATTCCTGTAACAGTAAATCCAAAACCCTCTGTATAACATAGGATTATAATCAATGAGTACATTTAAACGTTTTGCCGCTGACGACATTGTAAGTGCAAATCCTACAGAGGTGACCACAGGAATCTGGACTGGTGACACCGGAAGTTTGACTGCGTTTTATACCGCAAGCTCTCAGGCGGCGTCGTCGACCAGCGGGCAGTATTATTGGAATGTCTATAACCTAGATGCAAACTCCAATTCATCGGCAGAAGTACAGTTTGCGGTGGCGTATGGCCATTCTGCTGGGGGTGGAAACAAAAATTTGACCGTAGACGATTCTGCTACGTTATCTACCTTAGCTACCTATCAGCAATATCGTAATTTATTGCTAGAACCGGAAGATTCGCAGTTTACGTTTGACGGTGGGTATAATTCGGATCAGATTTATGTGATCAATGTTGCCCGTGCCCGATTACGTGAAACGCTTGATCCCGGTAATTGGATGCTGACGTTATCCGGTTCATCGGGTAAATTCACATTCGTTGACGACAGCGGTCAGACCCTCGGCCAAACCTATGGTCGGTCAGGGGCGGTGTATAACGTTGTATCTGGCTCACTATCGGGTTCTGCGGGCCTTACAGTGGCAGCAACGACTTCATCGGCATTTGGTGGGTTTGGCTTGGTCTATCCCGGCCTTGGCATCATTGTGCTCAATCCAAACGCCATTAAGAGTGTTATTGGAATGGCGAACGCAACCATTTTAACGAATGTGGGTGGTAAGACTCCCTTTGCGCCAAATACCGGAACGCTGGCTACTGAATATAACCACGCCGGTTTATACTATGCTATCAAACTTGGCGGCGATTTCCAAGCACGTTCTGCAGAAACCATCTCAAGTACGCATTATTTTGTGCGATTGCGTAATAAAGAGTTTAACTATTCCAACAATCCATCATTCTATGATTCGTCAAATGGTACATTGATTAGCAATGATTTTATTCAAGATCCTCGTGTGTATGTAACGACAATTGGTCTGTTCAATGACAATAACGAATGTGTGGCAGTGGCCAAGTTGAGCCAGCCTGTACCGAAATCGTTCTCTTCTGAAGTCAATGTGACCGCAAGACTTGATTTTTGAGAACTGATTTTTGACGTTAGATTGGACTATGTATATCTAACGTCAATGTCAAATTTTATGAAAACTGAAAATAATCAAATTGCGATCACTTGTAGAATATGTGAAAAATTCGTTATAGTAAAGAGCCTAACTAATCATTTGCGTACACATGCCATGAAATTTTATGATTATGTGGATACGTATTTTGAAGATTTTGTAGAATTTGGATATGAAAGATGTTATCACTGTAATGTAGGAATTGCTCGTAGATACAAATGTCAGAAAAAAGAACGGTCATTTTGTTCCCGTGAATGTGATTCTGCGTGGAGACGTGAATTTATGACTGGTAAACCGGGAAGAGGATTGGGTTATAAGTTTACACCTGATCAAATATTAAATTCAAAGAAGGCAAAATTTAATCATCCCGGCGTACCACATACGAATGAAACCAAACGTAAGATGTCCAATTTAGCATTTGCTAGAGCACAGTTACCTAATTATGTAAATCCAATGCAAGGTAAAACTCATACGCCAGAAGCAATTAAAAAAATTTTTGACAAACGTAAATTAAATAAATTTGAATTATCTATAGCGTCTGTACTAAATTCAAATAATATTGAATTCATTTATCAATTTTTTTTATCTCGTGATGGCACATGTTATTCGTACGATTTTCATATTACAGGAACCAATGTGTTACTAGAAGCTGATGGAGATTATTGGCATGGTGGCCCCGGTGTCAAGAAATATCATGCTAATGTAGAGTCTACTAAAGATAATGATGATAAAAAATCAACATTTGCCAGTGACCATGGTTATAAGGTGATCAGAGTGTGGGAAAGTGAAATGAAAAAAGATCCTTCCATTTTATTATCACGGTTATCATGAAGCAACTTACTGGTGACAATTATTTAATTCGACCATTTGTTACGCATAAGACGCAAGACTACGCGTATACGTTTTTAGGGGGAAGTAATCCTGAAAAGCTAAGTATTGATATAGCAACAGATCCTTCCTCTGTTTCGTCAAATTGGATATGGACGCCGGATAATGAACCACAAAATGTAGATGGGTTATATGAACACACACTGTATTTATCAATCCAGCATTTGTTCTATAACACAACGATAACCCCAACAACTGCGTCAGCACAGGTATTGGGGTTTTCGCCTACCGGTTCTCAATTTTATGTGGTGAATATATCGCAATTAGCGTATGGGGAGGGGATTCGTCCGTCTTCTGTGCGATTGACGAGTGTATCCTCTACGGCTAGTTTATACGATGACGGACATGGTCGGATCGTGTCGAGTGATGAACCCACTGGTGTGATTGGTAATGTATTTTATGGGTTAGGTATAATTGTTTTGGGTCAGTGTGCAGCCCCGTTTACGGCATCAGTGGTGTCGGCCCGAGGAGTATTTTTTACAACGGGATCACAGGTGGATGTAGAGTTTGATGCGACCCATACTATTTATGAACATCAGGTTGTGTGTACGATGGAACCAAATGAATTTAACTATTCAATCAATCCGTCTATTCGCAGAGCAGGGACGCGTGTCATTTTGGATCAATTCGTTAGTGGAACGTTGACTCCTTACATGACATCCGTTGGGTTATTTAATGATGCCGGTGAAATGGTGGCAGTTGCAAAATTTCCAAATTCATTGAAGCGGGCAACAGATACCCAACAAACTATTATAGTACGATGGGACATATAATTGGAGAAGTATTATGTCTGATATGTTAGAACGGTTTAACAATTCCAACAAGCCACGTCCGGTGTTATCCAAGCAGATTCCAAATCTGGCGGTAAATTATGTGGATATCACTAATACGTTTCAAGAAGGATTTACGACTCAGCAGAAAATTGGCGACCCAACGAAGTGGACACCTAGATCGTTGAATTATTATGATGAAGAGGTGCGTACCATTATGATTCCGGACGGCTTTTCTCCGGTTGAATTGGGTGCGACCTTCAATCAATGGGGTCCATCTAAGAAATATTACAACCCCGGTCAGGGTCAGGGTTAATCCCAATTGTCAATTAACAATTGATATTCTAACAAAAACCGTCTTTAGTGGCGGTTTTTGTGTTCAATGGAAATTATATGAGAAAGCGTAGAAAAAGAGCCGTTAAAAAAAGTGCTAAGACGGTAAAACGTCGAGAACCATCGGTATGGCATAAGAAATTTGAAGTAAAGATGATGCCATATCACAAACGCACCGCAGCTATGCGAGCAGGACGAATTATGCGTCGTCTCACATCCATTCGAACCACAATGGAAGCTCGCTCAAAAAAACAGGGAGTCCCCTGCACCATTACGGTTGAAGAATTGCGTGAAATGGCATATGCTGCCTACGGCACGGCATGTAAATATACGGGCCGTACCTTGACGGTGGATTCAATGGTATTTGATCACATCCATCCAATTTCAAAGGGTGGTCCATCGACTCGACAAAATTTACAAGTCATTTCAAAATTTGCCAACACTATTAAGGGATCGTTGATTGAATCCGATTTCGTGGAGTTGTTGGCGTGGTTGGATAAGTTACCTCCGCACCTGAAGCAGGATGTCAGCGTTCGATTGGCGAGAGGATTGCGGTAGAGGCTTCAACTAATTAGATTGTGCCTATATGACCGATCTTGTTTACATTTTGGATTCCGTTTTAGGACCACATAAACGAACCCGATCTTCAGAATACTACTACACCTGTAAATTCTGTCACCATTACAAACCCAAATTGGCCGTGAATGTGCATACCGGCCAATGGCACTGTTGGGTATGTGGGGTAGCCGGTCGTAGTATTATGTCCTTGTTACGACGACTGAATGTCCCACAGTCGCTGCATCAAGAGGTTCGTGCATTGATTAAACCGGCTGAGCTATCTCCTACCATTGAGATAGCTCCTCCAGTGGTATTACCAGATGAATGGCAACCATTATGGTCCGCATCATCCCTGATGGGGCGACGTGCGAAACGATATGCATTAAATCGTGGAATCACCGAAGGCGACATGGTGAGATACAATATTGGATATTGTGCAGCGGGTCAATTTGCCAATCGGATCATTCTCCCTAGCTACGATGCAGCGGGTGTGCTGAATTATTTTACCGGTCGAGATTACACGGATAGTTCGTGGCTTAAATACCTAAATCCAGAAGCGTCTAAAAATATCATTGGGTTTGAACTGTTCATTAACTGGAACCATCCCGTCATACTCGTTGAAGGGTTTTTTGATGCAATTGCTACGAGATGGAATGCTATTCCCCTCATTGGCAGTATTGTGTCACCGGCACTGTATAATAGATTGTTGGCAGAGCAAGTACCCGTTTACATCGCGTTAGATGACGATGCCTTACGAAAGACTGCTAATATTGCATTGAAACTGCTGAAACAATCTATACCAGTATTTCACGTAAAATTAGATGGCCATGATCCGTCAGAGATTGGATTTGCTCATATGCGAGAATTGGTTCAATCTGCATCGGCGCTATCATATTCAGATGCCTTAACATTGAAATTACAAACTATATGAATGTACAAAAAGTTTTTTTAGAAGATACGAATATTCGTCGTATCTTTCATTTAGCCGATATTCACATTCGTCTGTTTCGACGCCAAGAGGAATATGCGGCACAATTTGAACGGTTGTATGCCGAGTTGGCGCATTTAACGGATGATGATATTATCATTGTGGCAGGTGATATTGTTCACACTAAGACAGATGTATCACCCGAAATGATTCGGTTGGTGTCATCGCTGTTTCTTAAATTGTCAGAGCGTGCCCACACCTTTGTAATCGCCGGTAACCATGATTTTCTAGAAAAGAATGCTAGTCGATTGGATGCGTTAACACCGATCATCGAAGCATTAGAATTGCCACGGTTGCATTATTTGAAAGATAGTGGCGTCTACCAGATTGGGCAGATGGATGTAGCGGTGTATTCATTGCTTGATGGTGAGCAACATTGGCCGTCTGCAGATGATTGTACTCGCAGTCCAAAACTGGCCCTGTTCCATGGTCCCATTTATTCGGCAACAACCGATGCCGGATTTACGATTACCAGTCGGCACCATGAACTGTCCATGTTCGATGGGTTCGATATGGTCATGCTTGGGGACATTCACAAAATGTCTACTTTACAGTCGTATTCTACGGAAGAATTAGAAATCGATGAAAGCGATCTTCATAAGTATGAAACCGATGGGTGGCGAGTGAAATAGTGTGCTTGGGTGATATGTATAAGCATAAGTATCTTTATGGAGATCATATGCTTAAAAAAATTTGCAATGTGTGTACGTTGGAGTATAATACATACCGAATGGCGTCAAAGTATTGTTCTCGTACGTGTTCTACATTAGGTCAACGGAAAAGAACTATAACATTATGTGTAGTATGTTCATCTGAAATAGAGCAATGTGCGTCTCGACCAAGAATATGTTGTTCATATGAATGTGCCAAAAAACATTTTGCTGCCAAGTTTAAAGGAGATGGTAATCCAAATTATGGTAACCATGTATTATTAGGGAAATCTCAATCGACAGATATATGCAGAAAGAAAAAGATTGCCGTGAAAAAATCGTGGGAAAATCCTGATAGAATGAAGAAGCATATAGCTGCGAGAGAAAAGTATAAAGATATACACGGATTCTATCCTATAAATTCACCTCAATCTATAGAAAAATCTTCGATATCTAGCGCATTACGAGCACAAAGTTCAGAATTTGGTGGTGGGTATAGAAATTATATTAGAGGTAAATACACCTCTAACAAATCTTCTGTCGATGAGTTTTATCAGTCGTCTTTTGAGTTGGAACGTATGCAACAATTAGACGCTGATGATACTGTATTGACGTGGACTAAAAAACATGGTATCGTAATACCATACGAGTTAAATTCTAAAACCCGTAGATATGTACCAGATTTTTATATTATCACTACCACGAACACAATTTTAGAAGAGGTAAAGGGGTGGGTAGCAGACGAGCAGGAAATGCTAGCCAAAACAGAATCTCTTGTAAATTATTGTAGTATTAATAATCACGTACCTCGTGTTAACTTTATGAAGAATAGGGACAAATGGGAAAGATTCGCATTAAACGCATAAAACCTATCGTAGTTTACGCCGGTTCCCTTATCCAACAAAATCATGGTGAGAATGTTAAAGGCCATGGATATTGTGAATGGGATGTCGCATCACGGTCGTTTAAATTTCATGAATTGGAGAATGATTATGGTCTTTATACCATCAAAATATCAGGGAAAGAAATCCCAGATACGTCAAACCTTCCACGAAATGTGCGTCTTCGTTTATTTACTGGCGGTTTGGACGAAAGTGAAATTAAGCAGTATGTGGCGACGTTAAAGGCAAAGCATAATATCATTGAATGTTCAATTACTCGACCGCTCAATTCACGATTCAATAATGCAAATGTCCACACATCTGATTTGTTAGATGTCAATGATGTCAATTATCAAAATAAACTATTAGTAGATTATGTCAAAAATGCAAAACCTGATATTCAACAAGATCTTATTGATAAAGTGGTGGAAATCAATAAAGAGATCAATTCGACGCTACCTCTAGACGACGCCGCTAAACGTATCGTCTGGATTCCCAAGACGTTGAAGTTTGATAATCTGTTTACCTATGGTGAGGGGAATTGGATTAATTTCGATACGCTTCAAGGATCGGTGGGATTGTTTGCTCCCAACGCATCAGGAAAAAGTAGCATCCCAGACGCTATTTGTTTTGCGCTCTATGACAAAACCCCTCGGACGATTCGTGCCGTGAATATCATGAATACCAGAAAGGATTCATGTTTCTGCGAGTTCGTATTCATGATTGGGGATGTGGAATATACCGTACAGCGCACCGGTAAACGAAATAAGAAGGGTGAGGTCAAGATCGATGTGGACTTTTGGTCAACTGATAAGGGTGTCAAAACCAGTTTAAACGGTGAAGAACGTCGTGTTACCAACGAGTATATCCGTCAATATGTGGGAGATTTTGACGATTTCTTATTGACTGCATTCTCAGTACAAGACAAAAATAGCTTGTTCATTGACCGTGGACAGTCAGATCGAAAGGATGTGCTCAGTCAGTTTATGGGGTTGCAAATTTTTGATCGACTTCATGATGCCGCTAAAGATGCATCTAAGGAAGTAATGGCATCCTTAAAGCAATTCAAGAATGAAGATTTCACCGACGAATTGGTAGAGCTTCAGGCAAAGCTGGATGAAACCTCTCAATGTATTGCTGAGACGACTGCCCAAGTGACATTAAATACATCTGAATATGATCGATTGAATGACGAATTACAGGTGTTGTATGAGCAGAAAATTCCTATCACGGTTAGTGCATATTCTATCCCGCAGCTAGAAGCACAGCGAGACGCACAAAAACAGGCTATTAAGAAGCTACAAGCCGACATTGTCGCCAAACAGCAACTCATTGATAAGGGTCCGCAAGTTGGTCAGCAACTTATTGATCTTGATGATGCTATTACGTTATCCAAGGAGCGGTTGGAGCGTGGCGTTGCTGCAGTTCAGAAGAATGAAGACTGGATAGAAGCGAATGAAGATGCCATTACTCAACGTGGTGCACTTCGAACTGATGCAATTAAAGCACATACGGAATTAGCACATACCGTTAAAACGCTTACGGAACAGTTACGGATCATCACCGATACGATCAAGGTATTGGATAAGCATGAATATGATCCGAATTGTAAGTACTGTTGTAATAACGAGTTTGTAAAGAAAGCCATGGCGTCGAAAGAACGATTACCAGAGGTCACGGATAAATTACAAGCTGCTATCGCGGAATGTGCTGAGGCGGAAGCGGTGGTAGAATCATTGAAGGATGTACCCGCACAGCAGACCATGTTAACTGATACACGTACATTGTTATCTCAACAAGTTCTTGCGGTGGAGAAATTAAAGACGAAAATCGCAGAATCGGAAACGACAAAGCTCAAAGTGGTACGAGATGCCGAACAGGCGATTCAGGTAATGAAAAATGACGTATTGGACATGCAGCGAAAGATTGAACGCTGTGCCGATACTATTGTGAGCATCGATGCCGATATTGCAACGCAGCATACGCAAGAGGCAGACATTCTCACTAACGCACGGATAGGGGATCAAATTGTTGAGATAAAAACGCTGCGGTCTAAATATAGTGCAGAAAATTCATCACTCAATGCACTGTTGGTGTCTAAAACGTCATCGTTGGCGGTATTAGAGTCCAAACGACATACGATTCTGGAAAAGATCAATAAGGCCAAATTGCTGGCATTTGAACATATGGCCTACGAATTGTATTTGGCGGCGGTATGTCGAGACGGAATACCATACCAGTTGGTGGCTGAGGTGGTACCGGTGTTGGAAACTGATGTGAATAATATCCTCTCACAATTGGTTGACTTTGCCGTTCTATTGGATGTGGATGGTAAAAATATCAACGGTCGAATTGTATATGCAGAAGATCAAGTATGGCCGTTGGAATTGGCATCTGGGATGGAAAAATTCATTAGCAGTTTGGCCATTCGTGTGGCACTTATGCGGGTGTCACTATTACCTAAGAGCAATTTCCTTATCATTGACGAGGGATTTGGTGCGCTGGATACCGACAACCGCAGTTCGTTGCATATGCTGTTTTCCTTCCTCAAAACTCAATTTGATTTCCTGTTGATTATTAGTCACTTAGACAGCCTACGAGATGTGACGGATTCGATTCTAGAGATCAAACGAGACGATAGATATAGTACTATTTATGTAGATTAGGCCAAAAGGAACTGAATGTTGAGTAGGGGTATTATTTATGCCCCTACTCAATATTTATAGTGAGGTTTAACAGGGATCTTAATGCCAAAGCTACAGAAATCAGTATTTCCGCTAAATTTAGAAAAATATAGAGTTTGGATAGTAGATACGGCCCCTACCTCGCGATACTTTCGACTGTCACAAGTCCCCGACGTATTGACGAGTGGTAAAAATGCGTTCCTTATAAACGGTTCAACCGAGTTGGTAGCAGATACCGATGTACTCGTTGAAATCGTAGATTCCGCTGGTAATGTAGTATTTAGTCAACCTATTCGTAATTACACGGAAGGATTGGCTCGGCTGGTGTCAATTGAAGTATATAAGGATACCGCACCGGGGCTGGCAACCGTAACCATTTTAGGTCAGCTTAAAACTGATGAACAGGGCAATGTGCCACCCAAAGAGTTTAAGGGTGCATATAACGTAAAATGGTCTACCAAAATCCAAATTAATCCGTATAAGGCTAACACGACGCCTATACGGTTATATGCGCAACCGGTAATTACTCCCGTTGAGCTATTGGCACCTTACCGAGATGCGGTAACTGGTAGCATCGTTGATCAGACGAGCGGTACGGCAACGTTAATTGGTCGAAGCGCCACCGTGGTATTGTCCGGTGCGTCCTTCAATCGTGATATGGTCGACGCGCCGTTTATGACCACACTAAATGGCGCTCCATTCACGGCATCCATTACCGATGTTATCAATACGTCCACTATCACGCTCAATACAATCCCTACCGCAAGTACGGGTGGATATTTGGCGAACGTGACGCTGCCATCCTATACAGTTCGGTATTTGGCAAGCCCATCATTTATTTCAACGAATTTAGTCCGATCCTTTGCAAATGTGCATATTGCAAAATTACAGACGTTTTCCGGTGATATTGCACGGGCCAAACTGTATATACGCAGCGTCGATCAGCCGGGAAATTATCAGCTTCTAACCGATGTTTCATTAGAAGAGACGGATTTATTGATGACGCAATCCTCCGTCACAGGGGATCAGTCGATTCGAATGGGATTGATTACTAGTCAATCTGTCATCGATTCATACTGGACGGCTGGTACTGTTACTGGTGGGGTGCAATATGGTCTTACAACTGGTGTCACGGCTAGCTATAACGCCGATGTGTTACTGGACTCAATGTATATCAGTCAACCGACCGGTGCATTTGCGTCAGCATCATCGGTTGCACAGGCATATATTGGCAGTATCCCAGAGTTATCATTTTTCAAGGGATTGGAATATACATTTGGCGCATCTTTATACGGTACTAAACAGGATTCGACGGTTGAAGCTCGGATGGATGTGTATGTATTTGGTACTGCGTTTCCATCAGCATCGCAAAATCCATTAGGTACTAAAATTGCGTCATATGTTATCCCGGCTGGTAAAACACAACAATTCTTCTTAGATTCGACCAAAAATGTAGTCGGCATACGCGATGGCACCGCTAAGTTGTATTTCGTCGTATATAGTGGTGATTGGTATATTTCCGATATCACGCTCAAATCTGCGCGAGAAACGGGGTTTAATCCAGACGAAATTCGAATCATTACTCCAATAACCGGACGACGATTCGAACGAGTGGTGTTTAAGGCTGAGTTGTTCGATGTCAATAGTAATATGGTACCCGTTACTATTGAAAGTGCGCCATTGTATATAGATGGTGGTAATACGATTTTGAAGGGCGGTGATAGTCGTATTGATGGAACGCTGACTGTTGGAGCAAGTGGATCTGGGTTAACTATTACATCTAATAGTCCAACGTCTGGTGGTGCTATTTATGCGGGCGGCGGCAATCCCGGTAACATCGATACTCCATTCTATTTGGGAAATACCGACGCATCAGGTAGCATTTTTTCACTTGGTGATAAACTGGTTGGTAGCTATTCTGGATCTAACTTTGATGTGGTGGTAAGTGGAACCTTCGCTGTACAAGTGGGGGGAGGTAGCACGTGGTTTAATGTGCTGGATCTTATCTCTGGCTCTGGATTCGATCAAGCATATTCTATTGAAACCGCAACGGCGGCATTGGTTAGCTCATCATTCAATTTGAACTATTCTGCGTCAATATTATTGGCGCAGCAGGTATCATATTCCGCATCACTAGCACAACAGGCGTCAATTTATTCAGCATCATTGGCGGCACATGCAGTTGCGACATCGGCATCATTGGCACAACAACTGATATTGGTATCAAGTAGTGTTCAAGCATTTAATACTGCATCGTTATCTGCCTCGTTAGCACAGCAAGCGTCGTTAAATTCGGCGTCATTAGCGGCATATGCAGTATCTATAACTGCGTCATTGTCTCAAACCATCGCGGCAACATCGGCATCGTTGGTAATTGCCGACGTTGCGGTATCTGCATCGGCTGCACAACAGGCGTCAGTTTATTCGGCGTCATTAGCGGCTCAGGCAGTAGCGTATTCCGCATCCTTAGCATATCAGCAATATATATTGTTTATTGCGTCGGCCTCTATTATTGCCGATGCAGTTTCTAATTCTGCGTCGTTATCACAACAGGCATCAGCATACTCTGCCTCGTTGGCGGCGTATGATATTGCTACATCGGCATCATTAGCACAGCGTATTTCGCTAGCATCGGCATCATTGGTTGCTCAAGACGTAAGTTATTCTTCGTCCTTAGCACAACAAGCGGCACTGACTTCAGCATCATTAGCGGCTCTAGCGGTATCTACCTCTGCATCGCTTGCACAAACAACGAACAATTTCTATGCCGCATCTGCATCGCTAGCAATTATCGATATTTCTAATTCTGCATCGTTGGCACAGCAAGCATCGTTGAATTCAGCATCGCTAGCAGCATATGCGATCTCTATTACATCGTCTCTTGCTGCACGCATTTCTGCGGTATCCGCATCATTAATTGCGCAGGATATAAGCTATTCTGCATCACTATCACAACAGGCATCAGTAGGATCGGCGTCTCTTGCGGCATTTGCTGTGTCTACATCGGCATCGTTGGCACAGTCAACGACGAATTTATTCACTGCATCTGCGTCCTTGGCTGCAATTGATATTTCGAATTCGGCATCATTGTCACAGCAAGCAAGTCTATATTCTGCCTCATTGGCATTATATGATGTATCTACGTCGGCTTCATTGGCACAGCGTATTTCTGTTGCGTCGGCATCCTTAGTTGCTCAGGATTTGAGCTATTCTGCCTCATTGTCTCAACAAGCATCTGCTGGTTCTGCATCGTTGGCGGCATTTGCGATAGCTACATCTTCGTCATTAGCACAGTCTACGACTAATTTGTTTGCTGCATCAGCATCATTGGCGGCAATTGATATCTCCAATTCTGCTTCATTGGCGTCTCGCATTTCTATCGCATCGGCATCCTTAGTTGCCCAAGATCTAAGCTATTCCGCGTCGTTGTCACAACAAGCATCAGCCGGTTCTGCATCACTAGCCGCATTTGCAGTAGCAACATCAGCTTCATTAGCACAGTCAACGACCAATCTGTTTTCTGCGTCTGCATCGTTGGCAATTATTGATATTTCTAATTCTGCTTCATTAGCACAACAGGCAGCAGCGTATTCTGCGTCTCTTGCTGCACAGATTCAGTCCATCTCTGGCTCATCGGCATTAGCTATTACAACTGCATCTATTCTTGATGCATTTAATCGTATTCAGCGACCACAAGTAGCAGATGCGTCAAAACTCATTAACGGATTGTATTTAGAAACGTCGTCAATGGGTTTTTACAATAAGGCACAGAATGATTGGCCGGTGCTTATTAATGCGGTCGGTCAATTCCGAATTGCAAATTCTGCATCATATACAGGAAATGTAAACGATCCATATTCTGAAATGGTTGGATTGGCGAATGGCGCATTTGTTGTTCGTTCTAAGCTATTATATCTTTCAGCATCTGGATTCCTATTAGCGGCTACGTCATCAGCCGCTAATAACGTCATGATGTTAGGTGGTGTATTAAGTGAAACATCGGGATCTGGTGTGTACATGAATGGTGGAGGTACATTCAGAGCCGGTACACCATCTGGATCATATATCTATGTGTCACCGTCTCAGGTACGTATTGCCTCATACCAATTTAACATGGACGTTGGTGGGATGTATCTCTTGGGACATCCGGCGTCTGGATCGTTAAATGTTATTAAATTGGGCACAAATGCTGCAAATTCAACGTTAATATCAGGAACAGGGTTTTATGCGGATGGGGATGGCAATTTCCGTGTGGGATATACATCGGGGTCAACGTTGTTGCGAGATTATCTACGATTCATTCCGATGTCTGGTGGATTGGATATTCAAACAACACGTATTAATATCACTGCTAGCGGTATGCACATCGCGTCCGAAGGTACGGTACCTGCAAGTAATTTCATTAAGATCGGTACGTCACCAGCGACTATGTCATTCGTGTCTGGTACCGGTTTCTATGCTGATGGTGCTGGTAATTTCCGCGTTGGATCTGAAACCGCATCGCTATCTGACTATCTGAGATATTCACCTTCGGTCGGTTTGGATATTCTTACGAAGCGTATGAATATTACGGCTGGTGGTATGCAGTTGTTGTCCGATACCACTATTGGTACTTCTAACGCCATTAAAGTTGGTCCAAATCCTACCGCCATTTCATTTACAAATGGTGCTGGATTCTATGTAGATGGTGGTGGAAATCTACGAGTTGGTCAAGCAACAACTGGGAGTGGTGTAGATTTCTTACGATATGGTCCGTCTACTGGGTTAGATCTACAAACGTCTCGTATTGCATTAATAGCCGGTGGAATTCAACTATCTGGTGTATCTGGTACGGTAGGTGTTGGTAATTTCATCAAGATAGGCACCACACCGTCCACCATGACATTGATTTCCGGAACAGGATTTTATGCCGATGGCGCGGGTAACTTCCGTGTGGGATATACCTCTGGAACGATTCAAGATTTCATTCGTTTCATACCGGCGTCTGGTGGACTTGATATTCAGACGACCCGAGTGTTTATTACGGCTTCTGGTATGAATATCGTATCAGAAGGAACCGTTGCGGCTAATAACTACATCAAAGTTGGTGGATCTCCGAGTTTAATTTCGTTCGTATCTGGTACCGGTGTGTACATGGATGGGGCTGGTAACTTCCGTGTCGGTGAAAATACTGCGTCATTGTCTGATTATGTACGATATTCACCATCGGTTGGTTTGGATATTCTTACGAAGCGTATGAATATTACGGCTGGTGGTATGCAGTTGTTGTCCGATCCATCTATAGCGTCTGCTAATACAATCAAAGTTGGTAATTCTCCAACTGCCATTACATTTGCTGCAAATACTGGATTTTATGTAGATGGTGACGGTAATTTCCGAGTTGGAACAACTACAGATTATTTCAGATTTAGCCCGTCTAATGGAACGGATATCATAACATCTCGCATGAATATTACTGCGGGTGGTATGCAGTTGCTATCTGATCCAACTACACCATCTGCGAATGTTATCAAGATCGGTTCAAACCCAACGGCCATTACATTAACCAGTGGTGCTGGTGTGTATATGGACGGAGATAGTAATTTCCGCGTAGGTAATGCCTCAACCGGTAGTGGCGCAGATTATATTCGATACAGCAAAACAAGTGGATTGGAAGTTATTGCGTCTAGCATCAATTTATTGGCTGGTGGTATCTCTATTATCGGTGTGTCTGGTTCTACTGGGATTGCAAATACCATTAAGATCGGTACTACACCGTCCACCATGACGTTGATATCTGGTACTGGTTTCTATGCTGATGGTGGTGGTAATATCAGAATGGGATATACCTCTGGAACGATTCAAGATTTCATTCGTTTCATACCGGCGTCTGGTGGACTTGATATTCAAGCAAATCGAATCAATATCACTGCAAGTGGTATGCATATCTCGTCCAACCCCGGTGCACCGGTACTGAACTTCATTAAGATCGGTACCTCACCAGCGACCATGTCGTTCGCATCTGGTACAGGTGTTTACATGGATGGTGCTGGTAATTTCCGAGTGGGTGCAAACACGGGTAGTACGTCCGATTACTTACGATACTCTCCATCAGTTGGGTTGGATGTTTATACGACTCGTATGAATATTATCGCTGGTGGTATGCAGTTGTTGTCCGATCCATCGGTGGGAGTAGCAAACGTCATCAAGGTAGGTACTACACCAACCACAATGACGTTGCTATCTGGTACCGGTTTCTATGCTGATGGTGCCGGTAACTTCCGCGTCGGTTACACCTCTGCGTCAACTCAAGATTATCTGCGCTTTATTCCAGCATCTGGTGGACTGGATCTACAAACATCGCGGGTGAATATTTCTGCTAGCGGATTGCATATTGCATCTGATACGGCAGTATTGACTAACAACTTTGTAAAAATAGGAACCTCTCCCGGAAATATCTCATTCGTGTCTGGTACCGGTTTCTATGCTGATGGTGCTGGTCAAATACGCGTTGGCGCAACCACCGGTTCAGTATCCGATTTCATTCGATATTCTCCTGCAATTGGTTTAGATATTGTTACCACTCGTATCGGTCTTTTGGCTGGTGGTATGCAGATTATTGGTGTATCTGGTACGTTTGGTGCCGCTAACGTCATCAAGATTGGTACGACACCTTCTACCATGACCATTCTATCCGGCACCGGTTTTTATGCTGATGGTAATGGCAATTTCCGTGCAGGATATACATCCGGAACACTACAAGACTTTATTCGTTTCATACCCGCGTCGGGTGGATTGGATATTCAAGCAAACCGTATCAATATTACGGCAAGCGGTATGCATATCTCGTCCAACCCCGGTGCACCGGTACTGAACTTCATTAAGATCGGTACCTCACCAGCGACCATGTCGTTCGCATCTGGTACAGGTGTTTACATGGATGGTGCTGGTAATTTCCGAGTGGGTGCAAATACTGGTAGTTTCGTAGATTATCTGAGATATTCACCGTCTGTTGGATTAGATATCTATACTACTCGTATGAGTTTGCTAGCTGGTGGTATGCAAATCATCGGTGTGTCTGGCACCTTCGGTGCAGCAAACGTCATCAAAATTGGTACCACTCCGTCGACCATGACATTGATCTCTGGTACCGGTTTTTATGCTGATGGTGATGGCAATTTCCGTGCAGGTTATACGTCGGGAACACTTCAGGATTATATTCGATTCATTCCATCCTCCGGTGGACTTGATATTCAAGCAAATCGAATCAATATCACTGCAAGTGGTATGCACATCTCATCTAATCCCGGTGCTGCTGTATTAAACTTCATCAAGGTAGGTACGTCTCCTGCAACCATGTCGTTCGTATCTGGTACCGGCGTGTACATGGATGGGGCTGGTAATTTCCGAGTGGGTGCTGAAACCGCATCTATGTCAGATTATCTACGATACTCTCCTGCTGCTGGATTGGCCATCCAGACCACTCGTGCCACTATTTTGGCGGGTGGACTGTATATCAATTCAGATCCATCAATTGCTGTTGCAAACGTCATTAAATTGGGTCAAACACCACTTAACATTACACTACTATCCGGTACAGGGTTCTATGCGGATGGGGATGGTAATTTCCGTGTAGGATATACGTCGGGTACAACCCAAGATTATATTCGTTATATTCCAAACAGCGGTGGACTTGATGTACAGACACAGAGATTGAATGTCGTCGCAGGTTCGTTGCGATTAACATCGGATAATCTCAATTCGGCTGCAAACGTATTGAAAATTGGAAACAATCAATCTACTATCACATTATTGTCTGGAACCGGACTCTATGCGGATGGTGATGGTAATTTCCGTGTTGGATTCTCGTCTCAGAGTACACAGGATTATGTAAGATTCCTGCCGTCCGTTGGTCTAGATATTCAAACGAAACGAATGAATATTGTCGCTGGTGGTATTCAGTTGACATCCGATCAAAATGTTGGTGTGGCGAATGTGATCAAGGTCGGTCCATCCGTAAGCACGATGACGTTAACCTCTGGTACCGGATTCTATGCGGATGGGGATGGTAATTGGAGAGCCGGATATACGTCTGGATCTGTACAAGATTTCATTCGATTCATTCCGGTGTCTGGTGGATTGGATATTCGTACGACCCGAGTGTTTATTACTGCTAGTGGCATGCAGATTGTATCTGAAAATGCTACTCCGGTTAATAACTACATCAAGGTTGGTACGTCTCCTGCTACCATGTCGTTTGCGTCTGGTACTGGACTATATGTGGATGGTGCTGGTAATTTCCGAGTGGGTGCAAATACTGGTAGTACGGTGGATTATTTACGGTACTCTCCATCGGTCGGATTGGACGTATATACAACGCGTATAAGTATCATTGCCGGTGGATTGAATCTGATATCAGATCCATCTGTAGCTTCTGCGAACGTCCTTAAATTAGGTGCAACTCCTGCCAATATAACATTGGCCAATGGCGATGGATTCTATGCTGACGGTGCCGGTCAGTTCAGAGTCGGGGCAACAACGGGTAGTGCCAGCGATTACATCCGTTATTCACCGTCTGTAGGATTGCAAATGCAGACGGTGCGCATGATCGTATCTTCTAGTGGACTGGTATTAATTTCTGATCCTACGTCTGCAACAACAAACGTTATTAGATTAGGTACAAATCCCGGCATCATATCATTTGTATCTGGTACCGGATTCTACGTAGATGGTGGTGGAAATTTCCGTGTGGGTGCTACTACGTCGTCATTGAACGACTATGTACGATATTCACCAACGGTTGGATTGGATATTCGTACGTCTCGTATGAGTTTGCTTGCTGGTGGTATGCAGATCATTGGTGTGTCTGGATCTGCTGGTGTGGCAAACGCGATTAAAATAGGTGATAATCCTTCACTAATTACACTTAATAATAAGCAAGGATTTTATGCTGATGGTGGTGGTAATTTCCGAGTAGGTACGGATGCTACTGGATCGGATTTCTTGCAATATACGGTCGGTGGTGCATTTATAGTAAAATCTCGCGATTTCTATCTATCATCATCAGTATCTGGACAACAACTCTTAGTCAATACCTCGTTCATTGCCATTGGTAAACCTGCACCGTTGGCGTTTAATCCGTCTACACAAGTGGAAGGATTCTACGCAAATTATGCAGGTCAGATCTTCATCGGTAGCGGAAGTAATGTTGATTATACGACCCCACAAAATCAGACCGGTAATTTCCTATCATTCGGTGGGCAGACCCTAAATATTCGTGCCAATGTATTCCGTCTATTCGGTGGAAATATCGTATTAGATTCTGCACAAAATGGTTTGTTGGCACTTGGTAATGCAAATAGTATAGCTAACGGTATGGGCTTCTATGCAGATGGATTGGGTAATTTCCGTGTCGGTACAGCAACTACATCATCGGTATCTACTTATATGCAGTTTACTGGTGGTCAATTGACTATTCAGGGTCGCGTATCCATTAATGATCCCTCCTCAAAATTACAAGTATCGGGTGGATTCACGGATATGAAACAGGTTATCGCCAATTACATCGCATTTGGTCCATTTGGATTCTATATTAGCAATTTGTAACTATGTATAAGCAACACGGAGAGTAACTATGCCACGTTTGGCAGCTAGGTTAATCAGCGCATCAACCGATTATATCGTATATTCCGCACCGACACAATCTCGCGCAACGGTGACGGTAAATTTTTGCAATCAATCATCATTTCCAGCTAATATTCGGTTAGCATTAATTGGCTCTGGATCTGGTAGTCCATCACTTCAAGATTATATTGAATTTGATGCGCCACTAGCAGCAGGAGCATCGATTGAACGAACCGGTTTAACACCCTATAACAGTGAAAGTATTTTTGCACGCAGCAACATTTCCAATGTGAGTGTTGTGGTGTGGGGATATACGGAGTAATATATGCCTCGGTATAATTCTGGCGATTCAATTAAATCTGCTACATTTCTATCATCAAGTGTATTCCAAGTACCGGCGAACGTATCACTGGTAATGGTAACATTATGCGGTGGTGGAGGTGGTGGTGCTAGTGGAAAAAGTACCGCTGGTGGGGGTGGTGGGGGTGCGGGTGGTATGATTGTGAATTTTCCATTACCGGTGGTATCTGGTCAACAAATTGCTGTATTAATTGGATCTGGTGGTGGGGGTGGTCCGTCAAATGTCAGTGGTCTTGATGGGAAACACGGAGGACACACATCGTTCGGATCATATTTATTCGCAAGTGGTGGATTTGGTGGAACCGTTATTGCTAATAGTAATGGTGGTGCTTCTACACCGATCTCAATGTTACCTACGTTTAGTAGTTATGGTGTTGGTGGTGATCCCGGCACAAATGGATTGAATTTACCACTATTTTCCGCCAGTGTGTGGTTTGATAACACCATTTACATGTATTATGCGCTTGGTGGTGGTGGGGGTGGTGGTAGTACTGGCGCGTGGCCATCTGGGCGTGGTGGGATGGTTATTATCAATAGTGTTGGTGGATTTTATTTCACATCATCATTGAATTCCATTAACGGTAAAGCCGGTGGTACTGGTGGTTCTGGTATATTTGGTGGCGGTGGTGTCGGTGGAAATGATACGTCGTTAGGATTTGGTGGATCTATAACCGGTTCAAACGCGACAGGATTTGGTGCCGGTGGTGGTGGTGGGTCATTTCAAACGTCTACTAATACATCTGGTCCCGGTGGCAGTGGATCTATGGGATTTGTTACCGTTACATGGGAAAGTTAATCTACAATATTTGAGGTTGTATGTCTGAATATAAGCCAAAAAGTGCAAAGGCAGAAGCAGCGATAGAAGAATTGCGTAATAACGTTGCGCATAAACTGGAGAAATGGTCGAATGTTATTCAGGTGAGTATGGCCATTTCTCCGAAAATCGAGCGGATCGAAGGGGAGCGGTGGGAGGAAGATGGTAAATGGTGGGAAATGCGGGGAGGCATTAAGCGGTCTATTACATCACTCAGCGGAGCACGAATGCCATGGTGGTGCCCTAAATGTTCTAAACCTATGAACCATCGGTTTGATAGAAAGTTCTACTATCTTCGAAACATGTGCTATAATTGCAATATTGATTTCGAAGGACAGATGCGGTTAGATGGAACGTATGACGCTTTTGAAAAGCGTATGGTTCGTGAGAATGAAAAAGCGTTTCTTCGTGATAAATTGGTGGAGTATAGAGAATACATTGATAATTTTTCACCACCAACTGCCGTATATGAAGACGGGCGATATGAACAATTAGCCCCGAGATCAGTATTTGAGCCATTGTTTGAAGATATCATCAAAGACGCCGATATCTTGGTTGCCCGCTTAGAGGCAATCGCTCAGGAGGAGTTAAATGAATTGGGAGTTACTGAAGGCACTGAAAAACAATCTGAAGTTCAATCCGACGATGTTGTTGGTCATGCTCGTATTGGCGACAGTAATGTTTTGGATAGGGAAGGGTCAGACACCATCACCTGATACTTATATTAATGAAGTGGCTACATGGAAGAAAACTGCTGAGGCGGCTTCGCAGGAACTAGAACTCGCTCAGGCAAAGATGAAAGAGATGCAACGTATAAACGCTAAATTGGATAGTACCAAGGAAGTGTTGGTAGTCAAAAGTGAAAAACTTAAGAGTAAAATTGATCTTACGCAACAGAAATTAGACATTACGCGGGATAGTTTGAAGGCATTGGGTGCAGATACTTCGTACCAAGAGTTGTGGGATTTGTCTGAAGGATATCGCCATAATGCGGATTCGTTGCGTGTAGTGGTAGCAGTCACAGAAGAGATTGTGGTGAACCGAGAAGTAAAAATTGCTAATCTGGAAGACAATTTAAAGAGCATTTCCGAAAAAGCAGACTCGCTTCAAAAACGACTTCTAGAAGTACCGACTCCACCAAAACCTACCAAGTTGTTATGGGTAATACCGGCACCAAATAGGGTAACATCCTTTTTGATAGGGGCAGTTGGGGGAACCATTGCGGCAATTGCTGTAATGAAATGATTTGAGACATTTAATGGCCGAACCGCTAAATTATAAAGCTTTAATTGAAAAAGAGTACATGAAGTGTTTGAAGAGTCCACAATATTTCATTAAGACATATTGTTACATTCAACATCCAATTCGTGGCAAAATCTTGTTTGATTTGTATCCCTATCAAGATGAAGCGATTAGTGATTTTGAGCAGTTTAATTTCAACATCATTCTCAAAGGACGCCAGATTGGTATTTCAACCGCAGCGGCTTGTTATGCGCTGTGGTTGATGGTGTTCCATGGCGATAAGAACGTATTGGTCATTGCAACGAAGCAAGAAACCGCCAAGAATCTTATTACCAAAGTTAAGTATGCATTTGACAATCTCCCGGTATGGTTACGTTTAGAATGTGTCGAAGCGCATAAGCTTGGATTGAAATTTGCGAATGGGTCGGCTATTAAAGCATCTACGGCATCAGAAGATGCAGGTCGTTCTGAAGCTCTGTCGCTATTGATCTTAGACGAAGCTGCATTCATTAAGAACGTAGATTCTATTTGGATTGCCGCATTACCAACGTTGGCAACGGGTGGTAATGCGATTTTGATTAGTACCCCGAATGGTGTAGGTAATTTCTTCCATCAAACGTGGGAGAAGGCAATTCGTGGTGAAAAGGACGAAATTCACGCAGATGGTGGCGTCACTAGAAATTTTGCATTCCATCCGATCAAGTTGGACTGGCGGGTACACCCAGAACGTGATCAGGCATGGCGTGATCAAATGGGCAAGATTCAGGGCGAACGCGCCGCTAAGCAAGAATATGACGCCGATTTTATTGGATCTGGTAATACGGTTATCGATGCTGAGATTATTGAATTGTATGCCGCTGAAACCACGGAACCTGAATTTAAGGAAGGGTTTGACAATAATCTATGGGTGTGGAAACGACCGTATCAAGGGCATCGCTATATTGTTGTTGCTGACGTGGCCCGTGGAGATGGAACTGACTATTCGGCATTCCATGTCATTGACGTAGATGATCTAGAACAGGTCGCAGAGTACAAGGGTAAGGTCGATACTACCACCTATGCAGATTTATTGAAGGTGGTGGCGGTACAATATAATGACGCGTTGTTGGTGGTCGAAAATGCCAACCATGGATTTGCAGTGTTGCAGCGGTTAGTAGATCGGTCGTACAATAATATTTTCTACATGCAACAAGATATTCGTGTGGTAGATATGCAGCGTAATTATTCCAATCGATATCGTGGTCGTGAACAAAAAGCGGTGATAGGATTTACAACGTCCACGAAAACCCGTCCGGTAATGATTGATAAATTACAGACCTATATGAGAGAAATCCAGCTAAATGCCAATGAAGCGATCAAAATCAACTCTATTCGCACGATTCAGGAACTGCGAGTGTTTATTTGGGACGGAAATAAGGCACAGGCAATGGGCGGATATAACGATGACTTGGTTATGTCGCTATGTATAGGATTATGGGTGCGTGATACATCGATGGTGTTGCATGAACGGGCAAACGGCTTAACTCGTGTGGCACTGGATGGGATTAAGCGAGCGGGTGACTATGAAGCGGTATACTCAAATGTCAACAAACCGGTTGATCCATATATTATGCCATTAGGTGTGCAAACACCGCAGGGAAATACGAATATTGAAGATTTGCGATGGTTGTTATCCTAACAAATATTGAGATTGCATATGAATAAGATAGATCGGTATATCAATCGTGTCATTACCAAGCAGCTATTATTAGAAGCCGGTCAGAGTCCCGGTGAACAGGCAAAGGCATTGGGACTAGTATATGGTGGATTTGGTGGGTGGATTGATCCGGATACTCGTGTGGTAATGGCGCGTACAGTCGACGGTAAACTCGTGCGGGTAAAGGATGGAGAGGAAGAAGAGGGTGACCAGAATTTAGGGCGTCTAATCATCTTAAACTTTGATCCGAACATTCTACACGCTGAAAAAAATCAAATCCCCGAGGCAAAGCAAAAAGCCTACAAAGCACTCATTCATAAAGTTCTGCAGTTTGGCGGGGATTTTATCGTATTTACGGCACGTACCCAAGCGGTAGAAGTCGCAAAATATTTGAAGGGAATGGGAATTGATAACGGTGTAAAAATCGTACCCTTTGGTTCATCTGCTGGTCAGAAGAAGCGTAAATTCGTAGAGAAGAAAATCAAGACTGGGTATAAAGAAATTCAATATTTCGATTACAATAAGAGTGATATTGCGGCAATTGAATCCTTGAAAGCGCCCTACAATAAGAAACAGATCAAAATTGACGCAATACGCATTCCACAGTTAGGAGCCGTCAGTGCTGCCACGGCATAAGTTACCACAGATTCCGTCCGGTAAACTGGATGAGTTTGTAAATTTCCTACGTGAAAATGGGATTAATGCCGCATTACGTAGATTGCCGATAATTAAGCTAAAGCCTATCCAACAACACGTAAATCGTAGCAAGGTCGAAGCGTTAAAAGAAAAACAAGATGCCTTGTCTATTCCATTAATCGTTTCAGAGACAGGATATATCTTAGACGGTCATCATCGCTGGATTGCGCGAAAAGAACTAAATCCTGATGAATCTATTAATACTATTTGGTGTGAATGCCCATTACGAAAGTTGATTGAACTGGGGCATGCGTTTGAACCATCGTTTACGAAAACCGTACACGAGCGAAGAATTTTCCTTCATAATTTAGTGTAATCTATGTCAGATACGTCTTTATATGCACGATTAAAAAAACTGTTCAGTACGAATGTTATCGTTCGTAACGTCGGAGGTAAAAAGCTTCGCGTTGCCGACACCGATAATATTCAAAGTACAATGTCCAATGCAATGCGAGATCGATATTCTCGCATTCATTCTGGTACCGGCTATGCGTCACACTATAATTCGCAGTACGGATCGAATATGGCGTTTCAAGCACAACGCCTTATGTTATTCCGTGATTATGATACCATGGATCAAGATCCTATTATTGCATCGGCATTGGACATTTACGCCGATGAAAGTACTGTCAAAAATGAATATGGTGATATCCTAACCATCAATACTGAAAATCAGCATATCAAAGATGTGTTACACAACTTGTATTATGATATTCTGAATATTGAATTCAACTTATGGCCGTGGACTCGTAATCTCTGTAAATACGGAGATTTCTTTTTGTTTTTGGAAATATCGCCAGAGTATGGCATCCACAACGTAATGCCGTTATCGCATTATGATACGGTGCGAGTAGAAGGCTCCGACATCGATAATCCGTACTACGTCTATTTTGAAACGTTGGGTACTAACGGGTTTAAACAAAAGTTCGATAACTATGAAATCGCACACTTTCGTATGTTATCGGATACGAATTTCTTACCATATGGCAAATCCGAAATTGAATCGGCACGTCGTATTTTCAGACAGTTGATTCTCATGGAAGACGCCATGATGATCCATCGTATTATGCGCGCACCGGAAAAGCGTGTCTTTAAGATTGACATTGGTAATATTCCACCCAATGAAGTCGATACGTTTATCCAGAAATTAATGGATCGTACGAAGAAAGTCCCATATATCGATCAAACGACCGGGGATTACAACTTACGATGGAATATGCAGAATTTGATGGAAGATTTCTACCTCCCGGTTCGTGGAAGTGATTCTGGTACGAGCATCGAAAATCTGCAGGGCATGGAATTCAATCCGATTGAGGACATTGAATATCTGCGTAACAAGATGATGGCAGCATTGAAGATTCCAAAAGCGTTCTTGGGATATGATGAAAACGTCAATGGAAAGGCTACGCTGGCGGCAGAAGACGTTCGATTTGCTCGTACGGTCGAACGTATTCAGCGTATCATTATCTCTGAATTGACGAAGATTGGTATTGTCCATTTATACGCACAGGGATTCACGGATGCAGATTTAGTAGGATTTAGCCTATCCTTGACAAATCCATCCACAATCTACGAACAAGAAAAAATCAATCTATGGCAGCAGAAGATTGCGTTGGTGACCCAAATGCAACAAGCCAAGATGTTTAGCAGTGATTGGATGTATGAAAATATTTTTGATATGCCGAAAGCAGAATTCGACGAAGAACGTCAGAAGATTGTATTGGATACGAAGCGAGCATATCGTTTGGGTCAAATTGAACAAGGTCTGTCTGACCCCATGAAATTCGGATTTCCACAAGATCGTACGCCAGAAGAAAATATGCAGCGTCAACAGGCAGCGGGTGGAAATCCGGCTGATGGCATGGGTGGTGCACCTGAAGTTCCCCCCGGTAGTGCGCCTAGTACGGGTGGGGCAGGAGTATCACCACAGTCTATCGATGATCTACCTACTGCCGAAGATTTGGGCATTCAAGAGGAAGAGGTGGATGATGATGAAGAAGAAACGCGAGGACAGCCCCCTAAGAACCCTCAGTACGCACAAGATAGTCATGTGCGAGGTCGTGATCCGTTAGGGTTTAAGGAACGGTATAAAGCCCTTCATGTTGCTCAAAAACGTAAGCCCGCACCCCGTACAGGGTTATCCATGGAAGTACGCCATATGTTGGATCGATTAACAAAAATCGATTCTCGGTCAGAACTCTTAACGGAACAAAACGATTTATTCAATGATAACGGCACATTTTTAGATGAACGAAATATATTACCAAAAACAGAAGATATATGATATTTTTGAATATTTATACAGATGGTGAGAAATGAATATCGGGTTTTTCTATATAATACTCGACGACTCACGGAGTGTCGCATGAAGCAACGGAATATTACGAACAACAAAATCAAGAATTGCGGACTATTGTTTGAATTATTAGTTCGTCAAATCACTGCAGATACATTGGCAGGGAAATCAGATTCCCCGGCCATGCAAATCATGCAGAAGCGATTTAACGCATCTACGGAACTGGGCAAAGAATTGCAATTGTATCATGCGTTCTTTGGCAATAAGCCCTTGGTAGAATCTCGTGCGATGACCTATATCAATATGGTCTGTGAGCAGCGTAAAAAGTTAGATGAAAAGAAATTGCTACGAGAAAAATATGAGTTGATTAAGGAAATCAAAACACACTATCCGTTGAAAGAATTTCTCTCATCACGAGATCCCAATTATACGATTAATGCCTCTATCTATAAGACGTTTGCGACCGAAATATCACAGAATACTATAGATTCTGTGATCAATATTCGTGACATTGCAAACGCCCGATTTACGTTAGTAGAGCATCTATCTGGTAAGTACAAGACGAAACAAGTAATGAAGGAAACGTCAAATATGATTTCCGAATTTACTAAGCAGTCAGAAGATCTACGTATGTTGACGTATAAGGTGCTTATTGAAAAATTCAACAAGAAGTATGGCACGTTGAATGATAATCAGAAAACCTTGTTACGTGAGTATATCAATAATACTACGACCATGGGCACATTACGCACTCATATTTCGAAAGAAATTCCGGTCATTCAAGAAACTCTTCGAAAATTAGGCACATCATGCACGAATAAAATTACGCAGATTAAGCTTAATGAAGTGTCGGCTCAGTTAGATATTATTGCCAAAGAAAAGACGATCCAAGATTCTCATATGGTTGCTCTTATGTTGGCATATGAAATTATCAAAGAGATGACGGTATGAATGACAAATTTAGAAAAATCGTCAGAGAAATGATCGAAGATGAGTTGGAAGAAATTTCAGCGACTGGTGCAGTAGCCGGATATCAAACACCCTATGCATTCGGTAAGCGGAAGCCGGTGGGGGATAAAAAAGTAGATCATGAAGTATTACCATTTGGTGAATCAACTGACCCGTTGAACACCGATGATGTGGTAGAAGAGGCGGCTACTAGATATCATGCATTCAAATCCGATCCACTCCGAAATGAAGTGCAGAAAATTGGTACGACGATTCAAGAAATTACGCGTCAGATCAATGAGATGCATAGAGCAGTTCGTATGGCGACCCGATTGAAGACTGAGACTAAAACTCCTCACGACAAATTATGGAAGCGCACCGCTAAACACATTGGTAAGATGGAAGCTAAATTGGAAGAAATTCGAAACTGTCTTCGGGAGCTACGTGGATGATGCGACTAATTGATTTGATTCCATCGTGGATTTTGGAAGCGGTGAGCAGTTCTGCCGCTCAGGCTCGTTCTATGGGGTTGGTGGACTTCAAGAATAATACGGCGGGATATATTGATCCGAAGACCGGTGCGCACGTGGCCACTCACAAGCGAGAATTGGGCACGTGGAAGCCTATACCGGCAAGTGCACAGAAACCAGCGTCTGCACAGAAGCCAGCCCAGAAACCGGCATATACACGACCCGATACTACTCCGTCGTCAGTAAAGCCTAAACCAGCGGCTGCGCAAAAACCGGCACCAGAACCTACGCCCGCAAAGCCTATTATTTCAAAGCCCAAGCCATCTGTACCGGTATCCCGTCCACCTAAACAGCGAACGGATTATAGCAAGCGGTCATATGATTCGCATGCACCGGATACGGATCAAGACGGTAATCCATTAACAAAACCCGCACCCGATTCGAATTACATGAAATATGATCCACAGGCATGGGATAGAGACATCGATGTACCGGATGACTATTATGATCCTGCATCAGATGATTCTCCGGATCACATTGAATTGATGGATATGGAAGCGTCATATGATTCTGGATTATTGTCAAAGTATTTTACCGATCCGGATGAGCAGACCACTATTCCATCTGAAGCTATGCACAATAAGAAGGTGTTGGCATTGCAAGGATTTGCACATAGTACGGCTGCTACCGATGCAAAATTACAACAGTTTCAGAAAGAGGCACCCAAGGGAACGCGAGCAACCGACATTTTTCCATTTCCATCGAATGATGATATGAAAAAATCGTTTGATAATATTCGTGCTCTTGAAAAAATTGCATTACCATGGGTCGCTAAGGGATGGTCATATAAAGTAGACGTAGATAATGACCATACTCTTCGGTTCAATTATTTGAAAACTGGCAAAAATTACAGAAACACGAGAACATAAGATGGGTAAACTAATCCAAGAATATATCCCGCTGTCATATGATCGCACGTATGTGAACGAAGCCATTCGAAAAGGAAATGGAACCGTTCAAATCAAAGCAATCCTTCAGCGGGCAGACGCAAAAAATCAGAATGGTCGTATCTATCCACGTCCTATTTTAGAGCGTGAAGCTGCGAAATATTTGGAAGAATTTGTAAAAGGACGCCGAGCGATGGGAGAACTGGACCATCCCTCGGATTCAGTCGTTAATCTTCGCAACGTAAGTCATAACATTACCGAAATGCATTGGGAAGGTGATGATCTGGTGGGTACCCTAGAAATTCTATCAACTCCATCTGGTAATATTGTAAAGGAACTGATGAAGAATGGTATCCAATTAGGAATTTCAAGTCGTGGGATGGGATCGGTCGTTAACATGGACGAGAGCACGGTAGCGGTTGATGAGGATTTTAATCTCATTTGCTTCGATATTGTGTCAAATCCATCAACCCATGGGGCATTTTTGTATGAGAACGTACAGAACAGTTTAAACGCTGCCCGTGAAGATCGATTGAATGGATTATTTAGTGCATTCTTTTCTGAATTGACAAATAATCAGTATTAAGCGTAGTAGTGCCTATTTATAAGAATACTATGAACTATTTGGAGTATATGCATGCCATCTTTTAATTTCGGGCGTCAGCAGTCTGCACCAGCCGCACCACAACAGACCGTGGAAAATGTGATTGAGCAGATTGCCAAATACAATGAATATGGGGCTGCGTTACGCCGAACACAGTCCATGCGGGAATTAGCAGAACGCTTATCTCAGATTGCAGAGTTGGCGGAAACTACCGTAACTAATGAAGCCGATGATTGGTTTGATGCACACACGTTAAAGCGTAACATGTCTGAACTCAAGAAATTTACGTCTGAGTTTGCAAAACATGCCAATGAAGCGGATATGCTAGAACAGCGTATGTCGGCGTTATATGACGATATGGGACACATCCTTAATCGGTATTTCGAAATACAGAATGGGCAAGCTCCTGCTGAACCTATTGATCCAGCAGCGGCTACGCGTGATCCCGGTCAAGCGCCAATTCAAGATTCATTCAAAAAGATTGGTGAAGTAGACGATGCATTGCCACCGGAAACTACGATGGAACCATCACCAACTGCACCACCGGCTACCCAAGAGTTATCTCCAAAGGATGAATTGACGGTGCGTGCCATCAAAGTAGTATACAAATATTTGTTACAAAAAGATTCTAATATAGCATCTCGGTTTGCGGCATTACCTGCAACAAAGAAAATTGAAGCGGTGTGGAAATTAGTTCGTTAACCGAGACGTATGATGAAGAACTTTATTTATAGATTAGTTTTTACCAAGGGAGATGACATAGATCTATCTCAATTATTTCTATGGTCATTTAACATTTTTTTCATGTTTTGGATTACGTTGGTAAGTGTACAGCGGTGGGTATTAAGTGAACCATTATTAGATGCATTCTTAGTTGTGTATGCGACTACGGTTGTATTATCTAGCCCGACATGGTTGGTAAAATTGTGGTTAGAAAATATGGCATGGTTTAGAAAGGGGCCACTACCGGCAGTTACTACATCTACTGATGTCCGTGAAATACGTACTGATCCATTACCACCATCTCCCGTGGTCCTTCCTCCAAATAATGAAATAGGATAAATACGGATAATATGTCAGGACATAAGAACAAACAAACTGGTGCATCAAAGGTGCGCGGTATTGAAGTGTCAGTAAAGTTTACTTCCGATAAAAAACATCGTGATGATGTAGATTCTGCACTCACTGAATTTAAGAAACTTGTAAAGAAGAGTGGAATTCTTCAAGAAGTAAGTCGCCGCGAATTTTACAAGTCTCCTGCAAAGACGCGACGGTTTAAACGAGAAGAGTCGCAACGTCAAAAAAGACGCGATGAGAGAAAACAACAGTGGTATTCTAAAAATCATAATAATTTTTAGTAGAAAATTGTTGTTTAGAAATATCCAACGCTATTTATTGGCACAACACTTTTAATACATCTTTTTGAAGGCTATAAGATGTCCTGTGTTCACGAGTGAATTTTCGTGATAGAGGCTTCGAATAGCCTTTTCTTTTTGTTTATAGGAGATGTGCAATGATGAGAGACAAGTTGCTACGTGAAGCAATTGCTGATGCTAATATGATTCAGGAAACGGCAATTGCGAATGCACGAGCACAGCTTGAAGAAGCGTTTCGCCCACAGTTGGCAAGTGCGCTATCTGCAAAGCTTCGTACAGAAATTGAATCGTTGGGTGAACAGAACACCCTCGACTCTTCAGAAATCGGTGGTGCGGGTGTAACGGTGAAAGATCCGGCTCCAAAAGATCCATCGAAGGCAGCACATGATTCGTCCGATATCGAAAATAAGGGTATCGAAGTTAAGGATTTAGACGGTCCAAATTCAAAGCCAAAGGCTGTGAACGAAACCGATCTACCGTTTGACGATGACGACAACATGGGCGGCGTAGATATGCAGGTTGCGCCTGAAAATGATGGTGCACCGGCATTTGGTGGCGGGGAAATGGATGGTATGGGTGGCGGTATGGACGGTGATATGGATGGTGACGTTGATGAATTGGACCTTGAAGCAATTATCCAGCAGCTTGAAGCTGATGTGATGGGCGGCGGCGATTCATTGGGTGCATCAGAACCACCGCTAGACGCTCCGATGGACGATCAGCCTATGGAAGGATATGACGATCCTATGGCTGGTAAGCACCCTCAGTCCGCGAAGTTTGCGCATGGAATTGGTGAGACGATTGAAACCGATTCAACGTTTAAGAATGGTGAAGGAAAAGACGGTAGTGCGCAAAAGGCAGTTGATGGCGTAAATGGTGGAAAGGAAGTAAAGGCAGGACAAGAAGAAGCCGAACACGAAATGCTAGAAGCACTTGATATCGAAGAAATTCTGCGTGAAGTGGAAGCAGAGGAAGCTGAATCCAAGAAGCCTTGGGAAGAATCCAAAAAGATTGCTGCCGAAAACGTAGAGCTAAAAGCACGGCTTCGTGAACACCGCGATGTAGTGGTGTATCTGAAGGACAAGCTAAATGAATTGAATATTCTCAATTCAAAGCTGTTGTATACGAATAAGTTGTTCCGTGGCTTTGAACTCGACGCATCGAAGAAAATGCGTGTGGTAGAGACGTTTGATAAAGCAAAAACTCTACGTGAAGTGAAGTTGGTGTATATGACGTTAGCAGAATCATTTTTAGGTAAGACTGGTGGTAAGTCTGCAGCACGTAAACAGACTGCTACGTCGATCAAGGAAGGCTTGGCATCACGTCCAACCCGTTCTACGAAATCTATCAATGAAGCAGCTACGGCGGATGCTCAGGCGGCTGATGAACAGTTCCGTAGTCGTATGCAGAAGTTGGCTGGCATTACCAAAATTCTATAATTTTTAGGAGTATATCTCAATGGCTGGTACTTTCGATTTAACTAAGCTCCTAGCAGAATCTTCTCGTCCAAATGATGAAATGCTTCGTCACATTCGTGGCTTGGCATCGAAGTGGCAGAAGACTGGTCTGTTAGAAGGGCTAAAAAATGAAACAGAACGTGGCAACATGGCTCTAATGCTTGAAAATCAGGCATTCCAGCTAGTCACGGAAGCATCTCGCACTGGTACGGCAACGAATGCCGAACAGTGGTCAGGTGTTGCACTTCCCCTAGTGCGTAAGGTGTTCGGTGAAATTTCTGCAAAGGAATATCTATCCGTGCAGCCTATGAATCTTCCATCTGGACTTATCTTCTACATGGAATTCAAGTACGGTTCTAACCGTGCACCTCGTTTAATCGGTCAGTCGTTGTATGGTGACACCACGTCATCTGCAGCACCGGCTGGTGGTTTGTACGGCGCGGGTCAGTTTGCATATACCATCAATGAAGTTACGGCGTCATTTGCAGCAATTTTCGCAAATGCACCGGCACCAACGGCATCTGTTGATTTTGCAATCTCTCCGACCGGTTTGACTACGGTTACGGTTCCGTTCTCCAGCCTACCGGCTGCAGATAAGACTGCAATCCGTTCTTTTGAACCGTCTGGATCTGGTTGGACGGTGTACTACCCGCAGTATACGAAGTTGAATGCAGCGCAGGATTCCGTGGTATTCGTAGTGGTCGGCGCGTCCGGTTCCGCAACGGTGGCCAAGGTTACCTACTCTGTGCAGCCTACGGATGAGAGCCGTGGTGACTTCGAAGACGTAGTTGGTTCTTCCATTCCGCCAACGGGTGTTGATCTAAACATTCCGGAAATCAACCTTGAACTTTCATCCGTACCTATTGTTGCGGAAACCCGTAAGTTGAAGGCCGTTTGGACGCCGGAACTTGCGCAGGACTTGAATGCATATCACTCAATTGATGCAGAAGCTGAATTGACAGCAATGTTAAGCCAGTATATCTCGCTTGAAATTGATCTTGAATTGCTAGATATGCTTCTTGTCAATGCTCAGACGACGGATTACTGGTCAGCAAATATTGGTACGATTTGGAACGGTACCGGTTTCGCAGCCGATGCGACATTAGCTGGTCAGGCATGGACGAACATGACATGGTACCAGACGCTTGGTCAGGTCATGCAGCGTACGTCTAACAAGATTCATCAGTTAACGCTTCGTGGTGGTGCTAACTTCGCAGTTGTATCTCCGCAGCTTGCAACGATTATCGAATCCATTCCCGGCTTTGCCGCGAAGACGGACGGCAATCAGAGCGAATTTGCGTCAGGTGTGTCTGCAGTTGGTTCCTTCCAGAGCCGCTTCACGATCTACAAGAACCCATACTTCGCAGGTAATGTGATGTTGATGGGCTTCCGTGGAAATAGTTTCTTGGAAACTGGTGCTGTGTATGCTCCATACGTTCCATTAATCATGACCCCGCTTGTGCTTGACCCGCAGAACTTCACGCCACGTCGTGGTGTTCTAACGCGTTATGCGAAGAAGATGGTGCGTCCTGAATTCTACGCGAAGATCATTTGCCATGGCGTTCCTGTCTAAGCAATTGATGTAGAATGAGAAGTAAAATGGGAGTAGTGATTATGTCACTACTCCCATTTGTTTTTGATGTTGATCTGTCTTTGGCCTATTTATATAGATGAACTCTTTTTGAGCATCGCTTTATGACCATTCAGTATGAACCAGTATTTTGGCCGGGAAGTGGATCAGACCCATCGGGATTAACTCCGCAAGGAATTTTCGATGACGATGAAGAATTTTCTGAAGAAGCACCACGTTTTGCCGAGTGGGCAGCACTTCGGTTAGGTTATCCTGTTATGCAGGTCGAATTAACTGATAAGATGTTTTATGCCTGTTTCGAAGAAGCTGTAATAGAATATAGTGCGCAAATTAACGAGTTTAATATGCGAGACAATATGATTACGCTTCAAGGAATTACGACCGGATCATCGGTATCACAGACATTGGTCGTTGGTAATCCGTTAGCGATGGCAGTAGAATTATCGACACAATATGGCACGGAAGCCGGTTCGGGTGGTAATGTCGATTATAAGCGGGCGGTAATTCCTGTAACGGCAAGTGTAAATGCTTATGATTTAAAAGATTACATCGAAGCACGCTTAGAAAGCGGTAATAAAATAGAAATACGTCGGGTATTCCATTCTCCACCACCAGCCATTTCTAGAATTTTTGATCCATTTGCAGCGGGTGGCATGGGCGTATCCAATATGTTAGGTGCATTCGGATGGGGTGGATATGCGGTTGAAACTCAATATTTGTTAACTCCGGTATATGAAACGCTGTTACGTACACAGGCAATTGAGTTTACCGATACCGTGCGTCGAAGTCAGTATAGCTTTGAAATTGCAAACAACAAAATTCGAATTTATCCTATTCCTGATGGAACTACGTTCTCATCATTTACGATTGAATACAATGTAAAGCGTGATAAATCTGCAGCAGCTATTAGTACGGTGAAAGGTATTGCAAGCGATTATTCAAACGTACCATATACCACCATCATGTATTCGAATATTAATGACGTTGGTAAGCGGTGGATTTGGCGATATGCGTTGGCGTTGAGTAAGGAGACGTTGGGTGCGGTGCGTATCAAATATGCCACCATTCCAATTCCTAATTCTGAAGTAACTCTCGACGGTGCTGAGTTAAAACAAGAGGCTGCACAAGAGAAGGATAAATTGTGGGAGCAGTTGCGTGAAACGTTGGCATTGACCGGTCGTGCAAAACAATTGGAAATGTCAAAGGAAAATGAAGCAAATTCTATGGAACTATTGAAACATGTTCCAACCCTCATCTATATTGGATAATGTCATGAGATTTGCGAACTATAAGGATTACGCAACAATTCTCAAAATCAACAAAGAGTTAGTTAACGTCGTTGTAGATACTTCGGTAGTGCTGTATAAAATGCATCAAGAATTAACGGAAGTAAATAGCTACGGTGAAAGTATAAACAAAATATGGTATGTTGGCGTATTAATTCCTGCACTGATTAAACGAGATGAAACGCAGACTATTGCTGCACTATCTACTGTCGATGTACAACAGACATTAGAGGTATCGTTTCTTCGTACAGAATGTGATCTTCGCAATATATATCCCGAAACTGGTGATATCATAGATTTTCACAACGACTATTATGAAATTGACAATACCAATGAAGTACAGTTATATGCTGGCCAAACTGGATATAATCATTCCATCGTATGTAGTACACATTTAACGCGTACTACGAACCTTCAGCTTGAGCGACCCCGAGTATGAATGAACCCGATGATAAGGATATCCCAGTAGGTCAGTCAAATCGTGGATATGACAACAAAATAGAGTCAACTGATAAACCTGCGGTTAAGATTACTTTAGAAAAGATCAATGGTATTTTGATCAACTATTTAAAGGATACTATCAAGCCAACCGTTGTCGAAAATGGTGAGATTCGTATTGTACCAGTATTACCGGGAGCCGGGGAACGTTGGGCACAAATTCGACGTGAAGGTGTGATTAGAGATCAGAGTGGAAAATTACAAGCACCACTTATTCTCATGCGTCGATTGAACGTGCGACCAAGTAAACCCATGAATCCGAATAACAAATATATGTACACGGCATTAGAAAATCGATGGAATCCTCGGAATACCTACGATTTATTTGCATTGAAGAATAACGTACGACCATCCAGAGCTATGCAGCAGGTAATGATTCCGGATTACGTACAGTTACGATACGAGGTATATTTGTGGACGGAATATCAGGCCCAGATGGATGAACTGATTCAGCAGATTCAAATTGAAAACTTTGAATATTGGGGAAATCGGAATAATTTCAAATTCCGTATTTCCATTGATGAATTTCCATCTGAAACGGATTTACCGCCATCGCAAGATCGTGTAGTTCGTACCAAATTTAATATGACTGTTGAGGCATATTTGTTGCCAGAAAGAGTTGTGCAAAATGGTAAATTGAGTCAAACTACACTTAAATCGTATACGGCAAAAAAATTGGTGACCATGGTAGAAACGGTGGTTACACAAGAAGAATTGGACGAAAAGTAATATTCGTGATATGTATGTTAATTTGATGTTTGGTGAAGTTATACTCTATTTATCAACAGTTTGAGAGATTCGACCAATGAAAGTTACTGAGAATCATTTAGAAGCGTTGCGTGAGTTACAATCTACGTTTGACGAAATTACGAAGCGATATGGAGAGCTTCAATTTCAGAAACTTATGATTATTGATGAAATGGATGGAATTTCGGTAAAGATGCGAGAATTAGAACAACACCGGAATGCTATGGTTATTACACTGCAAGAAGCATATGGATCAACTGGTCAAGTAAATTTACAGACCGGAGAATTTATTCCCGATTAAGGGACCACAGGAGAGTAGTATATGGCAGAAAGAATGATCAGCCCCGGTGTATTTACGAATGAAAACGATTTGTCCTATCTTCCTCAGGGTATTGCGGAAATTGGTGCGGCATTCGTTGGTCCATTTGTAAAAGGTCCGGCGTTCCGTCCGGTAATTGTAGATTCCTTAGAAGATTTCCAGCGCACGTTCGGATCGACTTCTTCTGATTTCTATACACCGTATGCAGTAAATGAATATCTTGGTGAAGCAAGTCGTGCGACAATCGTACGTGTATTAGGATTGGGTGGATATGATGCTACGGTCAACAATTCGCTAATCCTCTCTCTATCCGGCAGTACCACCGGTCTTCGTACGTTGGGTGTGTTACATCCGAGTCGTACTGGTGTAACATTGCATCCATCGTCGTTTACGGCGACGGGTAAACCCACGGTATTCAATTTAACCATTTCCGGCACCAATGGATCTACGACATTTACATCTATGTCTATTGATCCCGAATCTGCCGTGTATTTTGCAAAGGTATTGGGTACTAGCCCACTCACCAAACATGACGCATATGTATATGCCGATTTCCCATTGGCTGCAAGTGCGGTGTCAGGTGCATTAGCAGGTTCTGGATCTGTTTCATTGGCCGATGCAGCCGGTGAATTGAATTTCTCCGGTTCCGTGTGGGGAACGTATACCAACGCAAGTACTCCATGGATTCGTTCGCAGACAATTTCTGGTGGCAAGTTTAATCTCTTTAAGTTCTACACATTATCTGATGGTAATGCGGCGAATGAAGATATTAAGGTCACCATTGCATCTATTCGACCCGCTACACTCGCAGACACGTATGGCACGTTCTCTGTTTTAATTCGTCGATTGACTGATACGGATGCAAAGCAGTCCATTTTGGAACAGTTTGATAATTTAACGTTAGATCCAGAATCTCCAAATTATATTGCACGTCGTATTGGTACATCGCGTACTATCATCGATGCAAACGCCGATATCTATTTGGACGGTGACTATCCGAATAATTCTCGCTATGTGTATGTTGACATGGCAGATGGTGCGGATTCTGTACCGATTGAAACATTACCATATGGATTTGCGCCGTTGTCACCACCGGTTAATTCAGCAAATGTTCCTGCACCATCATATGTGACTACGCGATACTATACGCCAACTGGTGCAACCGTATCAGTTGCTAATAGTAAGACACATTTCGGATTTGATTTCACGTCAGAAACGAATTTGTCATATCTCAAGCCGTTACCATCCGGTTCTGCCACGAAGGTGGGTATTGATGCAAGTGGTGTAGCTGATGCTGGATTTGATTTGTTAACGTCTATTGCAGCGGCAGATATCATCGATACTACGCCCGCAACGGCAGTATCTATCCGTCGCTTCTCCGTACCGTTCCAAGGTGGATTTGATGGTCAGAATCCAGCAGCGGTTCGTTATACGGGTTCCGATATTACGTCTACGAATACCATGGGCTTCGATTTGTCTAACAGCAATCGCGATGGCTCCATTGCGTATAAACAGGCTATTGACGCATTGGCAAATCCTGACGCATGGGATATCAATTTGCTCATCCTACCGGGAGTGGTATATTCGCAGCATTCATACATTGTCACACAGGCAATTGAGATGTGCGAATCCCGTGGTGATTGTTTCTATATTCTTGACGGTGACGTATTGGGCGCAACGGTCGACTCTGCAGTAAATGCGGTGTCTGACTTGGATACGAACTATGCGGCAACATATCACCCATGGGTAAAGATTCGCGATAACAACACGAATAAGAACATTTGGGTACCACCCTCAGTCGTTATGTGCGGTGTCTATGCATTTAATGACCGTGTAGCGGCTCCATGGTGGGCACCAGCCGGTCTAAATCGTGGTGGCATTAGTGCGGCCTTGCAGGTACGTACGCGTCTAGATCAGAGCAACCGTGATGACTTGTATGATAGTCGTGTAAATCCGATTGCGCTCTTCCCGGCGCAGGGTATTACCGTGTGGGGTCAGAAGACGCTTCAGCAGCTTCCGTCCGCATTGGATCGCATTAACGTGCGTCGTTTGTTGATCGAAGTGAAGAAGTTCCTTGCCTCAACGGCACGTTACTTGGTGTTCGAACAGAATGTGGAAGCAACGCGCAATCGATTCTTATCCATTGCAAATCCATATCTGTCCAATGTTCAGGAACGTGCGGGCTTGTATGCCTTCAAGGTCGTGATGGACGAAACAAACAATACACCGGACTTAATTGACCGTAACGTATTGGTTGGTCAGATTTGGTTGAAGCCCGCCCGTACGGCAGAATTCATCCAGCTTGACTTCAACATCATGAGCACTGGGGCGTCGTTCGACGAATAAACGGTAACTCGCTAACGTCAAAAATCCACTTAATAGAAATATGATTAAGTGGATTTTTGACGTTAGTGATATGTATTTGTAGATGTCGGTAAATCACATCGGGGCTATCATATTTGCTCCACACTTAGGATAACACTATGGCAGTAAATATTATTGCAGAAAATGAGATGTTTTGGAGTGCATTTGAACCAAAAACAAAGAACCGTTTTGTAATGTATATCGATGGAATTCCGTCATATCTCATTCGTAAGGCTAGTCGCCCTACCGCTACACAAGAAGCGAAAGAGCTTCCGCACATTAACTTATCCCGTTATGTAAAGGGTAAGACGAAGTGGTCCCCGATTCAGTTGACATTGTATGATCCGATTGCGCCATCCGGTGCACAGGCCGCAATGGAATGGTTCCGATTGCACCACGAATCAGTGACCGGTCGTGATGGATATGCGGATTTCTATAAGAAAGACATTATTTTGAATATGGCTGGTCCCGTTGGTGACAAGGTAGAAGAATGGCTATTGAAGGGCTGTATCATCACCGAATTGAATTTTGGTGACGTGGATTGGGGAACTGACGATATTGCAGAAATCAGTCTCACCATTCAGCCGGATATGTGTATACTAAATTATTGATTTTCCAACCAGAAATCTGTATTTTCAAGTTGGTCCGTACTACGTATATGTGTTCACGTGGTTCGGACCAACTTTTTATAAGGGTGGAAAATGTTTATTTGTCAGAGATGTAGTAAAGAAGTTGAGTCATATGACTATCTTAGGAAACATGTGAGTCGTGTACATAAAATTCATTCATCTGAGTTTTATGTAGAATATTATTTGAATGGCGTCTGGCCAACGTGCAAATGCGGGTGTGGTGAACGTGTTAAATGGCGAACTGAAATGCCGACTAAATTTATGGAATACGTAGCAGGTCACAATTCTCGCACTTCTAATCCTATGCAAGGAAAAACGCATTCAAATGAAACTAAACACAAAATATCTAAGATAGCAAAAGATGGTTATGAATCAGGAAAACGGGTTGTTTGGGCAGAAGGTTTGTCCATCGATACCGATATCCGATTACAATCTGCTGCTAAGAAAAATTCTGAAAATGTTGAACGCTCTAAGAAAATATCTGATTACATGACCGGAAGACCTAAATCGGAAGAGCATAAGCGGAAGTCTCGGGAAGGTATTATCAAAGCATGGTCAGATCCGGAATTGCAAGAACGGCAACGACAGCATATGCTTAGACGAATGACCAACAACACTTGGAGTATTTCGTCTAAATTAGAAGATACCCTTGCTGCGTTATTAGATTCGGCATCCATTACATACACTCGTCAATTTTATGTGAAATCCATTAAAGCCTTCTACGATTTCTATCTACCGGAAAGTAATATAATCGTTGAAGTTCATGGTAATTTTTGGCATTGTAATCCAGCGACCAAGCATGCAATACCTAAATTCGATTCACAACATACCAATATCTCCAACGATGTCAAAAAAGCACAGTGGTGTATGGACAACAATATCCGGCTATTAATCTTCTGGGAGACGGATATTCTCACTCGACCGGAATGGGTTATAGAACAATTGGAAAAATACATCAATAGTCACACCTAGTGATATTTATATAGATGGACGCCTTGACTGAGACTGTGCATGTCATGTGAATTAAATAATGAATACAATTTATGCATCCTTCAAAATCAAACGTATGATTTACCGTTTGTAATCAAGGATGACAATGACGTACCGATAGACATTACTAATTGGGCGTTTACGGGATCGATCAAAGAAAAGATTACAGATCCCACCCCATATTTGTTCTTTACAATGAGTATCGATAATGCGGTATCAGGTTCTATCTCCATGTATTTATCAGCACAAACAACGTGGCTGCTGGATAACAAAAAGTACATTTATGACGTAATTTCTACGAATTATGGGGTAAATCCTCCCGAAACTTTACGAATTATGCAAGGTAAAGTATCCGTTGAACTTGGAATTACACAGCCGTGATCATTCAAATCACCGGCTCAACGGTCGGTACTGGTGTAAATCTTACAGTCGTTAATACTGCCGCATCGGTTTCGGGTGGTGTAAATGTCATTGTACCCAATACTCCTGTATCCGGTACGGTAAATGTTTCTATCCCGTCGTATGGTAGTTTTGCCATCAATGCACGATCTGCGTCATATGCAGGAACTGCGTCCTATGCGCTTAATTCATTAGGATCTATTGAGTCATCGTCATACACCGAACGTGTATTATGGTATAACGTCGCTGATATTCCAGTTGGATTATTATCTAGCTCGGCCCAAATTCTGTTGGTCGCATCGGCTTCATATGCAGATACCGCGTCATATGCGCTAAACTCAACGACGCTGCCCACGGGCTTAGTGTCGAGTTCTGTACAAATTAATACTGGATCATTTGCTGGAACGTTAGACGGAACGGCTACGTCTGCATCATATGTAGACTGGGTAGATATTGATAACAAGCCTACCGTGGTATCCTCATCGGCGCAGATTAGCTATACCGGAGTTACAAATATTCCAGTAGGCATTGTAAGCAGTTCCACACAAGCGGTATCATGGACTGTAGCAACTGCCTCATTAGCAAATGCAGTTGCCTATATCAATATAACTGGAAAGCCGACTCTAATATCTGCGTCCGCGCAAATTGATTATACGGCTATTACAAATCAACCAACGACAATTGCAACGGCATCATATGTGACGTTTGCAAATGTTAACAATGCACCGACATTAGTATCTGGGTCATCTCAGATCATATTCACAGGCGTAACGGGTGTACCGGTAGGATTGGTATCAAGTTCCACACAAGTATCGTTTATCGGACTTGTGAATGTTCCTGCAAATTTAGTAAGTGCATCGTCGCAGATTAGCTATATTGGTATATCTAATATTCCGATTGGCATTGTGTCAAGTTCTGCACAAGCCTCTGCATGGACCGTAGCAACTGCCTCGTTAGCAAATGCAGTAGCATATACCAACGTAACGGGAAAACCTGTTGGGTTGGTATCTAGTTCTGCACAAGTTAGTTATACTGGCATCACAAATATTCCAACGGGTATTGTCAGTAGTTCTGCACAAGCCTCTGCATGGACGGTAGCAACTGCATCATTAGCTAATGCGGTGGCATATACTAATGTAACTGGGAAACCAACATTAGTAAGCGCATCGTCGCAGATTGACTATACGGCTATTGCAAATCAGCCAACAACAATTGCTACTGCGTCCTATGTCACATATACCAATGTGGCAAATAGACCAACTGGATTAGTTAGTAGCTCGGCACAAGCTTCTGCATGGACGGTAGCAACGGCATCTGTCGCTACTTCCGCGTCATATGCAGAAACTGCGTCGTATGCATTGAATGGTGGTGGAACGCTACCGACTGGCATATTGTCAAGTTCTGTTCAGATTAATGCGTTGACGAATGTGTCAGCATCTTTTGCAACGACATCATATACCGCATCATATATCAGTGGTGGTCTTGTGTATATTGGACTACCAGCAGATGGTGTATATGGTGGGGTAGCTGGTAATGTATCTGGTATTGCTACTAATGATAAACTTGAAGATGCGTTTGATAAAATTGAAGATATTCTAGGAAAACTTGCACCGGCAAAACCCCCGTTATTGAGCACGCGTACATTATCTATCCCAAATGTTTATACGGCGCTAGAAGAATCTACTGGTATTTCTCGTACTACAGCTATTACGTCATCATTACCAACCGCAAGTTGGACTGTGGCAATTGCAACATCGGGTTCATCTACAACACTATCAACTGATGGGGATGCTGGATCATTAAGTGCCGAATTTGATGGTGGTGTGTCATCGACATCAACTCGCATTATGACGACGGCATCTGATACTGGTACGTTTGGTAACTTGATTATTTCACAAGATGCTGATCCATATGCGGGAACATTCGGACAACAGGGATTCTGGAAAGGATTTATCGCACGCACTGCGCCTACTTCTGCATTGTCGTTAGGGGCGCATACAACACGTCTAATTCATAGCACAGGCGGGTCGACTCCATTATACACGTTCTATATCGATAATCCACGTACACCCACCGCTGTAAGCATGTCTGTATCCGCATCAACCTATACAGGTCGATATATTAGTGGTGTACCAAGCTTAGCGACAGGTGATATTATTACTGCGACATTTACCGGATCAAATGCGGTAAGTCGGTTTTATAATAGCACTCGTATAAACGCAGCCAGTTCTACGGTAGCATCAACCGTCAACCAATCATTACCGGCATCCGCTCCAATTTCAGGTGCGTTTGTATCGGCAAGTATTCCGGTTGTCATTTTAACAAACCAATATCAAGAAACGGCGTCGTTCTCAGGAAACACATATAACTCTCAAGGTGTCGTGCATACTTCTACGGTCACTGCATCATTGGGTACGTCTAGATTAATTCGTGTAGATACGGTCAGTACAGAAACGCGTGTATATTCTGGCATCGGTCAATATCCAGCTATTGGATCTGCACCGTCAGGTACTGGTGGTCCGTGGTCTTTATTTGCATCTCGGTCACTGGATACTAATAAAGAATTGCAGATGATCAACGGTATATATCAATATCCACCGGCACGTACGTATGTTAACAATTATCCAATTGCGGGTCCAAATTATACGGCATTAACTCCTGATACATTTGGTAATGTGCGATGGTATACGATTAGTCAATCTGTTAATGCAGTAAGTGCAATATCAGTTACATTCAATGGAGCTACTAATTTTGGAGCTATTCAAACAACGAGTTCAATGTGGGTATATGTGCAAGTGTCTGGGTCAACTCCTACTGCAGGATGGGTGGATGGAGCAACGGCATATGGTGGTACCGGTAACCCGACCAATAATGGTGATCCTGCCTTGGTTATTGGTAGCAGTACTACCACATTGAAACGTATTACGTTTGGATCAGTGGCGTTGACCGGAGTATTGTTCGTACGAGTAGGATTACCAACTGGCAGCACTCGTACGTTTACCAGTATAACAATAACATGATATGGCGCTAACTACTGCACAACAAGCATTATTATTGTTCAAAAAATTACTAGGAAAATCCCAGACTACATCAAGTCGAGATTTCTTCGAAGAACCATATAATGCACCACCAACTATTCTCACATCCCAAATTTGGACAGATTCTGATTTAATTCCAACACAATCTGCCGCCTTTACTGGGAGTGGGCATGTTATTGGTGTAGTTAAATATGTTGCCGATCTGACGTTAACCGCAGTTGCCGGTACGACTAATGCATTCCAACATGATAGTTTACGAGATGCGATTCCATTCAATTTTGGAAATGGAAGCTACAACTACGCATTAAAAAATAGTGTTGACGCATCTATTCCATTCGGATCAGGTGATTGGCTTGTCGATACTGAAAGTGGTGTGGTATCGTTTTATTCAAGCGTACCCGCCAATATGCCTCCGAAAATTACCTTTTATCAGTATGTTGGTACGAAAGGATTTGTATCGGCGTCAGTGGGTACTGCCACGTCAGCATCCTATGCGGCCACATCCTCGTATGCGTTAAATTCAACCGCATTGCCAGCGGGATTGGTTAGCAGTTCTGCGCAAATCAGCTATCCAAGTGTATCTAATATTCCAACTGGAATTATTAGTAGTTCTGCACAATTACCAACAGGATTGGTTAGCAGTTCTACACAAGTTAGCTATCCATCGCTATCGAATATTCCAATTGGCATCGTATCAAGTTCTACCCAATTACCTAGTGGATTAGTTAGTAGTTCAACACAAATTAGTTACCCCAATGTATCTAATATTCCAACCGGAATTATTAGTAGTTCTGCACAAGCATCTACATGGACAGTAGCATCTGCGTCCGTTTCTATTACAGCGTCATATGCGTTAACTGCGGAACAATCAAATACGGCAATAACGGCGTCATATGCTCTTACAAGTGCCGGTGCAGTTGCAAATGCAGCTACGGCATCCTATGTCACATATAGCGATGTAGTCAATAAGCCAACATTAGTATCAGCATCTGCACAAATATCTTATACGGGCATTACGGGTGTTCCGGTTGGGATTGTCTCATCTTCGGTTCAGATTAATACGGGATCATTCTTAGGAAATATTCAAGGTTCTGCATCGTATGCGTTGAATGCGGGTACCGCTAACACTGCGACATCAGCGTCTGCTGCAACGAGCATTACATTTACACCCGCAACCGCATCATATGCAACCACCGCATCGTATGCATTAAATTCAGTATCCTCATTACCAACTGGATTAGTATCATCGTCTACGCAAATCTCGTATACGGGTATTACGAACGTACCTATTGGCATTGTGTCATCATCAGTGCAGATTAATACGGGATCATTCTTAGGGGATATTCAAGGGTCGGCTTCGTATGCGTTAAATGCCGGTACCGCCAATACTGCGACCACCGCATCTGCCGCAACGAGCATTACATTTACACCGGTTAGTGCGTCTCATGCGGTTAATGCTGATACTACTATTTTTGCAATCACGGCATCATATGCATTAACAAATGCGGGTGTAGTCGCAATTGCAGATACGGCCTCATATGTGCAGTTTACGGGGGTTGGTAATAAGCCAACGTTGGTATCTGCATCTAGTCAGATATCGTACACGGGTATTACGAATATTCCGGTAGGCATTGTCTCATCGTCTACCCAAATATCGTTTGTAGGTATTACCAATGTGCCGACCGGATTAGTATCATCGTCGGTGCAGATTAATACAGGATCATTCTTAGGGGATATTCAAGGGTCTGCATCCTATGCGTTGAATGCTGGTACTGCAAACACTGCGACGACGGCTTCAGCGGCAACGAGTATTACGTTTATACCGGTTAGTGCCTCCCATGCAGTTAATGCAAACACTGCGACGGCTGCAACGACGGCATCATATGTTACATTTGTCAATATAGATAACAAACCAACGTTGGTATCTGCATCTAATCAGATATCGTACACAGGTATTACGAACGTACCCGTTGGTATTGTCACATCGTCTGCGCAGATCACGTATACGGGGATTACAAATGTTCCAGTAGGTATTGTATCATCCTCTGCACAAATATCGTTCACAGGCATTACAAATGTACCGACTGGATTAGTATCATCATCGGTACAAATCAATACAGGGTCATTCTTAGGGAATATTCAAGGATCGGCGTCATATGCCTTGAATGCAGGTACGGCTAACAATGCGACATCGGCATCTGCTGCAACGAGTATTACGTTTATACCAGCAACGGCTTCATATGCGAATACTACAACGACTGCTACTACAGCCACATCTGCGTCATATGTGGCGTTTACTAATATCGGTGCCGTACCAACTTTAGTATCTGCGTCATCACAAATATCCTATACAGGTATTACGAATGTTCCGACTGGATTAGTATCATCATCCACGCAAATATCGTATGTAGGACTTTCTAATATCCCTGTTGGTATAATTTCAGCGTCGGCACAGGTATCCTATGGCGGATTAACAGGTGTTCCTACTGGCATTGTATCATCATCGGCTCAGATTAATACTGGATCGTATTTAGGGGATATCGAAGGAACTGCATCTTATGCATTGGTGGCACAAACTCTATTAGGATCAATATCATCTGCTACGTCTGCGTCATATGCGTTAACGGCTAGCTATGCACTAAATGGTGGTAGTGGTGGTGGGGGAGGATCGTCACCAACTGCGTCATATATTAGTGGAACGTCGTGGGCGGATGGTGGCACGTATATTTCACCGTCTATGTCGTTGGTAGATTCGGCTTCCTATGCATTGGTAGCAGGACTTGCATTAACCTCGTATACCGCATCTTATGCGTTGGTAGCAGAATCGTTATTGGGATCGATTACGTCTGCCTCATATGCCTTAACAGCTAGTTATGCATTAAATGGTGGTGGTAGTCCTGCGCCTACGGCAGCTACTCGTCAATTAACGACCATTTCGTCATCGATTTCACTGGCACAGAATCAACATGAGACAGGTTCGGCCTATTTATCTGCAGGGTTTGTGTTGTATTTAGTTCGTACGGATCAACCATTACGAATTCGACTATATTCAACCACTACATCTCGTGATTTGGACGTTTCCCGTGGTACTAATGTTGAACCGACCGGATCGCATGGTGTGATATTAGATTTTATCACGACATCGACCCAATTAACTGGTACCTTATCACCATTTCCATTCGGGGCAATGTTAGATGAGCCGGTATCTAACTTAATTCCATACACGCTTACAAATTTGCAAACAGGATCGGTATTTCTATCGGCATCTGTGATGTTTTTACCGCTTGAATAAATGAGGATTTTTATATGAGTTTTACCGCACGTGAGATACGATTTGGAGAACATCCCGCAACTGGGTCATATGATCCTACTAAGGTATCATTGTCTTCGTTGATGGCAAGTGTTAATGGATTGGACGCCGAAGACAAATGGGCAGGTCCACTACCATTGGCAATTGCACGCCCAATGGAACAATCAACTGCTGTGGCGATGACCTATCCTCATGCGATTCAAATTTCACCTAATGTATTCTGGGTATTTTTAGCGGAAATTGCGACTGCTGCTGCCAATCGTCGTATATTCATGTATACCTACGATAGGTCGTCCACGACATTTAGTTGGAATGGATTTATTACAATGACCATGGCAACGAACCAAACCGTGCGTGCGATGCGTATGGTGCGTTATTTGTATACTACCGGCTCGGTTGCCGTTGCCGGTTCATCGGTAGCAGGTAGCCAATCTCTATGGGTCACGGATCGATTGGCGGTAGGTGGCCGTATTGGATTTGGTACGACTGATCCGACACAAGTAACGCAGTGGCATAACGTATCGGCTATTCCGTCCAATGTTCAGATGACGATCAGTGATACCGCAACGGAAGCGTCGGGTACATCCTATGTGTTTGAAGAATTGCGAGCGGTCGTGGCAACAACAGCCGCAACGGCACTATCCGGTGGATTGTACATTGCAAAAGGATTAAATCCAGATCTGTTTATCGCAGCCGGTACGACGATTGCCGCCGCCACAACGGTCGATAACATTAGAGCAACATATTTTCTTGCTGATACCGCGTTACCGCAATCGCAATTATCGCTTACAGCGGGTGGATTAGGATTGGCTGAGTTTGAATCGTGGCAGTCACATAGTGTATATATGTTAACTGTACCCGCTGCAACGACTCCTCGTATTTACAAATTCAATATGCGAGCAAATTTAGCAACGGGATTGGGTAATGGACGATCATGGGCAGCACTGGATCTGGCGACTGGATTAGGAAGTGTTGTAGGAACTACCGCTCAAACTAACAATGGTCGGTTGATTACTTTAGGACATGGTCCCGGTAGCGGTGTTGAATGTATGTATTTTGCGACAACAACTCGTGTGGTGCGAGTACCGACTGCAAATATTGTGAGTGGTTCCACGACATTTGTGGCCGATCAAATGGTTGAAATACCACCGGGAGGAACCTCTACATTTGGTGCGGGTGGTGGTCTGTCATCGGTAGAACATATGTCTTCTATTGATCGGTTGGTGGTCACGTCTACTGGTGCGGCAGGTATTCGATCTTATGTGACGAAATACAATACGGTATCAGATCCATTTGATCACATTATTTTTAACGACAACAAACAATTTGATCAAAGTACTGGTGCGGGTGCTATCGTCAATCCATCTATCAATGTTATACCATTTAATATATGGTTAGAAGATGGAGTTGCATTTGCGTGTCGTAACTCATTAGCGGCAACGACGAATCAAATGTATGCAATTCCGTTTGGTGCCGATTCGGATTATGTGTCCATTACCAATCAAGCGGTCATTAGTCCAAAAATCGATACGGTGGGATGTATTTCGTTTAACCGTGTATATGTAAATGCTACTACAACGCTAGGAACCGGTCCATATATTGTTCCGACTGAACCATTCTCAATTCAGGTACGTACTGCGGGTATTGATGATGATAGCGGTGGGTGGAGTGATGTTGGAATGGCCGGGGATCTACAATTTTTGGGAGCCGCTAATGCCATTCAATTCCGTTTCTTGTTTAAAGTATTAGGAAATACCTGTATACCGGCACGTATTCACGGGGTTAGTGTGTTATATGACGCCGATGTAAATATCCTACCTGAATTGGAATGGAATTTAAACGATTCCGATTTAACAAATGGTACGGTTGGATTTACCCAAAATACATTGTTTAGCGGATCAACTCCACCAAACATGACGATCAATTACTATCGAAGTGATACGTCGGCATTGGTGTTGACACAGGGAAGTTTGGGGTCTGCGAATGGCGTATTCCAATGGTATAGTGGTAGTTTATGGACGGGAAGTTTGGTATCTAATGATTTAGGTCCAAATGAAGTAGGTACACGTCGGCGCTTCGTACCATCTGCGGGATTACCTGCTGGTATCAATGTATATGCGCAGATAACCGAGACATAATATGGCAGTAGATTTAGTATTTAGAGGTGGTCCGCTTACATTAACCCCTACGGTAGGATCAGTAGGTTCTGGAACGGTACAATTATCATTTCGATCATTTGTATCGATGCGGTCGGTATTTATACCAGCAACCACTCGTATTTCATTTCTAGATGGTCGATTTGAACTACGAGTGGCACCGTCTAGTACACAGTTAATACCGTCTGGAAAAGGATGGGCGTCGTTACCATCACAAGGCCAATTGTTTCCACGACGAAAAAATGTAAATGATTAATTCCTTTTATAGATTCGTATGACAGCCACTATTATATTACGCGATAATCCTACATCAGGGTCAGTACCAATTCCATCTGCAATTCATCAGGCAGAATTGGTACTGAACACGGCTGATGGACGATTGTTCACTAAAAATGCATCGGGTCAAATTATACTGCTAAATGCGCGCCCGACTGTGAATGGCGTCGATTATCAGAATATTTCGAATATACCGATAGGATTGGTGTCATCGTCTGCGCAAGCTTCCACGTGGACAGTGGCAACTGCATCGTTAGCGAATGCTATCGATTATGCCAATATTTTTAGTGTGCCACCATTAGTATCCAGTTCTACTCAAATTAGCTATACCGGATTGCTTAATATTCCAAGTGGAATCGTATCTAGTTCTACTCAAGCTTCCACATGGACAGTCGCAACTGCATCGTTAGCAAACGCAATTGTGTATGACAACATAACCGGTGTCCCGATTGGATTAGTATCTAGTTCCACTCAAATTGATTATACATCGATACAAAACAAACCTACCACAATTGCGACGGCATCGTATGTCGCTTTTGCGAACATAGTTAATGTACCAACGTTGGTATCCAGTTCTACCCAGATTGATTATACTGGATTGCTTAATGTTCCGGTTGGGATTGTATCTAGCTCTGCCCAAATTAGTTATCCCAACGTATCTAACATCCCATCAGGTATAATCAGCAGTTCTACCCAAGCGTCCACGTGGACAGTCGCGACAGCATCGTTAGCAAATGCAATTGAATATGTAAACATAGTCAACGTACCAACGCTGGTATCTAGTTCTGCTCAAATTGATTATACGTCGATACAAAATAAACCTACCACAATTGCGACGGCATCATATGTCAATTATGTAAACATAGTCAATGTACCAACGCTGGTATCCAGTTCTGCGCAAATTGATTATACTGGATTGCTTAATGTTCCGGTTGGGATTGTATCTAGCTCTACGCAAGCCTCTACATGGACGGTTGCCACGGCATCGTTAGCAAATGCAATTGAGTTTGTTAACATACGTGGTATGCCTAGTTTGGTAAGTGCGTCTACACAGATCGATTATACCTCTCTGCAGAATAAACCTACCACTATTGCGACGGCATCGTATGTAGATTTTCCAAATGTGGCAAATGTACCATCGCTAGTTTCCAGTTCAACGCAAATTAGCTATATTGGTATTACCAATGTTCCGACTGGGGTAGTATCATCGTCTCTACAGTTGACGAGTGCCAGCTTATCGGCAAATGCGATAAACGATCCGTTAATTAAGAACTATGCTGAAGTGGTAGCATATCCAACCATCACGGCTAATGCGGTAACGGTGGATCTCACTACTGCCAACGTATTCGATATATTAGTGAACGCAAATATTACAACGCTTACCATTAGTAATCCACCATCGTCTAGTTTAGGTAGTTCATTTTCGATTATTGCACGATATAATGGAAGTTTTAGTATTACATGGCCCACGGAAGTAAAATGGCCGGGAGGGTCTGCTCCTACTATCTCTACTACATCGGGATCTACTGATATTTTTTCATTTGTAACAAACAATGCCGGTGGTAAATATTACGGCATCTTCGTGGGTAAGGGATTCTAAGATGTTATCACAGAAAACATTTAATCATAGTGTGGTAGATGGTGTACAAGGCTATGCGCTATATGCATGGGGTGCTAATCAAGCAGGGCAGCATGGATTGGGCGATACCAGTCCACGGAGTTCGCCGGTACAAGTCGGATCAGATACTGATTGGGTATCGGTGGTTGGTCAGAGTAGCACCTATGCCCTTAAAACCGATGGTACGTTGTGGTCATGGGGCCAAAATATTAGTGGGGCACTTGGTAACAATGATACACATAATACAAGTTCACCCGCACAGGTTGGTGCACTAACTGATTGGAAGTTAGTCGGGGTACCAAATGGATTTCATGCACTCGCTATTAAAACCGATGGTACGTTGTGGGCATGGGGTGCTAATAACTTTGGTCAATTAGGATTGAATCATACCTTGTCAATGAGTTCACCAGTTCAAGTAGGTGCGTTGACAACGTGGGTGTCATGTTCGACGGGCGACTTTTATTCCGCAGGTATTACATCAGATGGTAAATTGTGGACATGGGGAAATGGTGCGAGCGGTGGCACAGGTCATGGTGATACCGTGACACGTAGTTCACCTACCCAAGTGGGATTGATTCCTTCATGGAGTTGGGTATCTGCGGGTGGTACTGGTAATGCGGCCATTAAAACCAATGGTACGCTCTGGACATGGGGGTCGAACACGCAAGGAAATTTGGGATTGGGCAACACCACGGTTCGATCTTCACCGGTTCAAGTTGGACTGTTAACGGATTGGAAAATTGTGCATGCAGCGGGTTCACAAAACATGTATGCCATGAAAACTGATAATACAATATGGGCATGGGGTGCTAATAACTTCGGTCAGCTTGGGCAAGGTAATACCACACCACGTAGTTCACCCGTTCAAGTGGGATCGTTGACGGATTGGGCCATGTTGGGTGTGACGCCATTACGTACCCCACATGTCATTAAAAATGATGGTACACTTTGGACGTGGGGTAGAAATGACAGTGGTGATATGGGCATTGGAAATTTGCTTAATGGAAGCTCTCCGGTGCAAGTTGGCGCAGAAACCGATTGGTCATATGTAAGATATGGATACCTATCGTTACGTGTCGGATAAACATCCGTTAAATGTTGCATTAGAACTGAGCCAACGTGGACAATTAGATGATGCAGAGCGTATTTTACGAGCAATGCCATCTGATGACGTACGGGTGCAATATAACTTAGGATATTATGACATTCGGGCGGGTGATTTATTGAAGGGTATGGAGGGTATGAATGCAGGACGATGGATACATGTATTTGGTAGTCCTGCGGCCTCGTCAAAACCCATCTGGAAAGATCAACCGCTACAGAATGCCACGGTGTTGTTTCATTCAGAAGGTGGATATGGTGATCATATCATCAATATTCGATTTGCGAAACTGCTGTATGAAAAAGGTGCTCGGGTTGTAGTATCCACACATCCATCAATGTTTTCTTTGTTTCGGCAATTGCCATGGATTCATCAATTAGTTGACGTGGATACGGCGCATGGAGTGGATCATGATTATTGGGTACCTGCAATGGCGGCTCCATATGTGTTAGGGGTTACGTCCATCGATAGTGCACCGTATATACCACGATATGAGTATGAACCGTCACCAAAATTGCGCGTGGGGATTCGATGGAGTGGAAACCCAAAATTTGAACATGAACAAAATCGACGATTTGATCCACAACCATTGATCGATCTTACCAAATTACATGGACTTGAAGTATTTAGCTTTCAACGAGATGATAATTTGCAAGATTTACCATCATCAATCGTAGATTTACAACATGTATTGATAGATTGGACGGATACTCAGAAGTGGATATCGTCAATGGATCTCATGATCACCAGTTGTACCAGTGTAGCGCATTTAAGTGCTGCAATGGGTGTTCCTACATGGGTTATTGTACCATGTTTGCCGTATTATGTATGGGTGAATGATACTATTCGATGGTATGACAGTGTACGAGTGTATAAACAACAAACATTTGGCGATTGGTCACACCCATTCCGTCAAATTTATGCCGATATTGAGGATAAATTATGTATGCGAGAGTCGTAAATAATCAGGTCGTGGCCCGTGTGTCAACCTTACCGGCGTCATGGAATAACATATCCAATTTTTCCGCCTTATCGACGAATGAATTAGTTGCAAATGGATGGTATCCCATGGTACAGAATATTCCTACGTTTGATGATGCGACCGAAATGATTCAACCGGCTGGTTATTCTATTGAAGCCGCTCAGGTTGTCGAATTGTTCTCGGTGGTATCTAAACCGGCAGAATCTCCGCAAGTGGTCTTCTCCAAATTGCAATTTCGGTCTAGATTTACACTGAATGAGTTAGTGGCAATTGAGATCATGCGTCTGACCGATCCGGATGCATCTATTCGTGCGACATTGAATGTATTGGCTGATAATATGGCCGTTGCCGAAGAAATTGATATTACCGATCCACGTACGATATATGGGTTGGGAGTTTTACAATCATTTGGGTTGTTAACGGCAGAACGAGTCACTGAGATTTTAACCCCATAAGTTATGTTACATGCCAGTGCTCATACTGTGTATATTCCATTTGGAAAACACAAGAACAAGTCCGTTGCCGATATCTATGCAACGGACTTGGCGTATTTACAATGGTTAGCGGATAAAGCCTTTGTTGCGTCATGGAAAGAGATTGCAACAAAAGCTTTAAATGGTGAATCGATTGCTGAATTTGCGAACATACCAGCAATCGATACCACCGTGTCAAACGGGGTACGCACTGCATCGTTGATGTTATCTGAAACCGGTAAGATCATTGTCAAGTTTGCCTACAACAAACATGATCCTGCCGATGTATTATTCAAAGATGAATTGAAACGCTGCGTAGAAGGATTGACGTGGGAGGGGACACCACATTTTCGATGGGTAGTAGGATTTGCGTCCCTTCCCAAACTTGTTGAGGCATTTGGTGGGAAGAAGAATATTTTTGCCTCACAGGATGTTAAGGATCGATATCGGGAAGAAATACAGCGTCGTATCATGTTAGATGAAGTGCGCCAAAAAACGGATAACGAAGAATTGCGAAAATATTTTTACAATTTAGTGGATGTAGGATCTGTCACGAATTGGAATGCTATCAAAGATCACCCATCTATTCAAAAATATATCAAAAAGTAGGCGTTTAATTTGTGAATGATCTATGTATAGATGTCTTTAAACGGAGATGTCTATGAAAATGTGTAGTAAATGTAATATTTCTAAATCCGTCGATGAATTTTATAAAGTTCACGGGAAGCCAGTAGCTGCGTGTAAAGAATGTACTAAGTTAGCAACGTCTGCGTATATTAGAAAAACTGGTAAATATAAGGGAACGTATGGCACTAGTAAGTTCGTCCACTTGTTCGGACAAACTGTAAATGATTGGACCATTATTGGAACCGAGATAACAAAGTCACAGTCTCCGAGAGTTTTATGTAGATGTAAATGTGGATATGAAAAATTTGTAATATGTAGTAGATTACAAGAAGGCACACCCAAAGGATGTTCTAAATGTCATCCGCGTCACGGATCACATTCTCCTATATTTAAAGGTGTCGGTGAATTTTCAATATCTCATTATAAAAAAATATTGGCCAATGCTGAGGTTAGAAATATTGCGATGGAAGTGGATATAAAATATATGTGGAATTTGTATATGGAGCAGAATGGTAAATGTAAATTAACTGGTTTAGATATTCATTTTGGAAAACATGTGATCGGAGTTGGTACTAAGATGCAAACCAAAACGGCTAGCTTAGATAGAATAGACAGTTCAAAGGGGTACGTTGAAGGTAATTTACAATGGATTCATAAAAATGTTAACAGAATGAAAAACATCTTTACGAATGAATATTTTATAGACGTGTGTAAAAGAGTATCGGCGCATGCAAATGGACGTTGACTATATAATAGATGACGTTAGTTGTCACAGTACATTGGATCAATTTATTGAATATTTAAATGCCAATAAATTATTATTGTCCGCAGATGGGACTATACGGAAAAATATCGGAGTATCTTTATTAGAGCCAAGAAATTATCAAGTGGTTGCGGTAGAATTTATAGAAAAGGCTGGCGGGAGGGGTCTAATCGCAGACTCGCCGGGTGTGGGAAAAACGATAACTTCATTAGCATATGCGGTGCGACATAATTTACGCACCTTGATAATCTGTCCGAAATCGGTCGTTCCTAACTGGGCACGAGAGATTCATCGTTTTACTGGTCAAGATACCACGATTTGGACCGGCAAAATACAGATGGGATCGCTTGATAACCAGTTCCACATAATTAACTACGATATCGTCGCCAAGAACCTACCGCTCATCCTTGCCCAAAAATTTGATTTACTGGTATGTGACGAAGCGACCTATATCAAGAGCCATAAGGCGAAACGTACCAAAGCCATCATGGGAAATTGGAAAGAACGGTCGACTTATCCCGGCATCCATACCCAACATCTTATATTGTTAACCGGAACACCTGTACTGAATAAACCGATTGAAGCATTTCAACTCTTACGATTTATTAGTAAGGATCGATTTAACAATATTCTCAAATTCATGGAGCAATACGGAGGATCGGGGGAACGTCCTCGGAATTTGGACGATCTTCACCAGCGCACCAAAGATTTGATGATTCGTCGTAAGAAGCATGATGTACTCACAGAAATGCCGTCTAAACAACGTGACGATTTGGTAGTGGAATTACCACCGGCTGCATTCAAAGAATACAATAAAGTGATGGACGCTATTTTTCGGAAGTGGAATGCGTTAGGTAAACCGTCTGCCGCACAAATGCCAGCCATCCAGAAATTCTTACTCCCCTTTAAACTTGAACGGGCGTTTGAATTTATTGACGAAATGATTGAGAACGGTGAATCGGTGTTGGTGTTCTCGCAATATCGTCAGCCCATTCTAGATATCCAAAAGCGATATGGGTCCAATTGCGGTATTATCATGGGTGGGATGGACTCAACGCAACGTCAGCGGACCATTGATGGGTTACGAGATCGCAAGATCCAAGTGGGAGCCATGACAATTACGTCTGCAGGTATGGGTATTGATGGCATCCAGTATGGGGTGAGTACCGTACTCTTTTTAGATCGCTTTTGGCAACCGTCCGTCCATGAACAAGCTGAGGATCGGGTACATCGCAGTGGGCAGACTGAATCCGTACAGGTGTATTATTTAACCTGTAAAGACACCATTGATGAAGATATGGGTGTATTATTGGCTGAAAAGCAGGAGATGATTGATCGTATCGTTGATGGTGAGGTACTGGAAGCTACTAGAAATCGTAGTTTCTTTGGAGATTTCATCAAACGTATCAAAGCTAGAAAATACAAGGATTTGCAGGATGCGGTAGACGAGGATGGGTTGGAAGAAATCCTTGAGGAATAGGAAAAATTGTACTTTTTGGATATTTATGAATACAAGGTTCACTTTTAGGAGCAAATGTTATGTCTGATAGTAAAGCAGCAACCGAAATTATTGATTTACCGTCGAAAGGCTGGTATTATCCACCAAATCATCCGTTGGCCACTGGTCGTCTGAAGGTATATTTGATGACGGCTCGCCATGAGGATATTTTGACCTCTACCAACTTGATTAAAAAGGGTATTGTATTAGATCGATTGATGGAAGAGTTGATTGCCGACCCTACAGTAAAGTATGGTGATCTGTTTATTGGCGATAAAAACGCATTAATGATTGCCTCTCGTATTTTGGGGTATGGCAGCATCTATGATGTGGGTGTAGAATGTCCGTCGTGTGGAGCGAAACAAGATGTGGAAGTAAATCTCGCTAAATTGGAAGATAAGAAGATTGATTTTTCCGATGAACAGAAAGGGAAGAATGAATTTGTCTTCCAGTTGCCGCTCTCAAAGAAAATGATCACGTTTCGATTGTTAACGCATCAGGACGAGCAAAATATTCAGCAAGAATTGGATTCGATGAAAAAGGTTGCGAAAAAAGATGTGCAGACAGAAGTAACGACTCGTATGCGCTATGCAATTCTTTCAATCGACGGAAATACGGATGGAGAAAATATTCGTAGCACAGTGAATAATATGTTAGCCCGAGATTCTATGGCGTTTCGTGAATATGCTCGGAAGATTAATCCGGATATCGACTTAACCTTCCAATTTGAATGTGAGAAGTGCGAGCATGTAGATTCGCGCATGGAGGTACCGATTGATGTCACCTTTTTTTGGCCTAACGCCAGAGTATAGTTTCAATACACATCGAACCATATTCGAAATGATCACGTATGGAAAAGGCGGATGGACATATGATACACTCTATAATATGCCTATTCGCCTTCGTTCATTAAATTTCCAATGGATGCGCAAAGCCTTAGAAGCGGAGTCATCAGCAATACAAAAAGCACAACACGCACCACCCCGTACCAAAAAGAAAGGTCCACCATAACGAGTCGATGAATGTTTGATCCGAATAAGATGAATGCAGTAATTTCAATGTTACAAGAAGTCTTAGGGGACATCTCGGACACTGATGCAGAAAATTCGATTCGCAATCTCAACAATATTGCACAGACGCTGCAAAATCAGTTGGCGCATTCGCAGGAGTTGGAAGCAAACATTGCGCGTATTCGGACTGGATTGGAAGCAAATTTAGGATCATTACGGGGACAGGAAAATCGACTACGTTCAAGTTTAGATCGCATTGAACGTGACCGGCAACGCTCTATGGCAGGGTGGGAACGGAAATTACGAGAAGCGAGTCGTACTGGTCGAGATGTAGATGATTTGTTAAAAATTGAAGAACGTCGTGACCGAAGTATGGATCGATTTGATCAGCGTGCGGCACGAGCCAACGCCAACTTACAAGCCTTGTTAGGGAATATTGGGCGTGTGCTTGGACAACAGAATCGATTAAATACTGCCGCAGGAGTACAAGCCGGTACCACTGCACGAACCAATACCGCATTAAATCAAACTCGCCAATCGATTGCGGCGCAAAATGCCCTTGCCCGTACGCGTAATCAGATGGCATTACGCTTCTCGCAAATTCTTGGTCTGAACCCCGCACAGGTACGAGCAACAATGCGGGCGTTATCAAGCATGACGGGATTCTTCGGCGCTTCAGCATCCATTGCCGTCGAAATGTTTTCTAACGTATATAAAGAATTCCGGAAGCAGGGACAAAGTGCCGTTCAATCTGTAACTAATTCAGTTAAAGCCTTTGGATATACGGTCCAAGGGATTATGAGTGGTGTCTTTGCATCACCGGTCGCATATGCTCGTAATTTGGCAATGCTACAAACTGAATTTGGTCGAATGAATATATCGTCAGATTTGGTGACAGAAGCCACCAGTCTGACTGAACAATATGGGTTATCTAATGAGGAAGCTGGAAAATTAATTGGTACGCTAGAACGAGTGCATGGTTTTCAAACAGGAATTACGGCAGCACAATTACAAGCTGTAAAAACACAGGCACGTGCGGCGGGAATGGGACCGGGAGCAGTTGGACGAGAATTGGTAAAAAATACCCAATACTTTGCTCAATATGCCAACGAAGGATATTTAGCATTTGCTAAGTCGGTGATGGAGATAAAGAAGATGGGTGTGCAAATGAGCACCCTTGAAGGATTCGCGGATAAAACTGTTGGAGATTTTGAAGGCTTTTTAACATTACAGGCTAAGATTGCGACGTTCCTTCCCGGCTTCGATTTATCTGCATATGTATTTGCTGCACAGAATGGTGACACTGCACAACAGGCACAAGAATTACAAGCGGCACTTCGAAATACGGGGATGAAATCTATATCAGATCTTCCCCGTTCAACGCGCAACATGTTGAATGAAATTGCGCCATTACAAGAAATAGAAACCTTGCTTAAGGGTGGTAATCCAACTGATCTAGGTGATCCAAACGATGTAATATCTAATACCGCAGATGCATTTGTCAATTCTATTGAAAAATTAGCAGTTCCGGCACTTACTGCTCTAGCAGCGGCAGCAACCTTAGCGGCAACGGGGGTGGGTCGTCTTGGCTTGGGTGGATTATTCTCTCGTGGAGCGGGTGCGGCGGCTGGTGGTGTTGCCGCTGGTGCCGGTCGTGTAGCTACTTTTGCAGGTCGAGCCGCACCGATTCTTGGACGTGCAGCGGGTGCAATCGGCACGGGATTAGCCGCATATGGACAATATACGGAAGATCGGGCAGCAGGGCTTAGTAAGTCAACCTCTGCAAAAAATGCAGGTATCGTCGGTGCCGGTGGTATGGTGGGAAGTGCGGCGGGTGGTATGGCTGCGGGTGCTGCAGTTGGATTGTTTGCTGGTCCTGTTGGAGTTGCAATTGGCGCATCAATCGGAATGGCGATAGGTGCGGTAGCGGGTACGTCATTTGCTAAAATGTTTACGGATAAGCGCACCGACGCTCAAAAACGTGAAGAACAGCTTGCACGTATCGAAGAAGCAGCACAGCGAGCACGTATTGATCGTATGAATGCGGCCTACGATGCACACATTTCTCGTATAACCGTACCAACCCCATCGAAAGGATTCTTCTCTGGTGGATTTGATATTCGTCAAGGGGGTTCAACGCAACGTGGTGAAGTTAAACATTCTGGTGGTATTGTTGGAAAAGGATCGGCCCGATTAATTCCACGATTCCACTCGGGATATATGCCAGATGAAGTTCCGGCCATCTTACAGCGTGGTGAAGCGGTTTTATCACGCACGCAGTTGTCTGGATTGACGAATATCATGAACGTCGTACAATCACTGGGTAAAATCGGTGATTCCTTTGCTAAAATTAAAGTAGATGCGTTGGATAAGGTATCTGGTACGGTCGGCAAGATCTCTGGTACATTCAACAGCATCAAATCCATGTTCTCTAAGTCTGATGGTAAGGATGGTGGATTATTATCAGCGGCGAAGGGATTAATTGGTAAAAAGGGTGAAGGTATCTCGTCTAAACTACAAGGAATGTTTGGTGGAAAATCTGAATCTGGTGGTATCGTCGGATCGCTGAAGAATAAAGCAAAATCGTTTATCTCAGGGAAAGCGGGTGGTATTTTATCTAAGTTCACTGGTAACGCGTCTACGAATAGTGCAGTAGCATCATTAACTGGTGGAAAGAGTCTTAAGTCTACCGCGTTGGGAATGTTGAAGAATACAGGCATCGGGAAAAAGGTTATGGGAATTGGTGGTGGATTGGTCAGTAAGTTTGCCACGGGTAAGCTTGGATCAGCCGTATTGAATAAGATTCCCGGTGCCGGTATTATCGGATCGCTATTCAAAAAAGGTGACAAGAAAAAGAACGTAGCGAAGGCAGCGGGTAGTGCGGTAGCGGGTAAATTGATCGGCTCGGCTATTGGATCAGTGATTCCCGGTGCTGGTACGATTGTTGGTGGTTTGGTTGGATCTGTGGCAGGTAAATTGGTCGGTAAGGCACTTGGTGGACTCTTCAAGAAAAAGAAGAAGCCCGCCGCCCCAATTCAGCCACCCATTGTAGCACAATCCGATTCTGACGAAGGATACACGACGGTGAGTGGTACCGGCACCAATGGACAGCCGGTGGCTCCTGTGGTCAACGTAGACCTTAAGCCAGTGGAACAGCAGTTGCAGCAACTAATTATGTTAATGCAGAATGGTGGTATTGTGGTCAATCTGGATGGGAAGAAAGTAGGTGGGGGATTAACCGATGCATTTAGCCGTGGATAACAATGGCCTTTAAAGGAATTGAAGAACGCTTCTTAGCGAAAGTCGAACGTTTATACGACCAAGGCTCAACCAGAGATATTGGATTGAGTCATGTGCGTGGTGACCAACCGTTTTTAGAATTGAAGCCGGATGATCCTGACAAGAATGAAACCAAGCACGATTCCTTTGCACTGCCGATTGGATCGATTAAGCGTGATGCTATTCGGGTTGGGAAGTTTCTTACCTCTGGAAATGGTCTGCTATTCCTCTTAAAACAGCAAGCCTTACAAACCGGGAATGAGTTCGTTGAAAACCGTGTGCTCAATCCGCTGTTTGTTATTGGCAATGTCCAACCCTATAAGCATTTTTCCAGAGGGTTAGCGTCGGCAAAGGATTTTGATTTGGTGGGTAGTCCAGTCGATCCTTCACTTGGCGCAGCAGGACGATTACAAAAACATACTGGTGATGATGCAACTGCTCGGGTAATTGGTAAGACATCATCGTTATTGTCATTACTTAGTGGTCGCGCTATTTCATCCATTATCGGCAATACATTTTCTGTAGGTAAAGCGGGATCGTATGGAATGAATGATCGCCCTGAATTTAATGTCAATGGCGAACTATATTCTATTGCTACATGGCGAGGACTTAAAAAAACAACCGATCCTATCTCTAATATCAGTCGTGCGCAAGCAAATTTACGAGTCGGGGATATTCGTGGTGCGATCAACAATATTAAGAATGCGTTTACAACGATTAAGAATATCGCAACGACAGATGCTTCCATTTTGTTAACAGATGGATATTTTATTACGGATAACAAAAATGGTGCAATTAGATATCTCAAAGATTCGATGAATGCTGGTAAAATATCTACACCATATTTACAACACCCAGTATCTGATATTCGCGCACCTATTGATCCACAGACTGAGTTTACTTCTGAAGCATCTAAGACGGTACAAGAGCGTAGTAATGATATTGATCGCAAACTTGCGTCTACATTAGTATCTATTAAAACTGGTATTCCTAGTGCAGATTCGGCCTTTGCAACGGTGGCGACGTTTTTAAATTCTCGTCGTATTCAATTACTACCTAATGTTAGTCCGTCTCAACAAACCGTAGAAGAAAATCATCTATTCTATCCTAAATCTTCGTTACGTACACGATTTAACGATGATGCAAATAATCGTATTGGAGATATGAAGAAAATCTTTGCGGATAGACAGACGAAACAGTTTGATTATTGGGATATCCGGAAAGATACCACTGGTATTGAATATACTCCTGTTAAAGCGGGTGCGCAACTTGATCCGACTACGTTACCATCTAAAGCAAGTGGATATATGACGGATCGAATGAACCTACATGGAGTATTTGATGATCCTGTCGATGCGACCCAGACCAGTCTAAAGACGCTAAACGATATTCGTGCAGTGGGTGGTAAAGATCTTATTGATATTCAATGGTTTGATTTCGTGAATAAGAAAACAATTCCATTTCGTGCATATATTACCAATATCGTAGAATCGGTCAATCCACAAACGTCTGATACTCAATATATTGGACGTATTGAACGTAATATCGTATATACTGGTGTAAGTCGAGAGTTATCAATGCAACTACGTATTCATGCATTGAGTAATGATGAGTTGGCAAAGGTGTGGGATAAAATCAATTATATGACGGGTCTATGTTTTCCATCAAAGTTCGTTGCAGGATTTATGGTACCGCCATTTGTGAAATTAACTATTGGCGATGTATATCGGGATCAACCGGGATATATTCGTTCGCTGACACACACCATTGAAGATAACACGCCATGGGAAATATCTTCTGGCGCACAGGTACCACATGGCATTTTAATGAACATCACCTTCTCTGTTATTGAGAAGCGTCAAATGACCACATCATCGGCGTTTTATCCATTGAACAGTCGTGGTGTTACATTCAATTTCGCGGGTAACTAATATGGCACGTCCTGAAGATCGCTACGTTAAGTTAGAAACCAAGACACTACCAGATGGGCGTGTGGTATATAAATCTGCGCGGCCTAAAGATGTTGCAACAACCGATACCGATATCCGTATTATATCTGATGAAAAAGATCGGTTGGATATTATTGCGCGATCCGTGTATGGTAGCCCTGTAGAATGGTGGCGACTCGCAGCAGCAAATCGTCGAGTGGATGGAAGTCTTCATTCACTTCCCGGTAAAGAAATTGTAATTCCTAAGAAAAGAGGGTAATTATGGCGGATATTACGCCTATTGAACCAACGCATATTCAAAGTGATACGAGACGACTACCATTTCCTAATTTCAATGCGTTTCGTCCATTTGTTATGCAAGAGTTGTCGTTACGAAAAGATACGTATCCGATGCCCACCATTTCTCCGTATGTGCGATTAACTGCATGTACGGAAGAGCCGAATTTGAAGTATGCATACTTCACGTTGGGATTGCATGGATTTAGTAACGTTGATTTGAATATCTTTGACGTGACATATGGATCGGCGCGAGAGATTATTGGGTATGCATACGACCTAAGTGCGATTGCGAATGGGCTTGCACCTAAAAAGCTGATTTCAACTGATGAGTTGAGTGTGGGTGGCCTACCAGAAGGAATTGAGCAGGTATTTCCAAATGCTACCACGTCGATTATTACCACACAACAACAGAATGCCCAAGCCATCGCAGCAGGAACCCGTGGTCAATCCTTGCCGGGAGGCGTACATCCCATTCCCGGTATCATGGATGTAACGGTCAACCGTCGTAATCTCGGTTCTCCGTTTGTGGCAACCGTTCGTTGGCAGTGCTATAATCGCGCACAATTAGAATATCTGCGAAACCATCTCATGGTGATTGGCACGCATGTGGTCTTGGAATGGGGTAATCAATTTTCAGACCGTCAGTTTTCGAATATACTAGATTTCTCGGATATCAGTGGCGTCAAACAACATCTTGTGAGCGCCATTACCAAGGGACGTAAATATATCATTGATACCTTCATTAAGCCCAATGACGGAAACTATGATTTCTTAGTAGGTACAATTGGAAACTTTACGATTGATTTCAATGCCGAAGTAGGTACATATCAGTGCACCACAACGATTTATAGCATCGGAGAAGAAATGTGGGGTATTAACATTCCAATGACATATGTTAATACAGTTGACCCAGAAACCAACAATAAGCCTACCAATCTATTAGACTATTTCTTTCCCGGTAGTACATTTGATCGCTCTATTGGCGTGTATGGTGGAGATGCGTCATTAGTTGCACAATATCATGAAGGATGGGGTAAATCTGATGTCAACAAAGCATCGGTAGTACAGGAATACAAAAATTTCAAGACTAATAAGAACGATTATCAGTTCATTAGTTGGAAATACTTTGCAACAATTATGATTCCTGAGATGTTAGCGTTCATCGAAGATATTGGCGTCAAAAATGATCTGACTACATTCCTCAAATTCTTCAATACCGATACGACTGACGTTGATTGGATTGGTAATAACCCGCATCTGTTATCTGTTGATCCGGATGTTATGATCATCTACAAAAATGTTGAAGGTGCACCCAGTGGATTTGCTGGTGCCGGAATATTTGGTGGCTCGGAACAGCATAGAGGACAATTGACAAGTGGTGTGTGGTTGAATGTTGGTATGGTGCGAGAATGTTTTTCGTCGGCAAAATCATTTCAGATCGGTGTACAGAATATGTTGCTGCGAATGAATGGAGCCACGCGCAATTTCTGGAAACTACATCTTTTCTTTGATGATGAAATTTCAAAATACAAGATCGTCGATGACAACTATGTAGCTATTGACTATCCATCGTTCTACAAATTCAATGTGGGTGGCAAGGGTGAACTGTTGAAGATTGAATTCAACAGTGCATTTCCACCCGAATTACGTACTCAGATGGCGCTGTATTCATTGTTTAGATCTAAAGATAAAGCGACGAGACAGCAATTGTTGGAAAAGTATCCGTCTATTGGAACAACGAGTAAATTCATATTCTCATTGAATTGGACGGCACTAAGAGATATTGTAGAAGAGGAATTAACTACTCAACGTAATAATGCACGATCAAATATTGTCGTAACGCAAAGCGGTCCAGCGAGTGCACCCAAAAATTCTGATAGATTATTAGGAGGTGACACCGTATTCGCACAAGCTGGATCGCGTACGACTGATAATATGGGTGTTGGAATGCAGTTAGGAAATACGTTGAACACGGGTCAGTTTTTACCAGTGGCCGATATTGTTCCTACGAGAGATAGTGTCAATCCATTGCCTACACACGTTGATCCCCCTGTAACATGGTTGTCCGAATTGACGGTTGGACAGGTGTTGGCGCGTCAGTCTAAACGAGCTATTTTTGCTGTAGGTAAATATCAATTTAGCCGAGATACCCTACCATATGCGGTTAGAGTATCTGGGGTAGATTTATCAGAAAAGTTTAATGAGTCCACACAGGAAAAACTATTTGATGGGTATATCTTCAAAAAACGACCAGAGGTTGGGGCATATTTTAATGGTCATGGTAGTTTAGACGCAGCACATCTTGCGTTGGCACAAGAATTTGCATCAATACCAGTAAAATACCCGACCACTCGTACGTATTATGATAAAAAATTAGGACGTAAAGTTACAGTTAATGTTGCAAGAGGTCAATCATACTATATAGGCATAGGTAATAACTCCGCAGATCCAGCCCGCGTAGATGAATTGACACGAATTTTACAGAACAAAGACTATACCGCGTTAAAAGAATATATAGGTAAAGGTGAAGGTGGATATAATTCTCTCAATCGTGGTGTTGCAAGCGATACCCAAACCGGATCACCTGCATATAGAAATGCATTAAACGATCCATCCGTTACTCCTATAGTGATTACACCGGATGTACTTACACAAAAAGATCCATCGCCTAATGAGGTAGTACTACCCATTGATAATACACAAAATAATGAACAAGAAAAGGAATGGGAAAAGAACATCTCCACCCGATTCGGCAGTCAAATTATTCCACTGGTTGCGTTGTCTGCTACCAAAATGATTGCCCGTATTACGAAAGATGGATATGAACAACATGGGTTTGGTAAATCGAATGGATTTGTGGCACCAATTCCTACGTCTACCTCCGTGGTATTGACCATGTTGGGTATTGGTGGTATTTCCATTTCGGATGGATTTTATGTAGATAAACTACCATTTATCTTCGAAGAATACGGATGCTTCCAAACAACGGAAATCAACGAAGTAATCAATCAACAGGGGTGGCGTACAAGTGTGAGAGGTGTGTATCGTTTGTTAAATCTTGATCCCGTTGGCCCTACCTCAACCCCAATCAGTTCGGTACCATAATATGGAATATTTTGCATATGGTGTAACCAATACAATTCCCCGAAGCTTTGATCAGAATGAAATTCAGATTGAGTCATACATACCAGTGATCACTAAACAAGATCGTATGCAGGGATATATCACTCGATATTTTGCACGTCCGTCAAACCAACACGATGGCGAAATTATGGAGATATCCAAGACCACCTATGATCGGGTGAAAAGCAATCCATTTTATATCTGCGTATCCATTGAATGGCGCATCTCCGGTGATCTAGAGGATAAGACGCCCACCATCTCTACCCCTAACAGCCCACGGCTACAGTACACTGGCGTAGTAACTGCAAATCGGCTATCTTTGGAGTTGGCGAACGAAACGCTGCCGGGGATGAATCATCAAATTACCAACATGACGCAATTCCATACAACATGAATCTGATTGTTACGTATACCGATGTCCAAATACATGATGCGCTGATTGACTTACAAGACCGGGACGTGATTGCTGTTCCGGTCTTTACGTCTCTGACATCACATCCTGCCGTCACCACGGTATGTTTTATTGCAGTAACCGTGCTACAACCGGTTATCGAAGATGTATATATCTTCCCAATACAACACGATGAACTACCCGTGTCAGCCGCACCACAATTTTCTACATGGAATACCTCGGGCACCATATATACCCTGTTCAAAAAGCATCTCCTACATGCCCTTCCATCGATTGGTAAGAAAGCCATTGATATAGCCGGTATGGGGTATCTGAATACGGGAAAAGCCATCCCTGATATAGAATTGCCGATAGGTATGACAGCGCAGACACATGGATCATTGGAATTTACTCCATTGATGGTTTTGGTAGAATATGCAGAATCTATGTTGATGGCGGCACATCGCATATACTATCAACATCATGCGGTTCTGCAGACCAACGCATTCAAATTCCATAATTTCAAAACGCTGCCTACCTTATGGGCGATTGAACGGGCTGGCATGTATATTGACCCAACGCTCTTTCGGTCACATTACCCCTCGCACATAGCCGATCAGGTCGTGGTAAACGATACATGGGTATATACAGAGTATAATCCCTATTCTACCACGGGACGTATTTCGGGTCGATTTAATGGATTCGTATCATCGGCTATTTCGAAAAAAGATGGTTCACGGACAGCGTTCACATCTCGGTTTGGACAAGACGGATCGTTGGTATTGGTGGACTTTGAAAGTTTTCATCTACGGTTAATTGCAAACACCATTGGATATACGCTTCCGGCTGGATCGGTGCACGAATATCTCGCCAAGCATTATTTCGGGGTCGACACTGTGACGCCTGAACAGTATGCACAGGGAAAGGAGATTACCTTTCAGTTATTATACGATGATACCCAATCAGTCGATGATATACCATTTTTCGTCGAAATCCGTAAATTTGTGAATACTAAGTGGTATGAGTTTACACGAGACAAATCGGTGGTGACGACATCGGGACGCATTATCTGGGAGCAGAGTATTACCGATCCAACTCCGAAAAAATTGTTCAACTATTTCTTCCAATTACGAGAGATGGAGGTGTCAATCCATGGCATCTATCAGCTAATTGCACGATTGTTCTCGTATAAAAGTAAGGCCACAATCTATACCTACGACTCCATTTTGCTGGATTGTCACAAAAGCGAAAAAGCCGCAATTTTGACGATATGTGACGCCACTTTGACGCAAGATGGTGCATTTCCCGTGAAATTCTGGGATGGACCGAATTTTCAGGATATGGTACCAATTAAAATTTGACATAACCGTATTTCAGAGTATTCCTGTGCTATTTATCTCCATATAGTTAAACAGTTTGCATGGAGATGATATGCAACACACACAATTGTTGTGTACATTTTGTACCCTTGATACCATAGATGACACGATTCAACAAATTTTAGATAACCATGTAGTCGTTTTCCAAACTATCTATGTGCTACAGAATACGGACGAACCCTCCGAATTGTGCTGCACCTATAATGTGGAATCTATCCGTCAATCGTCAAAATTGTCCCCTCGTACCACGATCAGTCTCCATCGGAAGAAGTTGACGAATACGTTGTATACCATCAATGCATTGAATTTATTGGTTGCATCGCTGAATAACGGAAAAGTGGATAATAATTTCAAGGTCACATGGGAAGATTACCAGAACATGATTTTGGTAACGGCACAGGACGCGTTGAAGAAAATTCCCACCAAGCTATTCAAGATCATCAAAGTCTAAGTTGACAGCAAAAAGCAAACTCGCTATACTATTTATGTACGTGGTCAATTGAGCACCACATATTTTTCATCATCATCATTTTCATTATCATTGGAGCATTATCATGGCAAAGCTTAACATTGCAGAACTCAAGAAAGCATTAAACGCACAGAATGGTAGCAAGGGTCCGTTCTGGAAGCCTAAGAGCGGTGAATCGGTTATTCGAATTGTCCCTCTCGCATCAAACCCCGCCAACCCGTTCCAAGAACTTCACTTCCACTATTTCGAAAATGGTCGTAAGACCATGTTGTCACCGTATACGTTCGGTGATCCCGATCCGTTCGTAGAATTAGCCGAACAGGAAGTGGCCGCAGGAAATCTCAGCAAGGAACAGTTTAAACAGGCGATGCAGTTGAAGCCGACAAAGCGATTCTATGTTCCTGTGGTAGTACGTGGTGAAGAAGCGCAGGGTGTGCGTTTCTGGGGTTTCGGTCCCGGTGTATACAAGGATCTATTGACGATCATGGTCAGCGATGACTATGAAGATATTACTGACATCGAAAGCGGTCATGATATCAAGGTCACGTTTAAGCCAGCCCCGGCCCCACCAGCAAAGGGATTTGCGGAAACTGAAATTTTCGTACGTCCGAAGTCCTCTCCGTTAACAACTGACTCTGAGTTGATGTCAAAGTTGTTACGTGATCAGCCGGTATTGTTGGATGAATTCACGGTGTCCACATATGAAGAGTTGAAGGAATATATGGACAAGACGTATTCGGCTGCACCATCTACCAACCCAACTACTACCACTGCCGCAGCATCGGATGACGATGAATGGGCATCTGCTAGTAAGTCAACAGACGATGGTTTAGTAAAGGGAAAAACCGACACGACTGCGAAGGCTACAAAATCTACCAAGGCGACAACCAAGCCGGTGGCAGATGTAGTTGATGAATTCGCAGACATGTTCGACGAATAATCGCTGATTGTTTAAGGCGTAGGTACATTGCCTACGCCTTACCCTTTACCCCCAATGACATTATGGCTATTAAGAAGACATCTTCCCGAGAAGATGATCTAGCGCAAGCTATTGCCGATGATTTAACAAAAGGTGGATTTAAGACATATTTCATGGGTAATGATGTGTCTCCCGCTGAAATTAAATCGTTTCTTGGCACTGGATCATCGTTGTTAGACTTAGCAATTTCGAACCGGCCCAATGGTGGTATTCCCGGTGGTCGTGTTACAGAATTGTCTGGACTAGAAGGTAGTGGTAAATCCCTTGTGGCTGCACATATTATGAAGGCTGCACAAGATGAAGGTGGGATTGCGGTATTGCTGGATACGGAAAATGCGGTTAACGAAGATTTCTATAATGCGATTGGATTAAATTTCAATCGGGTGATTTATCGTCAGCCGGAATCCATTGAAGAAATCTTTGAAACGATTCTGCAGATCATCGAATCGTATCTGAGTGGCAATCCTGAGAAGCATCATAAGAAAGTTGTGATTGTGGTTGACTCTGTGACCGGTTCTCCGACTCGTAAAGAATTGGAAAAGGGGTTTGAGCCGTCTGGATATGGCATGGAAAAGGCCAAGTTCATGAGCACCGCATTGAAACAGATTATTCTTACTATTGGTAAGCATAATATTTTCTTGGTCTTCACAAATCAGGTACGTCAGAAGATTAATGCACAACCGTTCGAAGATCCGTGGCAAACGACTGGTGGTAAGGCATTGGATTTTTATAGCTCAGTGCGTGTGCGACTCAAGATCAAGGGCAAAATCAAGAACGCCAAGAAAGATGTAGTCGGTCTTCAGGTTGAAGCTAAGGTGGTAAAGAATCGTCTTGGCCCACCCCTTAAAACGGCACAGATTGACTTGTACTTTGATCGTGGTATCGATGACATGGCCTCGTGGGTGAAGTTCCTAAAGGATGAGGGAATTGTTACCGGTGGGTCAGGTGGTAATTACCGATATGTTGCTGATGATGGAAGTGAACACAAATTCCAATCCGGTACGTGGAAAGACTTCGTAAAGAATAATCCAGAAGTGATTAAGGAATTGTATCAGAAGATGTCAGCCGCGACCATTATGCGATATAACTCAGAAGGTATTAGTACATTAGATGATACTGCCGTAGTCGTGGGTATGTCTGATGACGAACCGGTAATTGAGGATTAATCCATGGGCGATACCGCAGATGATGTACATCGACGCATTGCGGTTAAGAGTATCGAAGTACAAAATAATGAGATGATTCGAAATGGCATTTCCAAATCATTACGGAACTTATCTATCGACTGTATTGAACGAAATGCCATGGATCATTATATCATCAATGCAGATGCAATCCGTCGATTGTTGTTAGATATTGGTACAGAGGTAAACAAACTTACTCGGTAACATAAATATTAGAGCTTTTGCAGTGTCCTCGCTATGTATATGAACATCGCATAGCGAGGATTGTATTTATGGACCTGTCTAAAATATATGAATTATTCATATCAGATGATACTATACTGACACTTACACAACTTGCAATAAAAGTTGGGTTTAAACCAAAGTCGGTACAATATGTGCAAATGTGCAAAAACTTGTATACAGAATATGGAATGGATCATATTAAAAAAATATCGTATAAAAGAATGTCAGTAAACAGATTAAAAATACGAAATTCTAAACCAGTGAAGTATTCGGAACAAACTAAACAAAAAATGTCTCAATCTCAATTAGAAAGTTGGGCAAATTCTTCAGATGAGAGACGTGCCATATCGGCCAATAATATGAAGAACAATGGTATAATGTGTACCACTCCATCCGCTAGAAAAAAGGCAATTGAAACTAGAAGGAACAATGGATGGCCGGGAATCACTGATTATATGAGAGATGCTATTAGTAAAGCAAGTTCTAATAGAGTATTTAGTGCAGAAAGTAAAATGAAGATGAGCAAATCAGCAATTGCGAGGGGCAGAACATTGCCTCCCGATTTTAAACATAGTGATGAAACTAAACGCATGTTATCAGAAAAAACCTTGCAACAATGGAAAGATGGTAAATGTGTTGTATCATATCACAGTAAGGGAGAAATTGAATTATTGACTATGATTCAAGATATCTACCCAGATACGATAGGGTCATATTTCATAGATGGTAGAGAATATGATATATACGTTCCATCTAAAAAAATGGTTGTTGAGTATCACGGAACATATTTTCATATGGACCCACGTAAATATAATGAAGATTATTTTGATAAATGTAGAAATTGTTATGCCGTAGATATTTGGAAAAAAGATCTCCTGAAGGATACCATTGCAAAAAATGCGGGGTTGACGTATCATGTCGTATGGCAACTAGATTGGGAATCGTGTGATAAAAACACTATAATTACGGAGTTATTAACATGAATACCTACGGAGGAATGACCATCACTAATAAAAACTCTAAAGTTTTATTAGTAGATGGTCTTTAGCTAAATCTCTTCATACGCGCATTCGCGGCGACTAGCACAATGAATGAAGAAGGTAAACATATTGGTGGCATCACGGCATTCCTACAGAGTTTGGCCGCATCTATCCGTATGCATAAGCCGACACGTGTAGTGATTTGCTTTGATGGGATGGGTGGTAGTACGAAGCGACGGGCATTATTCAGCGACTATAAAGAACACCGGTCGGTTAAGACGCGTTTAAACCGCTTCTACGATTTCCAGACGGTGGATGAAGAGCAGCACTCCATGGCGTGGCAACTGAAGATTCTGAATTATCTGTTACAATTCATTCCCTGTACGGTAATCACGGCAGATAATGTTGAAGCAGATGATGTCATTGCATATTTAGCGCAGCATGTGGTGTCCAATGAAGGTGGTAAGGCAATTATCATGAGTACCGATAAGGATTTTCTACAATTAGTTACCGGTACCGATATTGCGGTGTGGAATGGGGTGAAAAAGAAGATGTACAATCCAACCATGATCACCGCAGATTATGGAGTGCACCCGATCAATTTCTTGATGTATCGGGTGATCAGCGGTGACGCATCCGATAATGTGCCGGGAGTGCACGGATTTCAAGTCAAGACCATCTTGAAATATTTTCCAGAGTTGGCGTCCGATCAACCCGTATCCATTGATGATATCTTGGCGCATGCCCAACGTCGTGTTGATGCCTTGGCGAAACCATCAAAGACATTAAATGAATTGTTGGCGTCACGACATATTCTTGAACGTAATTACAAACTCATGCGACTCGACGAAGTATCAATGTCGGGATTGACAAAAATTAGCGTCTTAGAAAAATTCAATGCCCCTATTCATGAGCTTAACAAGCTTATGTTGACAAAATGCTTCATCACCGGTAAAATGATGGGAGCCTTCCCTCGGTTGGATGATTGGATGCAATCTTCATTTGCATCTTTAATACGATATACAGGATAATATTATGAATGACGCGAACATGCTGGCATTAATAGCCGCCACCTTACTTGGTAAAACCTACACCGAAATGGAACATGGGTTTGAAGTCACATATAGCATCACGACGATGGATAAGGCAATTAAAGAAGCCCAGAAATTAATGAAGCGCACCAACCCAGTGATACTATGACATCCACGACATTATCATCTGAATTTGATAATGAATTTCAGAAAAAAGTTATTTTGGCATTGGTGACCAATAAACCGTTCTTAGAACAGGTAATTGATATCATCAAACCAGAATACTTTGATAGTGAGGCACAGGAGTGGGTAGTACGTCTTATTATGCAGATCTATAATGAGCGTAAAATGTGTCTTACTTTGACGATTCTGAAGAACGAAGCGAAAGTCCATAGTGCCAAATCGGGTATTAAAGCGTTGGTCATTGAGTTGGCACGATATCTGTTTTCTGGACAAGATCAGCTTCCAAGTGATTTAGAGTACGTACAAGAAAAATTCATTGAATTCTGTAAGTTTCAAGAGTTAAAGAATGCGTTTATGCAGGGTGTAGACATGTTGCAGCGAAATGACGTGTCGAAATCTGGAACGGAACTCATTCGACTCTTTAATCGGGCTGCACAAGCTGGTGAGAATCGTGATCTAGGACATATCTACCACGATAGCCTAGATGCCCGTGTGCTGCAGTCTACGCGTAAGACCGTAGAAACCCCTTGGCAGTGTATCAATAATGTCACTGATGGCGGTCTGGGAGCCGGTGAGCTAGGGTGTATCATCGCCCCGTCTGGTATTGGTAAATCGTGGTTCCTTCGTGCAATCGGTAGTCATGCCATGCGCATTAGTAAAAACGTTGCCGATTATACCTTGGAATTATCGGAAAATTACGTAGGCTTGCGATATGATGCATTCTTCACGGGTATTGAACCTACCAAAATTCGATATCATGTAGATGTGGTGCGAGAACGATTGGCAGGTATACCGGGAAAGAGTTACATCAAATATTTTCCGGTGCGGTCGGTCACTGTCCAAGCACTGGCAAGTCACATGAAGCGCATGGCCAGTTTTGGAGATGCACCAGATCTTGTAATTGTTGACTATGCCGATTTAATGCGCAGTATTGAAAAGGCACAGGCCAAACATGAAGAGTTGGGATATATTTACGAAGAATTACGTAGTATGTTGGCCGAATTTGGTGTTCCCGGTTGGACGGCTTCTCAATCACAGCGATCTGCAGCGAAAGATGATGTCATTGAAGGAGATAAGATTGCCGGTGCGTATGCCAAAATCATGGCGTGTGACTTAATTCTGTCGGCAAATCGTACCTCACAGGATAAAAACGATAAGACAACTCGTGTACATGTGGTAAAAAATCGCAATGGTCCAGACGGAATGACCTTTCCAGCGATCATGGACTTAGAGAACGTCAAAATCGATTTATACGACCCAAGTTCACCGGAAGGTATTGCTCTACTGGAACGAACTCAGAACGAATGGTTACCGGCAAGTTTAGTACCACGGGGTTTTGATCCGGCACATTAAACAGCAAAAAATTACTATCGCTCAGTAGGCGGCGCGTGCTATTTAGAAGAACCCCTACGAAACAGGTATATGTGTAAAATTCTTGCTAAATGAATATGTATTTATACACCATTAAGCGAGAATTTTATGCCTAGACGATATAATGTAAAACACAAACACACATTTCATATTGGTCAAATGTTTGGCCAACGTACTGTTATAGATACCACTATATTAGATGTATTCTATGCAAATGGAATCTATCCGATTGCGTCTATTAGAGTAAAATGTGTATGTGGAACCGAAGATATTGTTCAAGTATCTAAACTACTAGCAGGTGTTGGTACTCGTTGTAAAAAATGCTTCAATGGTAAATTATCAAATAATACCAATTGGAAGGGGTGTGGGCATATTCCCGGTAGATATTTCAACAATCTTAAAAGGAATGCCCAAAAAAGAAATTTAGATTTTGATGTATCTATAGAATTTTTATCTAATTTGTATGAATTGCAAGATGGTAAATGTGCATTAACTGGTGATCCTATATTCTTCGGAGAAGCTAGAAAATATACAATGGAAACTTCTGCATCATTGGATAGAATAGATAATTCTATTGGATATATTGAAACCAACGTTCAGTTTGTATCGAAAAAAGTTAATTTTGCAAAACATAAAACTGACCAGCGAGAATTCATTGATATGTGTTGTAAAATCGCTAAATTACATGGACACAACATTTAAGATAGGTAATATTATGATAACGGTATTAGATTTTTATTCAACAACATGTGTACCGTGTGAAAGAATATCCAAAATACTTCCACATTTAGAAAAAAAGTTAGAAGGTATAGGAGTTATTGAAAAGGTCAATATTGAAGAACAAACTGATTTGACCGAAGCATTTGGAATTCGCAGTGTCCCGACGTTTGTGCTGATGCAAGGTGGGATTGAAGTAGATCGCGTGGTTGGAGTAATTCCCCTCGCCCAATTAGAAGAACGTGTAAAGAAAATAGCATATAGGGAGATTTGAAGTGGATACAAATGCGCAGATTTTAAGTGATATTACGGTATGGTCGAAATATGCAAAATTCATTCCAGAACTGAATCGTCGTGAAACATGGGATGAAATCGTTACTCGTAATAAGGATATGCATCTTCGGAAATTTCCCCATTTAGCTGAAGAAATTGAGAATGCCTATGCCTATGTATACCGTCGTGAAATATTACCGTCTATGCGATCTTTGCAATTCGCCGGTAAGCCGATTGAAGTAAATAACGCCAGATTGTTCAATTGTTCGTATTTACCCATCAGTCACCCCGAAGCATTTTCAGAATTGATGTTCTTGTTGTTATCTGGTGTAGGTGTAGGGTATTCCGTTCAGCAGCATCATATCGATCAGCTACCCGTACTCACCCATCCTGTCAAATCACGACGGTATTTAGTACCTGATAGCATTGAAGGATGGGCTGATGCGATTCGGATGTTGATGAAGGCATATTTTACAGGGCGTCCGTTACCCGATTATGATTTCTCTGATATTCGTCCAAAGGGTGCCACATTAATCACCTCGGGTGGAAAGGCACCGGGACCACAACCGCTTAAGGATTGTATTTTCAATATTATCCGGTTGTTAGACAGTAAGCCACGTCATAGTCGGTTGTCACCCATCGATGTGCATGATATCAACTGCTATATTGCTGATGCGGTGTTAGCTGGTGGAATTCGTCGATCCGCGATGATTGCATTATTCGATCTGGATGATGAAGAAATGTTGACGGCAAAGCACGGGGAGTGGTGGAATGATAATCCGCAACGTGGACGAGCTAATAATTCTGCGGTCATTCTCCGTCACAAGATCAAGAAGCCTGAATTTTTGCAGTTATGGGATCGTATTGAGAAGTCAAATGCCGGGGAACCGGGATTTTTCTTCACTAATGATAAAGATTTTGGATTAAACCCATGCGCGGAAATTAGCCTTCGCCCATTCCAGTTTTGTAATCTGGTGACGATCAATGCGTCCTCTATTACTTCACAGGAAGATTTGATTAATCGGGCACGGGTGGCAGCATTTATTGCAACGTTACAAGCGTCGTATACCAACTTCCATTATCTACGTGATATCTGGAAGACGACGACTGAGAAGGAAGCCTTGATTGGGGTATCCATGACGGGTATTGCGGCAGGAAATGTATTGTCGTTTGATTTGACAGCGGCTGCAAATGTGGTCAAGGAAGAAAATGCGCGAGTAGCAGGAATGATTGGCATTAATGTGGCAGCACGTACGACCTGTATCAAACCGGAAGGCACTACGAGTTTAGTGGTGGGATCGTCTAGTGGAATTCATGCATGGCATAATGACTTCTATATTCGTCGTATGCGCTTAGGGAAGAATGAACCCATTTATACGTATCTAGCTAAGAATCATCCGGAGTTGTTGGAAGACGATTATTTCAAGCCGCATTCACAGGCCATTGTATCGGTACCTATCAAGGCTCCCAATGATGCAATTACCCGCGAAGAAAGTGCATTAGATTTATTGAGTCGTGTGAGCAAGGTCTGGAAAGAATGGATTGAGCCGGGACATCGAAAGGGTGCCAATGTGAATAATGTATCGGCTACCGTGACGTTGAAACCGAATGAATGGGTGGATGTAGGAGAATGGATGTGGGAGCATCGGAATGAGTATACGGCCCTGTCTGTGTTGCCGTATGACAATGGTACGTATGTGCAACCACCATTCGAAGACATTGAAGGACACGAATATCATCGTCTGTCGAAACATTTACATACGGTGGACTTGACAAACGTGGTGGAACAAGATGATAATACTAACCTCACGGAGTCAATTGCGTGTAGTGGTGCAAACGGATGCGAAACTGTAGCAATTTAACTAACGAGGGTAATAACATGGTTGCAAAGAAAACCGCAGCAAAAAAGACATCAAAGAAACCCGCAGCAAAGAAGCCGGTTGAACCTATGGAAACCCGAATCATCTTTGTTATTGATGAATCGGGTTCCATGGGAAATCTACGATCCGAAACCGTATCGTCGATTAACGCTCAACTTGCAACATTGAAACAGAATGCCGCGAACATGGGCACGGTATATGTATCGCTGGTGAAGTTTAGCTCACATTCGAAGATCGCGTTTTCGAATCGGGCTATTGAGTCGGTGTATGACGTGACGTTGGAACAGTATAACCCCAATGGCAATACGGCGCTCCGTGATGCCATGGGTGATGCGATCATGGAATTGCAGAAGTGTCCCGTGGTGCACAAGAATACGGCATATCTTGTTATCTGTGTAACGGATGGATGGGAGAATGCCAGCACGCGGTATAATCCGTCACAGCTTTCGTCGTTGATCGAAGCGTTGACGGCAACGGGGAATTGGACGTTTACGTATCTGATGGCAAACCTAACAGAGGCGCAGCGAGAAGAATTCCGTCAGCAGTATCATGCATCGGCGGGTAATATGGCGACGTTCGTACCGGATGGCGCGGGTATGGCGAAGTCATCGAATTTGATGGAAGCAAGTCTTCGGACCTATTCGTCGGCACGAGGTATGGGGGAAATGTCGATGAATGCATTCTACGCTGAACCGGATACCATCACTATAACTGGTAATAATCCAGATACCCTTTCGAATACACCGACTGTCGTACTAAAAGCAGATCAGGTGTTACGGAATGGGTTGTCAAACTCTGGTGGCAGCGGAACAACGGTCCCATCTCCAAAGTAAGTTGACGTAGACAATAAATTGTCGTATCATAGGGAGATCGATGTGTGATCTCCCTATGTTATTTAATGGAGGAATTTATGGAATTACGAGTAAAGAAGATGAGTTGGAATGGGAAGCTACCAGTGAAGGCATACCCTACCGATTTGGGTTATGATCTATTTGCGGATGAACGTACGTGGTTAGAACCACAAACGGTGACAAAAGTTCATACCGGCATTGCGTGCGATTTCCCAACCGGATATGGTGCTCTGCTACGCGATAGAAGTTCAATGGCTACCAAAAAAGAAGTCTTTGTGGTGGCGGGTGTTATTGATCCCACGTATACCGGTGAGATTATAGTGGCATTCTTTAATCCCAGTGATCGTCCGGTAGAGATTAACGAAGGTGAGAAAATTGCACAGATGATTTTAATTCACGGTATCAATTTCCCAGTGGTCGAAGTATCCGATCTAACTGCCACAGATCGTGGTGACAATGGATTTGGTTCAACGGGGTCATAAATGTTATCACTTGATAGCGATCCAAAATTAGAGGCTTTCATTACGAAGCATAACATTGTCGCCATCAAGCATAACGAGCGAGAATGGGGAAGTTACGAAATTGTGTTGGCGATTGGTGAAAAGCCGACACATGGATTCGTCATGCCGAATATGGTATGGGGCTATGCGATTCCGATGACAATTGCCATTCAAGACGTATTGAGAAATATTGCCGGAAAGACTGATGCCCCATACCTTCAGTGGTTAGGACAAGAACGTATGGACGAACTTACTGGATTAATGACCTAATGTATCAGAATATTTATATCACACAGTGGTCCCCCGAAGCCCCGAACATGCCACCCATTTGCTATATTTGGGATGATGAACAGGGACTCATCAAAAAACCGTGGCGTGACTTTAATTATGCATACCGTCGTGCCGATACGGGTGAATATACATCGATGTATGGGGAGCCATTAGCTAAAATCCACAATCCTGACAAAAATATGCCGGGATTGTATGAGAGCGATGTACCCCGAGAAACCCGTGTGTTGACGGACATGTATTTACACAGCGATGAACCATCCAAGAATCATGTCACCATGTTTCTGGATATTGAGGTGTCATCGGAAGACGGGTTTCCTTCTCCATTAGTAGCTGCCGCACCAATTACTGCAATATCGGTGTATATAAAGGAACGTGACATATATAAGGTGTGGCTATTAGATCCTGATGGACGTGTCCATAGTGAAACGCCTCACAATATTCAAATTATCGGC